AATACCTGTTGATCGTCCAGTCAGACCTGTGGATATTGTGTCTATCAGACCCCCACCTATTCTGGTGGCTGTATTAGCGGCAAACCCAAACAACTTACCACCACCCCAGCCCACAGCTTTACCGGTCATGTTAAAACCCTTGCTCCATAGGTCATTTACTAGTCCCATACCTGGTAAGTTTGGCAGGACTTCATAGCCTATATGCCACCCAGCGATCCCCGAAGCTAATTCACCAACACTTTCAAGCGGAGATAGCAGCATCTCATGTGCTGCCATAGCCCGTTCTTCGTTATATTGTCTTCGAGTATATCCCGCAGGTAATACAGCGTTAGTATTAAGATAATGGCCTAAAATATCGCCATATCCCCAAGTAGCTTGATAGGCACTACTTCCGGCATTAGCCATCATAAGCTGACTTACTTCACCAGCTCCTGGTGGCATCCATTCTGACTGTGGGTATTGAATAGGGGGTATCATAGATCTTTAGTTAAATCCTTAGATTAGAATTCTTTAGTTGAGATTTGAGAATAAGTTTATCCTGAGGCAGTGTTAATGTAGAGGTATCTATTTCTACTACCCAGTTATCCATATCTCTCAGAGCCCGTTCAAATTCTTCCTGTTTACTTTCTTCCTTGACAGTAGAACCTGGAGTTTCCATAGCTATAATACTCAGCATATTATCCAAAGCCTTTTTGGCAGCCTCGAAATTCTGTTGCTGAATATGTAGAGTTACTAATAATTTATAATATTCTATCAGTTGAAAGTCCAGCTGGGCATTTATCATACCGCTAACTACAGCTGGAGTTTTACCTGTAAGGTCTACACCTGAGGCCATAAGCCGGAGCTTACCTCTGACCGATGGCCTCATCTTCAGTTTTTTACTTGTTCCGGGTTCTTCAGAGCTTCTGTAGCAGCTCTTTCTAAAAGTGAATATTTATTAAAAATAAGCGGAACAACCATGCTGGGTAATTCACTCAGATATTCTCTGCGTTCGTCCAATGACATCTTAGTAAGATCTTTTTTGCCATATTTTATTACAGCTCTGGAAAGAACTTCTAGCGCATATTTCATTTCAGCTTGAATAGCAGAAATATCTTCATTACGTAATCCCCACATAAAGGACTGGGTTTCCTGCAGCTCTGAAGCTGACAATACTTTAATAGTAACTGAAGCTTTCTTTGATAACTGGAAGGCATAACTTATTTCGCCAGAGAAGAAAAACTCTTCCAGATCCAACTTGCCAGCAAGATCTGAGATTTGAGCTTTATACGCCTCATCTTCAGTAGGTTCTGGTTTTATTATTGATTCTGGCTCTTTTTCTATGCCTGACTGTTCTGAAGCTTTAGCCTGAATAGTGGTTTTAACTTGCGTTTTTGATTCAGGTGTAAATGTAATAACTTCATCCTTTTTAATGTCTGCTTCTGTTGGTTTAACCATTCTAGCTGTGTGATTAACGGCCATGTTATTTCCTCCATAACTTCAAATGATACTTAAAAATTTAACACATACGCATAGTATTATCAAGGTATAAGATAAGTGAATTTCAACAAAGGAGGGAAATTTCCCAGAATGACTAACAAAACATTATTAGATGAATTTTTAAGCCAGGTCAGTGACCCTAAAACCAGGGAAACTACCAGAGCTATACTAGAACAGAGGCCAGACGTAGATCCTGTATATAAACAGATCAATAATCTGTTTATCTCTTTTGTAAATGCAAGTATAATAGCGGATACTGAGGGCTCACATGTACACAAGTGGGCCACCCATAGCGACACTGCATATAATACGCTAATAAAACTTCTATATACCCAGGCTGTCATATTTAACAGTGATATGTTGCCTGTAATATGCTTGATGTTTATATATCATTGTGGAAAAGAGCTGAAATTAAAGAGCACAACAGTTAAGCCTAAGGATTGCCGATGGCCGGCGTTATACTCGGGAGATGCAGATACTGACAAAATAAATAACCTGTTCAGCAAATTTCTTTCAATTATGGCTAATTTCAGGCGCAAACACCTCTGGACGTTTGAACCGAGAAAGAAAGGAAAGAAAGTTAGTTACAGCATTGGTGGAGACAGAGAAATAGTGAGGGCCGTCAATGCCGTAGCACTATTAACAGACAATCCCTGTAAAATCACGGTAATTAACCCAGATGACCGCCTGAATCAATATTATCAATTTACTTTGCCAGGTGGTAGGTCGAAGCATGAGATCCAGAAAAAAGACCCTACATGTTATATAAATTATAATGGTGTGCTATACCCTAAAGAAAAGGTGGTGAGCAAATGAACCTTATAATATCAATGTTAGAAAATACAGTGTTAGCTGTTAAGGCGATAACCTCAAAAAGTATATACAACACTGTAGAATTAGACAACGGTAAGGTAAAAATGTTTTGGACAAAGAGCGGAAGTATAATGACTAATACGAAGGAGTCTGACGTTGTGCTTCTAGGCTTTGACAAGGTATATTTTAAACTTTCCCAGAATCTGTGCAGCATAGGTCTTTATGTGTTGTCTCTTAACGGAGCTGCTCCGGACGGCTGGGAAAAGAGCGCGGTAAATCTATTCAACGCCATAACCGACCGTGCAGTTATGGCAGAAATGGAAGTGCCGAAGTTAACCAGTTACAAGGTCGTGGCAGAGTATCAGCTGGAAGAGCTCAACCATAGCCTTGAGAAAGGAGAAAAATGGCTAACCTGCTAGAGAGGTATGGGATCAAACCCGACCTCGACAAATCATTTTCCATAAGTTTCATAGATAACTTTGTAGATTGCAGCTACAGAGTATTCCTGACTTATTTTATGGGCTTATGGAAAAAGACTGCGGATATACCTAAGGTCTTTGGATCCGGGTGTCACCGTGGTCTAGCTAAGGTCAACGAACTTATGCAAGCTCACAACGAAGTCTGCAGAAAGTGCACACGCGACTGCAAATTATATTCTGTTGACAAGGTCAAGGCGATGCTTGTCCCAATGGAAGAATGCAGAATAAAGCAGTTGATGATGGAGCAGTTTCTGTTAGAATTCAATGATGAGTTTGAAGAGCTGGCACTAGTCACAAACAAGAACAAAACGGCAGCAGAAGTAAAAGAAATTCTTCTGGCACATCACAGATATGCCTACAACTGTATGTGCTCCGTAATGTTCCAGAGCCAGCCGGTAGGTGAAGTTCTGATGACAGAAAATAAATTAACCGGAACTCTTGGCGAGCATAAGATACTGGGTGTGGTTGACCTGGTATTAGGTATTCAACAGGAGAATAAAATGCCAAAGACCCTGATTGTAGACTATAAGACTACAGGTATAATGCCTCCGGATATACTTCCTATGAGGCAGCTGTCCCTGTATGTCCATTTATTGGAGCAGAGAAATCTGGAAATAAATGGCGTGTCTGCAATATATATGGTCAAAAAGGATCCTCCTAAAGTAATACGTAAGAACTCAAAAGAGTTTCAACAATCCAAGACTACGTTCATTAGTCTTGATAGGGACCGTACAGAGTACGAGAAGGCTCTGGCCGGCATAAAAGAGGATATGGATCAGGTAAAAGATGCCATATCATGTGGAAACTTTATGAGAAATCGTAAGTCTGTCTTTTGTCAGAGCTGCGAACAGAAGGAATACTGTGAAAACGCGTACCTTCTTGACAAAGCTGTCGAAATGGGGCAGACTAAACAGACACATAATTCAGAAAAAGATAAAGAATTAGAAGAGTAAAACTTTCCCCCTGAAGGAGTAAAACAGAAATATGAGTAATAATAAAGAACTAGTAGCAAATCCAGGAAATGCCATGGAACTTTTAAAGGGTTTATGGGCAGGTCAGAAGAAAGAACAGCAGACTATGATATTCCAGGCTAACCCTGCTATCAAAGTCCAGCACAACACTTCCAAACCCAAGTTTGAAATCCCCGGCAAGGATACAGCTCACCCTATAAAAGTAGGTATAGTTGATGTCGTAAAGATGCAGGAACTCAGATTCCCTGGGGATGACAGCCCAGCACCTGAGTGCCAGAGCGTTGGCGGTATCAATGGTACTAAATACGGCACTTGCAAAAACTGCAAATTCAATAAGTGGGTTACTGATGCAAGCGGCAAAAACAGTAAGGCATGCAAGGAATATAACAAGCTTGCTGTTGTATTGCTCGATGATGAAGAACCTAAAGTATATGAATTGAAAGTGTCAGCTGCCTCTACAAAGAGCATGAAGGAATACATCCAGATGTTATCTACCCAGGAAGACAAGGCTCTCGGTGAAGTAATAACCAAGCTCAGCCTCTCTCCAGTAAAAGCTGGTAGTAAACAGTATTCTGTAATTAACTTTGAAAAAGACAGCGATATAGACAAAGCCCCGGCAGATTTCCTGGACAGACTCGTACTTGGTTACAAGACAGTCAAAAACAATTTCTTCAGACTCACTGAACCTCAGGAAGTAACACCTGAAGCTAAGAAGACTGCTGAATTAATGGCTGCTCCAACTACTGATGACGAAACCGCTGAAGAAGTGGAAGATGCAGAAGTAGTAAAACCAGGTAAAGTCGTTGCTATCTCAAGTCAGGAAACTATCCCGTTCTAATATAGAGCATAATAAAAGTGGCCGACCCCAAAGGCCGGCCATCTTTTTTATCTTAAAAGGAGTGCAAAAGAATGAAGAAATTAGCCACTGTAAGAACGATAGCCAGCTTCACAGATATGGAAGGTTATGACAATGTATATATGGCCCATGTAGATGGCTGGCAGGCTATTGTAAGAAAAGAAGATTTTAACACCCCTGGTGAAAAAGTAATCTTTATAGAACCAGGTGCCCAGCTTCCTGAAACTGAAGAATATAAGTTTCTGGAAAAACGTAAATACAGAATAAAGACAATGAAAATGCGTGGTAATCTGTCTCAGGGCCTGGTACTCAAATATACCGGTACTGAACCTGAAGGAACAGATCTTACCGAAAAAATGGGCATTATAGATTTTACAGAACAAGATGATGCCAAAGGATTCAATCCAAACAGTGTCAGAAAGCCTAAGGGAATAGTAGGGTGGCTTATGAAATACTCTGCTACCAGATGGCTGGGAAAACTGTTTCTTCCTAAGAAAGTATCCGGCAAGTTCCCTGAATGGATACAGAAGACTGATGAGGAAAGAATCCAGAATTGCCCAAAAGTTCTCGATATAGAATCTGCTGACTGGTATGGCACAGAGAAGGTTGATGGACAGAGTGGCACCTGGGCTGTAAGAAAAGAAAAGGGATGGTTCGGAAGAACAAAGTATGATGAGATAGTATGCAGTCGTAACTTCAGACTGAACGCTACAGGTGACTCTGGGAAATCCCAGATAGAGCTGAACAAAAAGTTGAAGATAACTGAACAGCTCAAGCACTGGCTACAGGAACATCCTGAAGAAGACTGGATTGTTCTGCAGGGTGAATGCATAGGTCCTAAGATCCAGGGTAATCCATATAAAGTTAAAGACTTCGAGCTTTATCTGTTCAACATAATTACCTCACGTCTTGGCAAGCTTGCTCCAGGAGCAGCTAAACAACTAACCTATGAAATGACACTCAGCTGTAACTTCCAGGATTATACTCAGTATACTCTCAAATGGGTTCCTGACGTATTTCACGTCTCTGGTAAACTTTCAGACAAGACAGCTACCTGTTTCACAGATGTCAACCAGGCTTTAGAGTATGCCTCAGGATTCTCTGACCTCAATCGTGACACCTTGCGTGAAGGCGTGGTAGTAAGAAGTTATGAAAAGGGAATCTCCTTCAAGATTGTAAGTCCTGAATATCTAATAAAGAAAGGCGAATAATGGATAAAAATCCCTCTCTATCATACACTGAAACAGATATCAATCTGTTCATTTCGCGCTTCAGCACGGGCCACTGGGGGAGGCAGTGTGAGCTCAACAGAGCTAAAGCTGCCACCAGATATCAGACTGGAGACAAGTGTCACCTGAACAGTACTCTTGTAATAAACCATCTGAGCAGGAAAGAAACCCTGGCTGTGTATGTAATAACGGACGGTAATGAATGTAAATTTGCCGTCCTTGATTTCGACGCTAACTCAGCTGTAGTAAAGAGTCATATCTCTGACCCTGCTTCTGAAGAAGGCAAGAAAGCTTATCAGGAAGCTATGACAGAGGTGAAGGAAACTGTAGCCAATGCCATATCCGGATTAAGTTCTAGCCTTAAGATAAAGAGGGAACAGCTATTGCTAGAGTATAGCGGATCCAAGGGCTATCACATATGGATGTTCTTTGAAAATCCTGTCCCCACAAGATCAGCTTACAGAATGACTCAGGTCATTGCCAGAGAACTTGATCTGGAAGGGGTAGAACTCTTTCCTGGACAGGAGTATGCAGACTCAGAACATCCTGGTGATATGATAAAACTGCCACTTAGTATCAACAGAAAGACTGGCCTCTTCTGCGGATTCGTGGATGATAACTTCGAATATCTTGAAGACCAGTGGAAAGCTCTTAGAGAAGTTCAACCAATATCTAACACAGAATTGGAAAACATTCTTAAACTTCAGGAAATTCAGGTAAAGGAACCAGAATTCCAGGAAGGGGAAGACCTGAGTCTGCGTGGTGGCTCTATAGAAAGCATGTTCACTAAATGTGAAGCATTGAGTAATATACAGGCCAAGTCAAGATCAGTAGATCCTGATGCTGGTATTATCAATCTCACAAACGATGAACGTGTCTGTATATTAAGCCTCCTGAAGCAGTTCGGTATTCCCGGAGCTAACAAGATACATGATCTGTTGAGCGAGTGTCACAACTATAGTAAGGAAACAACAGACTATGCAATTAATAATACAGATATCAAGCCTATGCGGTGTGCCACCATGTATGCTCGTGGCATATGCCCGTATGAAAATCAGTGCGATGTTATAAGAGCCTGTCGTGGGACAAGTCCTATAAAGCTTAGCGGTTACTCCAAGAAGCAGAGTGTAATGCACAACCTGAAATCTCTGAGCCAGATAGAAAATACCATTCTGTGTGGCAAGGATATAACAGTTGACTTTACAGTCTCTGCTATTGTGAATGAGCCATATTACAGTCACACAAGGGCTACCTTTGCACCATGTTCTGAATCATGCCCTAAGTTCGGGTTATGTGAACGTGAAGATAAGGAAACGTTTAAGACCGTAAACATACCTAAATATGACAAGATGCACATACAGGTATATGGTGAAAAAGATGAGAAGGTTATTGACTACACTAAGAAACAGCTGATAGGCTGTCTGTCTCCCAGAAGTCTGAAACTCTCAAGAGAAACGGAAAAGGTCCTTATTCAGCCATTCATGTGTGGTAACAGAGTTGACCTGATATCATCAAGTGTAGCAACGGAATCAGATAAGCCCGATCAGAACGCAGAAAACCTCAGTGAAGCAAAGGAATACAAGGACTATCTTGCATTCTGTATGCAGAACTCACTGGAAAGCTCCAAGTCCTACCGGGGTAAAGGTGTGGTAATGGCTAATCCTCAGAACCAGAACATAACTATAATGTTCACAGAGGTAACACCATTGACAGACCAGATAGACAACTTCCAGCTGGATGACGCAACAAAGGAAAGGCTGAACATCTACAGCTCAATGAGTATAGCTGAAAAGATAAATGATCTCAGAGACAACGTCCTGCACATATATAGCAGAGACAGTGTCATAACTGCGGTTCTTCTCAGCTTCTGTTCTCCCCTGACTCTTAACTTCAACGGTAATCCTTCTATGCGTGGCCGCCTTGATGTTCTTCTTGTAGGTGACTCAGGGCAGGCAAAGAGCTTGCTGGTAACCAGGATGTGCAGCTACAGTGGGGTTGGAAGAATAGCATCCTCCAACAGTACTACTGCAGGTCTTATAGGTGGTATTGACAGGACCAGCAACGGGTCATTCATGAGCTGGGGCCTGCTGCCTAAATCAGACAGAGGTCTTGTATTCCTGGATGAAGTTCAGAATATATCCCCTGAAACAATGTCTCAGCTTAGAACCATACGAACCAACGGTGAAGCAGACGTAACAAAGATAAAAGGCGGGAAACATCCTGCCAGAATAAGATTGATATGTGCTGCCAACCCTATCCCAAACAACAGAACTGTTTCCGAGTTCAAGTATGGTATTCAAGCACTGGCTACTGTAATGCAGGCACCAGATTTGAGACGTTTCGATCTGGGATGTGTTCTTAGTGGTGCTGATATTGATTCGGAGAAAATAAACGTTGAAAACTCTGACAAACCGCCTATATTGAAACCTGAAGTGCTGGCTGCCGCTTTCTATAGAATATGGAGTCTTACTCCGGACGATATAGTAATAAGTAAGGAGCTTACTTCCAAGATTCTAAAGAAGGCTGGGGAAATCAGTGACAAGTTCGATAACAACGTAGTCCCGTTATGCAATACAGCAGACATGAGAGAAAAGCTGTGCCGAATAGTAGTAAGTGCAGCAGGACTCCGTGGAGCATTCACAGACAATTATTCTAAGCTGGTTCCCGAACAGCAGGATCTGGACTTTGCTGTAAATCTGCTCGACCAGATATATGCTAACAGCTCTGCAAATATGGATGGATTAGCAGAAGAACGACGTAATGAATCTGAGCTTAGTGACGACCAGAAAAAGGCATTGGATGCCTGCCTGGCTACAGAGGAATATAAAGATATGTGGAATGTTATCTGCAAAATTGCAAGCATCAACTCAACGTTCTATATGTCTGATATAGGCGCCAGTCTTGGGCTCAGTGGAGTAGATACAGCCAAGATCCAGCAGAAGCTTATGGAATTCCAGATGATTGGAATGGGTAAGCAGAGCAGGAGCCTGGAGCTCAAGAGTAAACTGACAAAATACTACAACTATCATAGACAACAGGAGAAACTTGAAAATGACAAAGGACCTCAACCCATTGCCTTCTGACCGTGAGCAGGGAAGGGAAAACATAACCTTCAGCTCTCTGGGATACAGATACAAAGACTACTTGGAAATGGGGAAACTCAACTTCAAGTTTCCTCAGGGAACGCTCTTGAAAGTGTTCGATCTGTCTGGTGAAGAACTTGCAGCTATAGCTCAAGAGTGTGGTGTAATACCAGCCAATGGTATAAATCCAAACACTTCTGAGGGATTTCAGCTGTTATTGCTATGGATGTATCTGTCAGGACGACTTACATCATATGGCCTGAACCATGCGGCTAAAGTCGAGTATGTTGCATTAAAAGGTTCAGAGGAATATAATCATCGGGCAACCGCAGCATCGTTTGATGGTGAGCCTGCAAATTGGGTTAAACGACTCATTTCTATAATGGCATGGCCTAAGGAATTTAACTGGACATTAAATTATCTTGCCAAGGCTATGCTCTATGGAGATCAGGATGCCCGCTATTCTATACTGCAGAACCTGCTATGGAACTGCGGAAAAAGGATAGTAAGAGATGATTATAAATCTCTGGATAAGATACTCGATGTGAATAAAATACTGTATAGAAAAGTCCGTGTCTGCAGAAGCAGAGTTAATCTATACTGTATGTGGGACAGGCTCAGAATGTTCGCCTGTCATATCTATAAAGGTAATAAGAATGACTTTCTGGAAGCTATGTGTGGGGCAGAAAAAGCCCTCAAGAGATTACACTCCTCTGCAGATATAGCTCCAGAAGGTCAGTTCGAAGGATTCAAACTACCAGGATATACATATATTCAGGAAAGAGAATCTGTAAGAAGTATAATGCGCGTCTTAAAGCTTGGCCAATAGCTAAGTTCTGTATGTACTGTTTAGAGACTCCGGTATTAACCGGGGTCTCACATATTTTGTGAATTTTGATTCTTGAAAATTTTGTACTCAGTCGGGATTAATTTTTACCTAGTATTATTTCTACAAAAGGTTCTAGCCCAAGCTCATTTTTCGTATGAGTCGAGGAAAAAGGAAAAAATGGCATTTGTAAAACTATATAAGGTATATTATATAAAAAAAAATTAAAAAATAAAATAAAAAAATCTCTAATATACTTATATGGTTGTAAAATAGGGTAAAATTCCTCGTGCATAGAACTCAACTAATCTATTCTTTATTTTTTATCTGTTTCTTACCCTTTCGTAGTGGGTATAAGAGTATTGTTAGGCAATCTCGACCGAGTACAAAATTTTCCAAAACGCAAATTCACATTTACCCCTCTATATATGATGAACAGGCCCTGAGAAGGAGTTCGCTGTTAATGGGCTTCTCAGAAGTCGTTTGTAAAAGTGGGTATTTTTCGAGTGAGAATTTTTCACTAAAAAACATGAAGATTTTAAAATCTTCATGAAGATCTTCAAGTTGGAGGTAGAATTGTGTACATCTGTCCTAGTTGTAAATATGTTGTTCTCTGCTGCCAGACGCTTTGCCCAAGGTGTGGCACAGAGATGGTTAAATTAGTTGGGCATTCACCCGCTGTTCCATCTAAAAAAATATACCCAAGGAGGAAAACAAATGGGAACAAAACTGGACGTTAGACTGACACCTATAACATCTAGCGTTAAGAATCTGCTAACTATCACGGAGTCCACTACAAAGCAGTACAAGTCATTTCTGTCTGCTATGATAACTGTCCCCTCCATGATACTAACAAAGACGGAGCTTTATAAGAAACCCGCAGACTTCTTTGATATGGCGGCACTTTACTGCTTGTCCAAGAATTGTAAGGTTTCTAATATATGGATGCTTCCAGACGAGGAACATATGGAAGTTGATATATATTATATAATGGGGACAGTTCAGGCTGTTCTCAGAGTAGACGTGTGCTCTCTGGTTCCGGAAGAATTACAGAAGGATAAGCACAGTCTGATGACCTGGTATATGTATACTATTACATGTCTTACATATTTCAGTCAGGGCAGAACCTTCTTTGTCCACATAGATGACGACGAAAAGCTGAAGGCTGCTCAGCAGAGATATGCTGAAGGCAAGTGCGTTCTTCCATGTAATGAATATACTTACCTGTTATGTCTGGGTGATATGCCTAAAGGTGATTTCAGCATATCTGATAATCTGTTACAACCTGCTGGGGCCGGAGATGGCTTCCTGACAGTAAAGACTGCAAACAAGCCGATAACAGAATTACCTGCGGTTGATCTTAATGGCCTGGAAGACAGATTGTATGATCTCTTCGTTTATCAGATGGAAACCCAGAAGCTGGTAGGGGCAGACACAGAAACTACCGGTCTGGATATCTTCACGGCAGATCTGGTCAGCCTGGGGCTCTGCTTTAATACCAGAATAGGCTTCTATGTAAGCGTGAAACATACACCTCCTCGTCAGAGGAAGCTGGTTGACTCGTCTACAGGATTTATTCCTGCTCTTGTATCTCTCCGCAGGAGATTTGAGTTGGCAGGTGGTCTTCAGTATGTAGGTAAACGCGGCGACTCCACTAAGAACATATCCCATGATATGCTAATGGTAATAACCAACAAGCTGAAGACTATGGATTCGATATGGCACAATGCCAAATTCGACTTTAACATAATGCTAAGCAATACCGGTATCAGACTGCCAATATGGCTGGATACAATGATAGCTCACTATGTTACCAGACCTGGAAATGGGATCAAGGGTGACATGCGTCGTAGTTTGAAGATAGTAGCCTGTAAAGAACTGGGCGTGCCAGGGTGGGCTATCGACATAGTAAAGTGCCAGGCCGAAGACAAAGATCTGGTGGCAGCATACAACGCCCGTGATACTTGCTATATGCTTGGTCTCGCTTTTGTTATGGCTCCTGATATAGCTGAACATTATGACCTCATATTCAATATAGAAATGAAGTACTTACCTATATTGTGTATGGCTGAACGCATAGGAATCAGGCTTGATGTAAAACAGCTCAAAGCTATTGAAACTGACCTGAGGGCAAAAGCCGATGCTATTAAAGCAGAATTCGAGGCTATGTTTGATCCTAAGGAAAAGTTCAACATCAACTCTAATGATATGCTGAAGGATTTGTTCTACAACAGATGGGGGATTATCCCGCCAAGGAAATGTAAGACATGTGGTGTTCGTCACCAGCAGCCTCATTTCAAGTGTGTAAATCCTCAGTGTTCTGAGTTTAATAAGGAGGATTCAGCCCCTATGGAATTCACAACACCATCTGGTGAACCAAGCATGGATAAGTATGTTCTGGATGCATTGATGCAGGCTGGTGTAGAAAAGGCCAAAGATCTTAAGGAGTATAAACTTGCTAATAAGTTGATTACTTCTTACTGTACTCTTGATAAGATGATCAGTCCTTACGATAGGATGATACATCCACAATATAATCAAGCACAAACTGAGACGGGGAGGCTTAGTTCCTCCAAACCAAACTTTCAATTATATGCCTAAATTGATGGAAGTTTTAAAATATGGTGAATTGCTGGAACCTCCTAAAGACTCTATACTACAGCAAAATTAGAAATGATACTTGCGAAAGTTAGAAAAATAGAGTATACTATAGGTAGTATTATGAATGTTAGGAGCCTATAGAAATGGACAATCAGCAGCTACAATCCTTAACTGAAAGAAAAATGTTATTATCCAAGAATGCTTATTTTGGTGATGGTACTTTATGGAAGCATCCTGAGTGTAAGAATTATAAAGTTATTTATACTTCTACAACACCAGAACTGTTGGAAGCAAAAAGAATTGTATGTCCAGAGATATTTAAAACTGGTGTTAAATTTCAGGATTTAACAAAGCATGCCAGTGGAAGGTATCCAAATGCCAAGCCTTTATATAGACTAGCATCCACTGTGGATTCTATAATAACAGATGTTAAAAATACTCCGCATTCTGTCCTTTTAGAATCTCTTACTTTGGACGACCTGGCTTTATGGTATCTGGATGACGGGTCTACTATCTTAAGGAAAGATTCGAATTACGGATATACGAGATCTTTCCTATTTATAGGTAATGCCTGCAACTCAGATGAGTATACTGAGATATTCAAATCTAGAATAAGCTCTATATTTAATACTGATATTATAGGCACTGTAAAAAGACATACTCCGTTCACCTCTGACAATAATAAAGTGTGGGTAATCCCTATAAACATAGCTAGAGTAATACTTAAAGAAGCTTCTAAGTATAATGTACTAAAACATAAATTTCCAGAATGGATTGAGTTCAGAGATCATTCCCACGGGGAAGTAGGGCTCAAGGGTAAATGAGTCCGAAGCGCCATAGCTGGTGGAGGAAACTCCACCTCCATGATATGATCCGACCTTACTGGAAACAGTAAGAGAGTATTCAACCCTGAGTACTCGTAACACTAGTGCAACAATTACCAAAGAAGGCTGGTAAGTATATGAGAAAATGCTTTACTGGTAAACCAGGTTATTGCATAATCTCTGCAGACTATGCCGGCCAGGAAATAAGAATACTTGCAGCTCATACAAGGGACGAAAAGCTTATCAGAGCTTATAATCCATGCTATCACTGCGAGCACAACCAAGGAGGTAAAGGCCTGTATAAAGTGCCAAACTGCCCATTCGAAGATCATAGTGAAGGTTCTCAGTGCAATACTGTTGATATTCATAGTTATATAACCAAGCAGGTCTATCACGACAAGATCAATGTCCCAATAGAACAGATCAAGAATGTTCCGGAGTTCAACAGAATGAGAAGTATCTGTAAATCTGTCACTTTTGGTCTGGCATATGGAAGTACTGCTGTAGGTCTGGCTAACTCTACCGGTATACCTCTGAATGAAGCCAAGGAAGTCATGCACACATACTTCAGTACTTTCCCAACTATTAAGGATTACATTGAGAAATGTCAGTTGTATGTGGACAAGTATGGCGAGCTGGTGGATATGGTAGGCAGAAAGAGACTCTTTAAGTTTGCCGGTTGGAGCATACCAAGCAAGGCAAATACTTATTATTCTGGCACAGCTGAAAATGAACGCGGGTTCCATTATCCTGAAAGGATGTTTGCCAAGGAAGTAAGAAAGAATCTCAGGGAAGCTACCAACTTCCCTATCCAGGGATTGGCCGCCTCAATGACAAAGATAGCTGCTATAAATATCGACAGGATGTTCCGTGAGGCGCAGCTGGATGCGTGGTTGATTGAGTTCGTCCATGATGAAGTTGTCGTTACCTGCCCTAAGGACGAGGACACTATCAGACGAGTCATAGATATAATCACAGAGGGAATGGAGAAGAGTATCGACATTCCATCTCACTGTATAAAGAATCATCCATTAGGGTGGTCATGGCCTGATTATATTCCTATGAAGGTTGAAGTAGAAGTTGGCGATTCTTATGGTTCTATCATGGAGCCAGAAGAGTATTACAAGCAACTGAACGCTGAAGAAGCTGCTCTGGCAATTCCAGTCACACATGAAGTAGAATTGCTTGACGACGACGAAAGTGAACAGTTCGGTGTAGAGACTATATAATAAGCGAAAACCCCCGGTGTAAAAATCGGGGGTTCTCAAGGAGTGAGTGAGAGTGAAGTTGAGGAAATTCGGAGGTTTAGAAGTTTCCTTTAGATTGGAAAGCTGCCCAGCCACCACCACCGACATTAGGCATAAAGGCGTTGAAGGCTTGAGTGCCTAGTCGTTTTATGTTATCCCAGGCCGACGGCTGTGATTGAACAGCAGGAGCCTGAGTTTGAGCATTTGCAGCTTGTGGTTGGGCTTTAGCTTGAGGAGCAGTTTGAGTAGCCTGAGCCTGTGGGGCTGGGGCACTCACTGTAGGGACGTTATTTGTCACCTGTGTTAAACCGTTTGCTACATTCTGATTCAATGCAGGCATTGCAACGGCCGGGGCTTGACCCGAACCGCTGATCTTAGGTAACTTACTGCCGGCAACTGATGGTGCTCCACCGGTTGGGTTTGGTATACCTCTTGCTGCAGCATATCTGGACATAGCCGCCAGTTTTATACAGGAGGCTTTATATATGTCATGAGCTAAATTGTGCATTAAGTCGTTCATACATAATATAATACAACCTTTGGGTATAAGCGTCAAGTAAATAAACTAAGGAGGACTCATATGCTAAAAATAAAAGTTACGATAAGTAATTATATCACACTTCATGACGTGGGTCCGTTACACCCCGCCATGATTGAACTGCTTAGAGAGGTTGGTCAGTGGAAGAATCCAGACTATTACAGAAACCGTTCTCTAAATCTGAGCAACTATAAAACACCATTGTGGATAAAGGCCAGAGTTTTGAAGATAAGACCTGACAATACCAGGGACCTTGTTTATGAACGAGGCTTGTGGAAAAATATTGTTACTGCAGTAAATGCTTTTAATATTATGGCTGAAGTTAAGGGTTGGGAGCAGGTGCAGTTGTGCCCCAAAATGCAGACCATAAGCTGCCCTGTTAAGTTCCCGCCATTCAAACTTACCATGGAAGATTATCAGCAGTCTTCTATAGATAAGGTCATGGATCCTAAGACACCATTCCAGGGGATAATAAGTTACCCACCGGGTGGTGGAAAAACCATTGCTGCAGCTAAGATTTTATCACTGTTGAACCAGAGAACTTTAGTGCTTGTTCATACTGCTGCTCTGGCTACACAGTGGGTTGACGCTCTTACTAAGAAGTGTTTTGGTAAGGCTATCAGTGTATCTAAGGTAAACGGTACTAAGAAGGACTTTTCAGGTAAGCACGTAGTTGTTGCTACAGTGCAGACTATGAAGAAACTGATGAGTGATACTGAAAAGTATTCAGACCAGGTACCAGAAGTATTAAAGGATTTTGGATGCGTCATATTAGATGAGTGTCACCATTCCTCTGCACCCTCCTTTATGGAGGTTGTAGGTAAATCTCCAGCTTTACGAAGGTATGGTCTATCTGCATCGCTTAAACGCAGAGATGGCAAACAGTTCCTTATGGGAGCTGTTTTCGGTAAAGTGATTGTGAAGCTGGGGTATAAGGACATTGTTAACAGGCTCTCCCTCCCTTCTGTTATGAAGGTGGAAGTTCCGGAACCAGTTACGTGGACTCCTGAAAACTTTTACGTATATAGACGCGCGAAGAATGGCAGTATAGGCGACCGTGAAATTTTCTTAGATTACACGTCACTGTTCAGGTGGATGTCTGAATGTCCGGAACGAAACAGACTCATTGAAAATATTATAGAAGAATGCATTGCAAGCCCCACAAACTATACATTGGTTCTGGTCAAGCAGAGGCAGCATGCAGAAATTCTATACAATACTTTCAAAGATAGAGTTCCTTCAGGTCTTCTTATGGTGGAGGCACCACCAGTTATCTCAGAGAAAAAGACGAGATATTGAAGAAGGCTAACAGGGGAGAGATAAGGCTTATATTCGGGACCAGCATAGCTGATGAAGGCTTGGACATAGCCAGACTCAACCGGTTAATACTAACTGCCCCTACCTCATTTGATGAGTTGCTTAGGCAACGGGTCGGCAGGATTGCCAGAGCTATCGAAGGCAAGACTCCACCATTAGTATACGACCTTGTGGATGATTATATACCAGAGCTTAGAACCAGCTGGCAGGCCCGAGAAAAATTTTACAATTCCCTCGAAATGGAAATATTCGGGGAAGATTAAGGAGGCTATAATGCCAAAGAAACCAACAAAGAAAAAGTCCTCGGCTAAACCAGAAGCATCGAAGTTTCCAGTAAGATTTTTTGCTGGAATGAAAGAAGCAACCATTAATGGGTTTGCTAAAATTGGTCCGGCTAAGAAAACTATGGGTTACTTTAACGGTCCACGTCGAAAAGAAATAGTGGAACGTTTAGTAAACATAGTACTGTCAAAATCAGAGGGTGTAGATCAAACTGTAGTTTATGAAGAAACATTAAAGCAGATATGGGGTTTAGAAAAAACAAATAATCCTGATATATTTGCTACGTGTATGAAGAAATCTACAGAATTGACTAAAGTTGAACAGGCTTTAGTTAAGACATACTGTGCTGCCATAGAACTTCTTGCAAAAGATTTGACTAAGTCCTTGTGCGAATCAGTAAAACATTGCGTAAACAAGAGAATTAAACTTGGTCAGAACGAAGCAGTTGATAAAGTGGTTGGCATTAATGAACCTAACCCATCAAAGAAAGCATATTTGAGATGCTTCAAATATCTAGAAGAACTTGAACAGGAACATTGGTATGCTAACAGAGTTCGTATGGCTGAAGGCGCTTCTGCTCCTCTCGGAGAAATGTTTACTGCTTTGTCCGGTGATAAAGATAAATTCAAGAAAACTGCTAAAGCCCAGATGTGTCCTAACATGGTTAAGCTAGCCGCCTACCAGCGTATGATGCAGAAGGGGTCAGGTATAACTAAGTAAACTACTTTCTGAAATAGTATATTCATATTTGGGGAGGGTGAATAAATTTATTCGCCCTCTTTCTTTTTACCTGTAAATATTGTATACTGTCCTTATGATATTAGCCATAGACCAATCATACTCAGGAACAGGTGTAGCCTATATTTCAGCTGATGGGCAGGTTCAATCGGCTCTTATAAAAACCTCCCCGAATTTCAGTTGGGAAGAACGTATGGATTATATTATAGGTGTCCTGGATAGCTACTTTGATCTGAGTGCTTTGGATAGTATAGATAACCCGTCCCCAATAGAACATGTAGTTATAGAGAGCTATGCCTTTGCCAGTACCAATTCTCAAATATTCCAACTGGGTGAATTGGGTGGTGTGTTAAAATATCACTTCCACTCAAAGGGTGTAGATGTAGTTACAATGCTGATAGCTCACCCTAAGATGTTTATGGCTGGCAACGGACAGGCTACAAAGTCTCAGGTAATGAATGGTCTGTATGGCAGATTCGGAATAAGAGAACGGGATGATAATGTAGCAGATGCTATAAGTATAGGTCTTACCTATAGATATTATCTTATGTGGAAATCAGGAACCTGGAAAGCTAATGGCTATCTGGGCACATTAATGGTAAAGGTGGATAGTTACTTAAATGGAAAACAGCCAGAATCAAAGCCCAAAAGAAAATCAGTTGAGAGCTGTAAGCGAACTGCTCTACAAATTCGGCCAGAAAATTTTTGAGGATGAGCACCCTACTCTTATAAAGATTCGTGCTATGGCGGATAAAGAGGCGGAAGTACTCTGCAATATAATGAATGCCTATACTACTGCAACATTGATATCAATGCACACAGCAACTAAAGAGGCTTTATTGAAATCTATGGTGAAGGTGTTGGAAGATAGCGGTAAAGCTGTCCTTCTTCAATTCAGAGAAAGTGTCAAAGCTTGAAATACTCTTGAGCATAATTCCTGAGTATCTATATGTTTTACTGATTTTCTAGACGACAGGACAAAGCTGGAGAACAAGTATTCTTTTTCATTACCTGACAGATTATATACGGTGTCTTCGACCGATAGTACAGACGGAAGAGTTTCAGCAACAATTCCCTCCAGTTTGTTACGGCCCGGTATTTTTTTATCTATTATTATATTCAGATGAATAATATTAAGATCTTCGTCTTTAACGCATTCCATTGAAACCGGATCTTCTATCATTACATAAGTAATAAGCCCGTGAACAGCCTTATTTTTTATAAGACTCCTCAACTCTTCTTCATTTTCTGATTTTTTACCTGAAATTGGTTCTATGTAATATTGTTCCATATGTTATTAAAAAGGGCGGGATAAACCCGCCCTGTCTTATCAAGCCTGAGACCGTGTTCTATTTACTACGCTTTCAGTAGTAGAGGACTGATATGTCCCTACTCTGACGTTTACCTTAATAGGTAATACTCTGTCGCATCTGATGGAGCATCCTTCAGCTACGATTACTGAGTTTGCACTGATATTCATCATATGGTTCTGAATATAGCATTCTTCAAGATATACAGCGGCGACATCTCTGTGGTCGTTGTCTTTCCAGAATATTACCAGACCCATTGGATGACTGAATACATCAGAAGCAAGATTCATCCAGAAGTTATTGTAACCTGGAATTGTCTTGAACCCCTGGTTATACTGATCTGGATTACCCATCTGTATTGGCTGAGTACCATGAGCAGAGCCTTCAAGCTTTTCGTTGTCACGATATTCGTTTTCAGTTCCCTGCCAAGAATCGTGATTGGTTGGGTAATAAGCATACAGAGTTCTTAAAAGGTTTGGACCTTTATACATAACTCTGTTAATGCTTAACTGAGTCATGGTTCTAGCACTCATGATGTAGCTTCTGGTAGAACCAATTTCGAATATCTGTGCCAGCTGACGATCCTGCTGAACACCGGCGCTGTCTATTACACCTATAGGAATAGCATAGGCGGCGGAGCCGGTAGTGCTACCGTCTCCCTGGTCGTAGCCGTAGTCTTTGAATCCGCCGGCAAGATCACTTGCTCTTGGTGCTGTAGCACATATTATGGTACTGTGGGAACCAATGAAGTCCCCACCTTGAAGGTTATTCTGAACATGCTTGGACGCGAAATCCCATGTAGCTAGATTAGTTGTGGCTTCTACTGACATAGTTTATCTCCTTATTAGATTACAAATATTAATCTGATGTAGTTGAGTGGGAGAGGAACCTTGATGTTGAAGCAGGCGTAAACTCTGTCGTTCTGATCAGGATCTACTGCGAACTTATCAACTACTGTGCCGGTAAGAGCTGTGCCGTCTGTAAGCCACTTGGAGATTAAGGAACCACCAAGCTTATAGAGCATTTCCAGAGTAGCATCGTTGATTACATACTTACCAATGTATGGTCTGAATGTATTTCTAGCCATTTTTGCCATATAGTCTACATCTTTAGTTACAGAATATTCTCTGGTTTCTACACTGGTCATATCAGTAGTAAGCTGATGTCTTACAGTAAGAGCAGATGTTACGTTAGGCTGAATAACTATCATAGTACCACCGCTGGCTATGATGTCCATCTGGCTTTCTGAGAAAGTATCATTAGTGCCGGATACTTTTACGAAACCAGCAAAGCTCATATTTGTGAAACCTCTCTGTGGAGGATATGCCTGAGTTGCACCAGCAACAGCACACGCAAAGTAATAGCCAGGTACCATTGTAGTGGTATAACCATCATCTGAAACACCAACAGATGGAGCAAATACATGGGCTATTCTTCTAGTGCCGAAGCTTGCGCTCATATCAGCATAAGCCTGAGCAAGTTCACGTTTATTATTGATTACTGGAGTTTCTACTCTGTAATATAATGGTTCTTCATTCTTGGCTTCAAAGATACTGTCAACAAACTGGTCTTCAGCTTCGTCGTATACTTTGGATACTTTAAGAGTATCTTCTTCAACAACTTCGCTGATGAGATATCTGGTTTCACCATAACCACTGTAGGTATATGGATCTATTACATTCTTGTTGATAATAACAAGCTGGTCTTCACCAGGAGTTACTTTGTCAGTAAGGAATGATGCATATTCATCGCTGAATGAGTCAAGCTTGTAGGAACCACCATTAGACATAATCATGATGTCTACAATAGTTTCCGGAGCAGTAGCAGTGCCTTCACCTGAAGCATTGGCTACAGTTATGCTGCTGATGTTCTTTTCAAATACGAAAGTACCTGAAGCAGAAATCTGCTGAGCTACACTGTCACCTTCAAGGCTTACTGTGAATACTACTGGAAGGGTAACACCATTGATAGATCTGCCTTGGCGCTGAACAGTGCCTTTGTTGAAAGCTCTGATCTTGATGCATTTCTTATTGTTTGGAACAGTTATGCTGGCATTGCTGAGAACACTGCCGGAAGTAGCTGTAATACCATAAGCATATGCAGAGTTAGCCATTGGTTTAGTAGTTTTGAACAAGTGAACATATACATCCTTGGCTGAGCTGTTATTTGCTACAGGAGAGAACTTGATGCTGGCAATAGTCTTATTGCCTTCCTGAGCTATTACAGCATAACCGTCAGCATTTACGGCTGCACTCTTATAGACTGCTGGATTATCACTGGTGCTGTATTGAACAGCGTCGCCTTCAGCGTAGCCTTTAACAATTATAACACCACGTTCCATAGCATTAGTTACTGTATAGGTAACAGGAGTGTCGTTTTCAATGTTCTTGAATTCGGCATATTCACTGTCTACTGTGTCAAGTAATTCCTTACCGCTATTAGTAATGTTACCTTGAGCAAAATCATAAACTCCTTTAGAGTTCTTTCTTCCAAGAAAGCCTGATTTAACCTGACGGGTAATCTTAGCACTATTGATAAGGCCAATGCGTTCTCTCTTTTCCAGAACATCGCTCATGGCAATGACGTGTTCTTTAAGCATCTGATGAACTATTGGGTTATTGGTAAGAGGAACTATACAGTATACTTCCTGGCTTTCCAGAAATTCAAAAGCTTTCTGATAACCGATTACGTCATCACTTTCTACCATAAGACCTGCAACTATTTCAGCACTGCCTAAGTATGGAAGTACTTTAGACATACCATAAGCTAACGGGTTATCCAGAGTTACTTCGCCAGCACCAAAGATGCTTTCCAGATCATCTACTGAACCTACAGAAATCAGCCTGTCGCAGTAGTCTGTTCTGAGAGCTTCGCCAGAGATATATACGCTGCCATTGTGAGATAATCTGGTGGAAATAATAATATTATTATTTTCATCCAGAGACCAGCCAAAGTTACCACAATTATATTCAATGCCCTCTGCAGTTGTTGTGACAACGCTGTCTGGATTGTCCAGCTTAAGGGTATGAGCATCTACAACTTCCTGCACTTCAAGATAGCAGTATTCTGAGTTGTGGATGAAGCTCACGCAGTCAGCATCATTATCAGCTTCTATTACTGGAGCTCCGAGTTCATCTACTGGGTATGAAACACCAGCTTCATTGAAATCTACGTTGTTGTCTACAAAAAGAATGTAGTCATCACCGATTTCTGTGATAGCACCAGAATTACCGGAAACTTTGGCAATAGCTTTAGGTATTTCATGTTCACCGGAATAGTTTTTAATACTGATACTGAGGCTGTCATAATCTATCTTTGAACCAGCTGGTAGTTCTGGAAACTTAGCTTCAAAGCGTTCGCCTCTTGTGTAGGTGCCTACTTTATAACTGGTAGAGTCAGCGTCGTTAAACTCTTTCAGTTTTTTATAGGACGGACCTACGACTACGGTTTGTAGGGTAGCCAGATTTACTAGTGGAGTAATGTTCTGGAAATCCTGTAACACTTCAACATCTGGTTTTGTGTAATTAATAGCCATTTATTGAATCATCTCCTATTTAGAATTAGGACGTGCACACTCGGGCACTCCCGAATTGTCAGAATCATCGCTGTCGTCAACGATGGGTTCAGGGCTATCTTCAGTCATCGGTATACATATGCTGCTGCTAGCCTTGTCTGTATATACACCGGTAATTCCGGCGTTACAGCCTTCCCCTACCTTACCGGTAAGCTGTTTACCTGATACATCTGTAGATCTGGCGATCACTATCTCATTAAGTATAGCATCGCTGGACTTTTTAATATTTTCAGATATCCAGCTTGATTGGAACATAATCTGAACTGAAACTGGAACTTCCACTATACGAATAGTAGATTTGGCATCCAAGGGTTGAGCTTCGCCTAAGGTTTTAGCATCTACCTTGAACAAGCCAGTCATCCTGCATATTTCATCTTTAAACGCATTTGTTGTAAAGAATACTATGCTGGCCAGTCTCTGTGCTTCCAGCTCGACACTGGATAAACAGACAATGTCCACCAGGCCACCTATCAGGTCTGAATATGCTTTAGCTCCAGTCATAATGTTGCCACCAGCATACTGGTCTATAGATGTATTCATGAAGCTGAATGGGTGCCTACGAATATATATAGTTGGTTTAAATTCTGGTGTCAAGTCATTTGAGCTGAACTGGTCACAGATATTAAGTCTGGTGACTTGTGGATCTGGACTGTATTTAAACTCAGTGCTATTCTGGAAAAACAGGTTTTGATAGAATCCTATAAAAGCATCCTTTATGTAGTCGTCCAATAGGTACCTATCAATGTTTTCAAGATCAATCATCCGAAAATTCTCCAGTTGGATCTTCTAGAATTGATATAGCCTCGGTTTCCAGATTGAGGTTGTTTGTGAATGGGGTTATATAGGGTCCGAAGCAGCTGGTATATTGATTAGCCATTTCACTGAGCTTAAGTAGGTCAGTAGATCCGGACTTCTTCCATGCCTTTATAATTCCTGTAGCAGTGGGCTCTGGCTCAGAATTTATGGTTAAGTCTAACTTTTGGATACCACTAACTTCTTCGCCATTGATAGCAACTTTTATTCTATCTTTAGTAATATCTATAACTAGCTTTTTTATATTCATAGCATTTCCTCTATAATTTCAGGATTATCTTTCAATAGAGCTTCCATGTCTTCCTGTGAATCTCCATTACCATCCATAGCTAAAATAGAAGCAATAGCAGACACTACTTCCGGATCAATTCCAGGAGCAACACGTTCCATATCACCCTGCCCGGCAATTTCTTTAATCATAGCAGCATTAGCTTCCATTTGTCCATGTTTCAAGGAGCTTATCTTTGCTGAGTTTCTCATCTTAACTTAATTTTCTCCCTTTCAGTATCTAATTGTTCTGTTAATTGTGGATATTTATTCAGAAGTTTATATATTATACTACTTCTGTCTAGTACAGAGGCAGCTGCTAATTGATGAAGTAAATAGCCCCTCCTGGAAGATGTTTCTACTTGATTTATCTGATAAAACAGCATGTCGTTAGGTGCAAAAAATATATCTTTAGGATTAACTACAGGCTCATTACTTAAAAAGATTCTGATTTCATTAGGTTCCATCTCACCCCACTGTGGTATCTGAACCATTTTTTGCGGGGGTGTAAGGTTGGCCCATGTAATGATAGGATCATAGTACCCACCTTCTATACCTGTTTTAAAACATTCGTCACAGGTAGAAGATCTTACCTTCTGTTTATTGTAGTCCCAGCATACAGGACATTTTGGTCCCACTGTCTTCTGTTTAAATACAGCTATGGGTGTCCCAGTTCCATATCTACGATTGCGTAGCATTATGTTATTTCTACGCACTATCTCTAAAGCTTCTAAATCAGGAGCTACAGACATCCTGTAGGCTTTAGTGTAATTTACTGTTCCGGATGGTGTATGCACTATTCTAAAACGATAGTACAGATTTCTCCAGATTTTCTTGAACCAGACACTGTCAGTATATTCTATGTCATGGTTGAATTCAAATACAGGGACGTAGCCAGAAGCAGGGTCTTCCGATCTCTCTAAAATAAAGATATACTCCTGGAAATTTTCTAGCGTCTGCTTAAATTTCCAGGAGATGTATATCCTGTTTTCGGCTACAGGGATAATTTTTACATTATCAATATCCACTAGTTCTGAACCTTCTTAAAAGGTTTTCTATAGGGTCACCTTTGTATGACCCCTGCTTCTGACCTAAACCATTATTTGCCGGGCCAGCTGGAGGAGGGGGAGGAGGTGGCATCATACCAGGTCCGCCTTGTGGAGCACCACCCATCATACTTGGATCGCCACCCATCATAGAAGGATCCATTGGAGGCTGTCCACCCATCATACTTGGATCGCCACCCATCATAGAAGGATCCATTGGCATACCGCCAGCCATAGCCTGCTGCTGAGCCATAAGGCCATTTACAGCATCTACTAACTGACCTACAGTTTCGTTAGTTTGCATGATAGCTTGATTTTGAGCCATATCTGACTGCATATTAGCATTCAGGTTTGAATTTACATTATTTATCATGGCCATATCAGCTACGTTCTGGTAGTCATTCTGGGAGTTAATAGCATTACTGCCTATTCCGCCCAGAGCTCCACCCAGTAAGGCGCCTCCAATAGTACCTAATGCACCATGTCCAAGACCACGGCCAGCCATAGCTCCAAGCCCGGCGCCACCTAGAGCCATCAATGGAGTATTAACTGTCCCATTATTACCGAGTAAGCCGTTCATTATTTCGGACAGTCCAGCAGTTTTAGCATACGCTTTACCGAGAACATCGTAGTGAAATGCACTTTGTTTTTCTAGCTCAGCAGCTTCTTCTGGTGAAATTTCTTCATCAGCTTCCATAGCCGATAAATCATCGTCATCTTCCATAGCTGATAAGTCGTCATCCTCGCCAGCAGCATCTGCTTCCATGGCAGCCAGATCTTCTGCATCTTCATTATCTGCAATAAGTTGTGCAAGTGCCTCTTCGTCTACATTTTCTTCTTGTAAAAGATTTGCTAATTCCTCACCTGACATATCTTCCAGGTCTTCTTCAGTAATGTCATCATCGTTTATTAATGCAGCCAGTTCTTCTTCGTTCAAGGCGTCAAGGACAGATGGATCTATATTATCCAGATCTATATCCTCAGCTCCTTCAGAATCTTCCCCCTGAGGTTCATCGCCAAGATTAGCATTGGCTTCTTCGGCTAGAGCGTTTATTTCGTCTCCGTCCAAAGCACCAGCATTATCAAGAGCTTCTAACATTTCAGCATCTTCTGCCAGTTTTTCAAAATAATTCATATTATCTCCTAAATAAGAACCTATTTTAATGTCCGGGTCTTCATCACTGTTTAACAGTTCCTCTAACTCGGCCTGGTTATCATATTCTTCACCATAAGATCCGGTTGGATCTCCAGGGTCAGCATAATTATACTCGTCCATATGTGACCTCCTTTACAAATAACCATACACTATTCTGTTAAAATAGTCTATAGTTAAGATACAATACTTCGTAAATTTCTTCTTCCGGCAGTATATAGGTTAAGATATTCAGAAGAGAATCCGCCGTAGCACTGTTCCATGTTGATGTTTTCCTTAAGCATTCTGGCTGCCTGGGTAAATTCTGTCATCATACGCTGGAGAGTTCTTTCGTATTCCCCTGCTTTTTCTTCAACAGCTACCTGAACACCACTGTCATTATACTGGAATGAGTTACGTATGAATTTAAAGATGGCCGACTTAAGTGCAAATATAGCGGCCCCCTCTAGCCATAGTACAAGAGATGGAAAGTGCATAATATCACTTTTGATGGAGATAGGGGTTACCATATTGTTATAGTAATCTAAAGCCATCAATAGAAAGTTATGCAGCTGCTTATCAGTAAATTCCTCATTTTCCAGCAGGTGGTTGGTTTCTGTATTGTCCTGCATGTACTCCCGTAAAAGGAGGACAAGCTTTTCTAGCCTGTCCAACTTTTCAAGAAGTTTAGGATCTGGTTTCCTTGCCGCAAGAATATTCTTGTCGGTTACTGGATCCATTATTTTTTACCTTTCTTCTTCTTGCTGGTAGTAACTGGAATTTCTTCCTGTTCTTCAGCGCCGCCGATTACTTCATCCTGTATTTCCAGAATAGTCTTCTGTTCTTCTACAGGTTCTTCAGCTTTAGCTGGTTCTTCAGCTTTAGCTGGTTCTTCAACTTTAGCTGGTTCTTCAACCTTAGCTGGTTCTTCAACCTTAGCTGGTTCTTCAGCTTTTACAACTTTAGGTTTAGCTGGAGCTTTAGTAATAGCCTTAGCCGCTCTGGTTACCAGTGATTCTTTTACAAGACCTTTTTCAACAAGATCTTTAAGGCCGGCCTTAATTGCGAATGTATATTCGTCATCAGAGAGAAGGAGCTGTGAATTAACACGGCAGAACCTTTTGAGGTCGATTATACTTCTTGGCAATGATATAGTAAGACCGAATTTATGCTTATTTCCCTTAGGGGTTAATTTAATTGAATGAGGCATATACTACTCCTTATTTAATGTCACCAATCACAGTTTCGAAAGTTTTCGAAGCTACACAGTTCTTAAGAGGGTAGTCAGGATCAAAATCAGACATATCTATAGTAACAGTTATGTGAGCATGTACTGGAGCCTCGTAAGTACCACCTACGGTCACATCACCACTCTCATTCATTGTGAGAGTTGCGCCACCTTCAGCTTCAAAACTCCATCTTAAAGGTATTTTGCCTATAGCTGCGGTATATGTAAGATTTAAAGAAAAGGAAGCATCGTCGGTTAAATCACCATGAGAAATAAGACCTTCTACTTCTGTTAAAGTGCCATTGTCATCTTCAGTATGTGACCATACGACATTGTTACCTGCATCGTGTACTAAAGCGTTATACAGATCTTCCTCAGAAGTATTTTCTAAGAAATCTCTAGGATCAAACAAATCCACGGCGTTGAAGTCGGCACCTTCTATTTTATCTAATTCACTTTCTGGTAAGGAAGCATATTCTTCGTCAGATAGTATTACCCCTTTAAGTTTTTTATCTGCTGGGGTGCCAAGATCTATAATAGAACATGAAGTTACAGCTGGTCTTACAACTGCTGGAACACATACAGTATAATGCTGATGATCATCAGGATTAGATGCTAATTGAATATATTTCATTATAAACTCCTTTAAATATAAAAATAGGATGAGGGATGTAAATGTCCCCCATCCCATTTATAGGATACTTGCTCTAGCTTAAGATTAGCTGATAGTAATCATAGCCATGCCACGGATGTTACCGAAACCACAGCCGATGAATTCCCAGCCCTTGAAGAAGATTTCGTCAGCTCTGCTGTCTACCCAGAACTTAGCATCGTCAAGAGTGAACATATAACCTAAGTATTCTGGAGAACAGAAGGCCCAGATTTCATTGTTAGGAATCAAGTCTTCTTTGAGAGTTACGAAACATTTTCTACCAAGAATTTCTTCTTCTTTGTAGCCATGTCTTACAACGTCCCAGGCACCGATATCGAATACTTCATTGCCTTGAGCAGCCCATTCATTCCAAGTGGTCTTGGACATTAAGAAGCAGGCGGTTTCAAGTTCATCACCATCAATCATGTTGGTGAGTGCAGTGAGTGATTCACGGGTAATCTTGTGTGTTGGAGTAGTTACATTGAGGCTCTTACCGCTTCTGGAGACTACGTCTCTACACTGAGCCATGAAGTTACTGTCTTCTTCTTTCTGCATCATCTTGACGATGTCTTCTTCGATTAGGGCAGTAATTGGCATTTCATAAGCTAAAAGTTCAGCTTCTGACTTAGTATACATTGGGCTGCTGATCTTGTATAAACCGATCTCAAAGCGTTTGCCCTGAATGTATTTGTGGTTAGGTCTACCACGGAAAGTCATAGAAACTGCTTCGGCTTCTGGAGCAATATCTTTGATGATTGTCAGAGTATCGTGTTCAGTAGATCTCTGGCAGTCTTCTTTTGTTATAGGGATAGGTGGCAATATCTTGCGGCAGAAAGGAGCTTCACGCATTCTTTCTCTGATGTAGAGTTCGCCAGCCTGTGCACATTTTACTCTATCGCCGGCATGAACAGCATCAACGAAGAGTTGGTTCAAGTATTTGGTATTTTCGTCATAAACTAACTTGGACATTCTATAGATTCTCCTTTAGTTGATATTAGTACTTCAGTTCAAAGTGAAGCAAACCTTCTGGGTCGTTAGTAGGACTAACAATACAGATAGCTTTAACAATGTCACCGGAAGAAGCTGGAGCAAAACCAACTTTACCAGCATTTTCAGTACCATCGTTAATAACAGCTATAGTGAGTTCGTCGCCTTCGTCATAGCTTGCGCTTGAATCGAAAACTTCGGTCTTACCTTTAACACCATCACCAGAAATAACGCTTACTTTACCGACAGCCCTAGCATCAGTTCTACCTTTTTCCATCCATACCATTCTGGCAAGTCTGGTTGATTTATCTGAGCTGCTTACGAAGTTACTTCTCTGCCAAGTTGAATCCATGCCATTGAATTCTGCAGGAACTAAGAATTCGCCGCTGTCTACTACGTTGTAATCGCCTCTGTTTTTAAGGGTTACATCTTCGATATCCATCTTATCAATGAAACGATACAAATCAAATTTTACCATTTTCTATATTCTCCTAGTTTAATATAAGGTTACTTAATCAGCTCTTGCTGTTAAATACAGACATGAAGGCTTTTACAGGATCTGAGACAGACACACGGGTATCACTGTCATACAAGTCGCCCAGAGAGGCTGTCTTTTTGGTCAGGTCAAGTTCTAAAGCTTTCTTAACTACTGTGAGGTCTTCATTTTTCAAAGTAGCGAACTTGTCAAAAACTTCCTTTTTGGCAACTTCATCCAGTACCATATCCATAGCTATCTTCAAAGCTTCGGCTTCTTTATTAAGCTGAGCTATAGCACTGTCTGCCTTAGCGACCTTTTCCTTCAGTTCCTTGCTTTCGGCTTCATACTTCTTTAAACAGGAAGAGGCTTCCTTAAGGTTATTAATGATTTCAGCTCTATCCATAAGGTTCCTCCCTCCTTGTTAGTATATTAGAGTAATCCGCGTTTTGCTAAAGTTCTATATGCAGCAAATAATGCAGGGTCATTCTGTTTGAGAGCAGCAAGCTTAGCATTTACATCTGCATCGTTATTGGCGGCAGTGTTCATCATAGCACTAGCTATTTTTACAGGAGCCTGAGCAGCCTGAATAGCTAACTGAGATTCAGCAATCTTTTCATTAACAATCTGATCTGAATAAGTATCAACTACGAAGTCATAGCCAACACTAGCAAATTTGTTGAGTACAGCAGCTTCTTTATCAGTCATGAGAATGAGGCGGCCTTCTTTAAGAGCTTTGGCCATATCTTTTTCATTAACTGGCTCATCTTCAATCAAATCACTTGAAGTAGAAGTGTTGTGACGTTCTGGGTTAGAGTCAGCAGCGGATTCAACAGAGGAGCCGTCGATAATCTGATCTTGTTCTCTGGCAGCATTAGTAGCAGCACCGTCTACTGATTTAGGACCAACCTGAACAGTAGAACCCTGAGTGTGTTCATTGTCCAATACAGCTATCTTAATAGCACGGGCGATTTTCATTACGTCGGAATTCCTCATGGAACCCTCCTTTTCATTTTCCTTTTCGGTTTTTTTCTTATTCTGACATTCTTCACATTCACAGTTTTCGCCATGAGCTTCAGCGCGTTTGATAAGATTATCAATAAAAGCAGATGCACTGGCAGCACTAGAAGGTGTAGCTGAGTTACCTTTCGCTAAGCTAGCCTTCTTTTCTATAGCGTTTTCCATGGTGATGATATCATTCATTAAAGAACCAAGCGTAGGCATGTTCGTACTCCTTTCAATCTGTACGTTACGATAAGATATACCAGCAAATATAAAGTCTGTCAACTATATATTAGTTGGTTAGTAAAATATTTTCAAGTCTTTTTTCCATATTGGTCATAGGAATACAAGACTTATTAGCACTCTTAACAAATTCAGCAGCGGCTTTTTGGGCTCCTGCGAATTTTAAAATAGTTGCATAACTAATAGGTAAAGATGTTGTTAATTTAGTACTAACTACATCAGAGTAACTGGCTAATTTAGCTGCTCCGTAAAGAACTGGAAGAGCCAATACAGCTTTAGGGGTCCAATGGCGATGGTCTGTGTTAAGGGAGCTGAGTTTAACTCTATTTTGAGCTTTGATTAGGGCATCAGCTAAAGCAGCTTCTACAGCTCTAGGGCTGTTAGGATTCATAAACATCATTTCCTGGACAGGCATATTGACGGAGCGCAGCGCTCTACTAAACCCTTCTTCCGGCAGCACAGCGTCAGCTACGGCACCTGTTAATTGACGGGATGCCCTGATGGCTGATGGACCTACAGCAATAGCTGCAGCATTCAAAGGTAGTAAGGCTGATGTTGGTACATTCCTGCTTAGTAAGGTGTTCATGGCTGCAATAAGACTGCCTAATATGCCATAAGTAACTATTTCATCTGTTGCCGGTGATGTTTGCTGAAAGTCATAAGCTTCGGAATTTGGGGTTCTTCCTAACAAGTATTTAAAGTCATCTGACATTTCCACAGGAATTGCTCGAACTCCTGAGGTCTTTTCGCAACAGTCATCTGGATTCAGGACTATACGAATAGTTACCTTTTTAATATTATCTGGTGTCAAGCTTCTAGCTTCCAAGATATCAGCTGGCAAATCGGCAGGTAAAATTTTAGGGGCGCAAAAGCTATCCATAAATTCTGAAAGCCCTCGGTCTGGATCGGACATACATACTATATGTTTGTTATCCAGCTCGTCTGCCAGGTCTTTCCTGCCCTTACTCACTAATATTATTCTCTGAGTTTCATGTGGTCGTAGAAAGATCTTTCTAGATATAAAGCTATGTAGCAAATCCAGTGGATTAGGAAAATGCCCAGCAATATCATCCAGAATGTCGGTTGGTATATCCGGCCCCATAAACCTATCAAAAGTGTCGATAAGCTTATCCATGCAGTCAGATATCTTCTCATCTTCTACAGATAAAGCTTCTGGTTCAGATTCTTTTATTACTACTGTTGGAGACATATCCAGGGGTTTAATCTCCCCACTAGCTGTCTTTTCAAATCCCGCAGTCTTTTGTTCACCAAATTCTTCTTTTGCTCTATCTACAGAAGAGGTTATTGTATCTCCTCCAGCTATCTTGGCCATAACTCTGGCAGTCGGATCCGCTGGAATAGTTACTATAGATATATCAAAAAAGTGGGGGTCTCTGTTAATGGCAAATGCTTTTCTCCCATCCGGTAACATCTTGGTTAATCCGGGATTAGATGTAAGGTGTTCACAATATTCTGCCGGGGTTTTAGCTTTATGACCGCATATACTACAATAGTCAGCGTCTACTCTGCACCCCATTGAAACATTGACCATTTCACCGTTATTTATCTTATCTACGAACTTCTTATCTAATTTGTCGGTGTCATACTCCACGATGAGCTCTACTCTATGCATCTTATCATTATAGGCTGAGAAGATGACCCTACCATAAGATTTGTTAGGATCTTTATTTTTATGATGCATAAAAGCATGGCCGTCCTCTACAAATGTATGATGATATTTTTTTAGAGCATCTTCATAGAAAGCGTCACCATTCCTGTTACAGGAAAAGTATTCTGTAGCCCCCATAGCGTTTATGAGGGCATACAGTTTTCCAACAACAGGTTTGAGGCTTTGGATGAATTCTCTTATTTCGGGAGCATAAGCGTCGGAGCTAGCCAGCTTGACATTATCGGCTTGCTGGCCAAGCACTTTGACTGTTGGTTCTCCGAACTTATCTATTGGATCAAAATCCAGAATCTTATCCATCATATCACCTTAGTAACCAGCGGGATCCACCATTTGAGAACCTAAAGCTTCTTCAAAGGCTTTATTAGTAATATTCTTAATAAGAGCCTGTTCCATACCGGCACGACTAGAAGTAAGGTCGCCTTGAATCTTAGCTAACTGACCAACTACATTATGGTCTACACCGCGCATACCATAAGAAGACATATTGGTTATGAACTGACCAGCAACTAATGGGTTAGTTGTAAGTTTAGGGGCAAAGTCATTAAGAACATTCCAGTACTTATCAACCTGTGTTCTTGGCATATCGCTTAATTCTGGAAATTCATCAAACATCTGTTTGTAAGAAAGTTGTTTTTTTACGGAATCTTTAATATGATCAGCAGCCCCACTTGCGGCAGCAAGGCCAATTCCACCAAGAGCAGTAAGCCCAGCTACAGGCATAATAGCTTTAGCTGCTGGAGATTCCAATAGTTCAAGCAAGCGGCCTTTAGCAGGTGCTGGATTCAATTTTTTATCCATTACATGTTCCAAAAATTTAGATATACCGTTACCTATTGGCTTTGCCAGGAGATTATCAAAAGCACTAACACCTACATCAGTCCAATCTTTACCAGCTTGTTTAGTCATATAAATATGATCTACTAAGTCATTAACTACTTTAACATCATAGGATGATATCTTTTCCATACTATCAGACCTTTCACCCCGGATGTTTCTGACCGAGGAAATTTTATATAAAGAATTTATATTCTCATTCAACTTATTATAATCTACAGTTGTAGCAGAAGCAATACCCGGAGCTTTTGGAGCTCTGGCTTGAGGTATTTGTGGCATATTGAATTTAGGTAATCCATTAAACATCAAATGGTTAGCTGCAGATGCTTTTAAACTACCTGGCCCGAATACCTTATTGAATACCCCAGTCATTAAAAGAGGCATTCCAAGATCCATAGCTAAATTGCCATACTTGAAAGACATAATTTACTCCTTGTTCATATCATGTCTGCGAATGCCTTTTTTAATAGAATCTATCTTAGAAACTATATAGTCTCTTGCATGACAGGACTCGCAAATACAGTCATGATTATCAACAATAGTGTTTAAACTCTTTATTACAGGGTTAGCTTTATTAACTACACTGTCGTTTCTCACGCCTTTAGCGGTTTCAGAAATAACCTTTGCTTCGGCTTGCTTATGAGAACCGGAAAAACTGATATTATATTTCTTCAGATTTTCAGCCACCTTCATAAAAGTGTGATTTATTAACTCAGTGTGGTTTGGAAAAGCTATACGTCCAGCAGCATAAGCCATGGAGATGTCTTCCCCACGAAGAGCTGCTTCTTTTAAGCACTGTGTTAATTTATTTTCAGCACCTACCATATAACGCTTAGCATTGATAGTCTGAAAGTCAAGTTCATCTTTCAACTGAGCAAGCTTAGCTATTATTCTGTTAGCTTTGGTTTCAGAAATATTTACCTGATTTTCGTAATCAGTAATAGCAGCAGCTACTTTTTCAAGACCAGCAGTATTTTTAGCAGAAGCTATCTTAGTATCTGACGGAAGGAGATCACGAATAGAATCTACAGGAACGGTAGTTTCATCATAAGATGCTTCTTTGCCCATAGCATTCATAGCTTCAGCTATTTTTTCCTGGTCTGCCATATCGAATACAAACTCAGCGTTTTTATGCATACCCCATAGAGTGTCATAAGTATTTATGTTAGCAGCTTCACAGACTCTGGCAACCTGATGTGGGTTGAGTGAGGCTGTCTTAGTAAGCTGTAGTATAGTGTCATTCATAGGTACCTGCTCATCCAGGTATTTTGATGAGGCGAATTTCCCCATCGCCTTCAATTCGAGTTCGGTTCTATTCATTACCTCGTCCTCCTATATATTTAATAGGTACTAAACTTTAAAAGATTTGTCAAGCATTATAGTGTGCGGAGTAGATGATCTGCTGTCATCTTGCATATCATATAGGAATGGAAGGCATCATCAGGAAGTACATGATCATAATACATCTGTCCACCACTGGACCTGAATTCTACACAGATGGTAAGAAAATCTTGTGCAAAATCTTTAAATCCTTCCCAGGCAAAAAATTCCACTTTTTTATTTTTTATTTCTACAAATCTGTCTGTCATGCATTCGGTTCTGTTAAATACCATTCGGCCAGCTTCAGGTATCCATTTAGCATTAACTCTTAGACTGTCACTAGCCTGCCATTCAATAACTCTGTCGGGATCAAGCATCTGTTTGAGCTGGGCATTGTGCATAAATCCTGCACCCCAGTCTACCCCGACTGCCATCACACCTAACTGTGTAGCCAGTTTTTTAATATATTCAACTTGATAAATTGGGTCAGATTCATTTCCTGTAAACTTATGCATTCCAAGGAGCTTGAACTTACCATCCCAGTCATAACATCCCAGACTACATACGGTATAGCCTGTAGCATGTCCGTTTTTCTGAGCACTTACACTGATGTCACCGTGTCCCCAGTCCACCCCAAGGAATAAATGTAAAGGTTGAGTATGTGGTGTTCTCTTTAAAGCTAGTGGTCTCCTATCGTCACATACCGCCCGCAGTTCTGACTCAGAAATAGGGTTAGCACTACTATCACAGGGCAGTGCCATTACTTCGTTCATAAACTTAGCATTGGGGTAAGTGTTTAACTTCTCAATTATTTTAGACCATTTGGCCGTTGGGGATATTATTTGTGGGACCCTAAATCCTGATAGATAAACATCCTTGTCTCCGATATTACGCTTAGCTACCCATTGTCCTTCAGAATCTCTAGGGAGTTCTTTGCCACACTTCTTACATATCATATATTCCAGACCTATATTTTCCATGCCTAGAATATTCCACTTGTTACAATGCGGGCATTTCATTATCCATTCATTCTGAGTAGATCTTGCCCATAATCTGGCTAAAGTATTATTTACAGTTTTAGGGGTGCCTGCATAGGTTCTCCACTGATATCTGGAACCGGACAAACATTCTTCTATAATGGGGACATTATCCATGATAATATCCTGGATCTCATCTATGGTAACCTTATCTGCTGATACACCACGGATAGCATCCGCTGTTAAAAAAGCATATTTCAAAGTTATGCTTGAACCATTGGAGAATGTACGTTTACTAACGTTCTGAACAGTAGGTCCATTCAGCATATAAGATCTGAATGTGGGGGAAAATCTTATAAAGGGGAGCAGTTTACTGTTTGAAAATTCTGAGGTTTGTTCCTTGCGCGGAGATACGTAAAGAGTATTAAAAAAAGGCATTACAAAAGAATCAATGAGGCTGTCAGACGCGATAAATGTAGATTTACCGTACTGACGCCCCATCATTAAAAGCACATCGTTTTCCTGCAAGTTATACAGGGTTAACATAGGTGCTCTGTCTTTTAAACTATAAGGTTCATTATTAAGACAGAGCATTGTCTGTACCAAGTCTGACTTGGAGCAGTTTATCTGTGACATTTATTTATATTATATAATCAATTCCAAACTCTGCGCGGAGTTTGTTGTATGCCGCCGCCAGTTACTTTACCCCACTTAAAATCACCGGAATTTAAGGCATCAAATGCCGCATTATTTCCTGCTGGTACAGCAGTTGCTGGAGTACCGCCAAACATGCCTTTAAGTGTTTGCATATCTTTATTTCCTAGCATAGCATCAGCTATAATAGAGCCCCCCGCACCACCGGCATATCCACCGCCGAAGCCTTTAGCTAAACCAGTAGCCTGACCTTTTAAGCTGCCACCCATAGTACCTTTTATTTTATTCCAAGCTCCAGGATCAGCATTCTTGTAGCCTTGGACAGCACCAGTTGCACCACCTCTAAGACTACCCAGTATTCCAGATAGAGCGCCGGAGTGCAAACCTCGTTGGTTAGCTCGACGTAATATATTCCCCATTTCTGGACTTGTTATGGCATTTTTCGCCTGAGCGGCTAAGGCCCCTATATCTAAAGCTGTTTTTTCGTGTCCGGTTAAACTATTGTCTAATGCAGCAAGCTTGACTTGTACCGCCGTAGCAACATCATTAATTAAGTTTTCAGTTAGAGTATCAGCCATTTTACGACTCCTTATATAATATCTTCCTTCAGTTTAGACATCTCTGGAATATCCGTCTGCTTAATTTTAGCCAGTCTTAATTCCAAGTCTGCCGCAACTGCAGGAGTAGCCTTACCTGTGATATCTTCCAACTTTTCAGCGGCCCGCATAGCCATATTAGCCCACTGTAAAGTTTTGTTCATACTTTCAGTATCCTCACCAGCTACTGAAGTTTTGAATTTTTCAAAAGACTCATTCATTACTGTAGTTAAAATATCTTCTAAAGTCAATGTATTCTGACCGGACAGTTTCCAGGAGGTTTCTTTCTCCCTCTTTCTATAGCTGCTCAAAAGCAGTGACCTATGCCTACGGTGTGTGCACGAGCCAATATAGTTGTATATTTCTAATTGAGACATGCCTTCCAGGTCCCAGAAATATTTGTAGAATAACTGTAAACCCTCTAAAGAAACCCTGGCTCTGTATCTGTCTTTTACAGCTTTAAGGATCTCTTTATCTTCTTTGCCATAAACATACATACATTCAACAAGTATTCTGGCATCCATGTCGGTCATTATTAAGAGGGCTTCATTCCAGTGTGGAATTTTATTCCCTCTCATAACGTCTATCATCTCGTCAATGTCTAAAGATTTCAAAGAATCCCCAGCCAGCTGTAAAAATTTTTCAAAATCATACTTTACCCCTGGACGAGCATATTCAAGCGATTCCTCAGGAAGATTAACAAGCAAGCTGTCTCTAAGCTTATCCATCTCTGCTTCAGTTGGTGGAGTAAGCTTAAAGGCTCTAAGTCTGTCACTTATTGTAGTAACAGAGTATCCTTTTAAAAGAAGCGCTTTCATATACCTGTCATAGGGGTATCGCATATATTATTACATCCTTGATTTAAGAGTCTTAATCACGTCATGTAAACAATCTAATACTTTTCGTATATCTTGTTCTTCTGCTATGTTATTACCTAATCTGATAGAAATCAAGAGCTTTGCTAAACCTTTCTCAGTATTTTCCATATCAGGTAGCATCATTTTAAATTCTTCAATATTTTCAGGTGTTACATAATTCAGAGAAAGAACAGTATCTATAGATTCGTCATCATCCATAGCCGCTGCTACCTTTAAAGTAGCTAGCATGGATTCTTTGTCCATAGCTGGAACATCTTTCTGTTCTTTACTAGTATAACGCCCTTTTTCATCATGTTTTCTATCGTTGACTTTAAGATTCTTTCGTCTGCTGGACATTTCTTTAGCTCTGCTTATAGTGCCCTTTAAATAGTCAAAAGTCTTGATACTTCCAGAAGCCAGCTTAGTAACTTCTTCAAGCACATTGCTTTCGCCCGCTTGTTTCAGAATTACACATGCAGTTGCAGCATCTACCATCTGAGGATATGCAGAACCAAGTTTAACCGCATAACTGTTGGTTCCTGTTTTCCACATCTTTCCACTCACTGTTGGTATCATTCCGCTGACAAGATATTTACCGGCCATATAGTCTTCCGCAGTTTTTACCAGTGGAGTATGCCCCGCCAATTTGATATATTTTACAGAACTTGGGATATACCACACTTCTGGGCAGCCGCTAGTAAAGTGTTCTTTTGGGATAGCGGACAAAGATGACAGTTTAACTGCCTGGGTCCATGGAACATTAGTCTTATTATCCAATCTGACTACAGCAACCTTACCGTTATTGCACCAGCCGGTAATTGTTGTTCCAGAACCAGCTGATTCAGAGGAAAAGTTTACAACACTGGCAACCTTTATTGGAGTCATATACTCCTGCTGTGGGTTTAACCAAAAGGTAACTGTATCATTAACTTTAACGTTATCAGTAGTTTTTAGTGCTGCAGTTTTTATAGCCTCAGACGGCATACCCACCAGGTTGCTCTGTAAGCTGTAGCTGCCATTTTCACTGATAGCTAAAAATTCAGGTTGAGCAGAGGCTACTTTTAGTACTGTAACATTTACAGGAGTAAGATCAGTACTGGTGTAGCAAGTATAGGATCCGGCCTTTTCAACTGGAGCTATCTGATTATTGGAAGCACTGGCTTTGTCTTCCCAGGTAAATGCCATGCCACTGTTCTGTAAATCATTGAGGATTCTTCTGGCACCTTTGAGACCAGCATGTTTCATCCAGTCTGTCAGTTGGTATACATCGCAGGGGGTTTCTGTAATTTCCATAGTCCCATCGGATTTCAATTCAGCTGATTTGATAACTAAGTTACCACGTCCACGGTTTACTATTACTTTGTTACCAGATACAGCAGCCGGGCCATTGATACCAGCAGTCTTACTATTAGCCTGCAGCATAGCATCTACTACAAAACTGGCCGCTGGATTCTGTGCGACTTTAGCCAGGACAGTCGGGTGTTGCTTTAATACCTCATGTAAATCAGAGGCTACTTTAGCATAATTAAATGAACCGGTCTTATTGGCATAACTATTTACATAGCCGCTACCGTAGGCACCTGGCGGTGTAACCTTATTTGAAAAACCAGTATAGGCTGCTGCTGGAATATCTTCATCAGCCATCAGCTCATCACCCAGAGCTGGAGACATTAATACTTCTTCCAGTGCTTCCGGGTCAAGGTATCTGAATTCATCGTTATACAAGAACACATCCATTGGGAGCAGTTTACCATTCTGAACAAGGACAGGAATTACTACGTTAGTTTTACCTTCTGGATCGACTGGTATTGTATAACTACCTTTAGCATAAAGTTTATCCTGATCCACAGCGTCAAAGTTTAACTGCCCGGGAATTTGGTTCAGTACAGGTAGTTGAGTCATTAAAATATTCTGAATCTCTTCAGGCCATTTTTCTATATTCTCATTCAGCTCTACTTCTGATTGTCCTGCTTCGGTAGGGGTATCGGTTAAAAATAAATCTTCTAACATAATATTCTATCTCCATTATCCACAATATGTATTAGCGGCTCGTGTCAGTATTCTAGCTCCACATCCGCAGTGATCATAGGTAAGCGTAAAACGTCGGCTGCCAGCTACGGCAAAGCCCGATGAAAAGACTCTGGTCACACCGTGATGTTTACGAGGACAGCAATGCAGGTCCCCATACACAGAACAAGGTCGATTGCCTCCGCCATAACCAACAGTGACATTATGACTGGAGCACCTGAATAATCTACCGCCATGACTGCTCATAGCGGGAAGAGGTACTAAACTTCTCATAGTATAAACCTACTTTCTTGTTATCTTCATATTAACACCTCCAGGGGAGGACTGCAACACTGCTAATAAATTTTTTCTACAATCAGCCAGCTGATCAGTAGAACCCAAAATACCTATAGTGCCACGAGTGCCTTTAGAGTTTCCACTCTTCGGATGAATAGATATACCCGTTCTTACGTTTCCAGTCAATTCTTCATCATAGATGTCACTGACAATGAACTTCCAGCTTTGAATTGAATCACCATTTTTTGCAGACATGGCTACAAGGTCTGTAACATCTGGCTCTGCTTCACATATTAACTGGCATTCTGTCTGTGGAAGACATGGCATGTAATTAAGTCCGCCATTGACATAATTATATGATCCTAGGACTGTGCCCGAACTATCCTTTATTGTCATTACGCCTTCAGCATATGGAACACCATTAATTTTACTTCTACTGAGTTCCTGGCAGATAATCTGAGCATTAGGATCAGTTGGTAAAGTAAGATTTTCTGGCAACACGGAATTTATGGCTTCGCCAACGTCACCCATCATAAGGCTTATTGCCGATACTGGATTGGTAGCCAAAGTGTTAAAGTTAGCAGCGGATAACTGGTCAGATAAAGCATTTAATTGAGCCGCTGGGGGTATGTCAGCAGCAGCCACACTATTAGCTAGATTGTTTAAACTGGCTCCTTCAGCCGTAGGTGTGGTACTTACAGAAGTAACTTCCACAGAGGCTGAGGGTGCTGTTGGAGCAGTAGCTCCCGGAGGTTCTTTTCTATCTGAGGTTAAAGCTTCTTTGTCTTCATTTTCAAATTTAACTTTAGTATATTGCACTGATGGCGTAGTTCCACTTCCTCTGGTATGCATTATAGTTCCACCGGCGTCCTTAATACTACCTCCGGCCTCACGTATAATACTACCGCCAGAGGTTTCTTTTATAGAAGCACCTTCAAGCTGAACATTACCACCAGCTTTTAGAATAAGATTTCCTGTAGTTTCCAGATCTATTTTAGGAGATGCCAATTTAACGCCATCGTTAGAGTTTACCTTAGTAGATCCTATGGTATTTATAGTAAGCTCAGTGCATGTAAGTTCTACTTTACCGTCTGTCTTGACAGTCAGGCCCACTTTGTTGCTTATATTAAGTGAGAAGATACTTTCCTTATCTTCTAAAGTACCCATAGTGGCTTTGATGAAATTTTCCTTGTCATCCCTGTTTTTATAAAGAGTTACTGTTGTTGTAGAATTACCAGACTCGTCGTTATGGTTCATATCTACACGACCAGCAGCATTTTCTATCAACATTCTAATACTATGCAGTCTTATCAGGTTTTCTATGTCTTCTAGAAGTACCTTGCAGTATTCGGCATTTTGAATAGCTATTCTATGAGAGTCCTTCTGCACCCCAATAAGATTACCCGCATCAGTGCTGAGCTGCATATCACCTTCACCCAGCTCTGGTTTCTTATTTTTAAATACAGAACCACTTTCATCTAAACCACTCTTGTCTAGCTGAGGTATAGTTCCTATTATAACCCATTTTCCAGTAGGTAATTTAGATACAACAACTGTAGAGTGTACTTCTGGTCTGTGAGAAAATCCAGCCCCTGTAGTACAGTTAAACCATGGAGAAGACCACAGGACTTCAGTAAGCTGACCTACTTTAGTAGAGGGTAATACAGTGCATGTATAATTATCCGGATCTACGTCTTCGACGGTTCCTGTAATAGTAGTTATATTTCTTAAATTATCAGTGTCAAGAGCATTAAGATTATTCATAGGGCCCCAGACAGAGTTTTCCCTGGTATAACCAGTTAAAGAAAAAAAGGGATGACTAGTCATCTACATACTCCTCTCCGGGTTCTCCACCATATTCATCCAGGTATGCTTCTTTAAATTTAGCTAGCCCGGAATTTTTTATCTGTCTGACACGTTCTTTAGTAACACCTAAAATATTGCCTATCCAATTTAGTGTTTTTGGGGCCGGCACCAGGAGTCCTAAAATATGGTCCAAAACAAAAAATTCTTCAGGCGTTACTGATTTTCTTAATAAGTCCAGATTCTGGTTGGATGTGTCTGTACAGCTTTCGCTTAAGTCTGGAATACTATTATCGGAAGTGGTTTCCAGAGATTCTATCTGACAGCTTTGCTTTAAACCGGCCATAACATTTACTATTCTATGTAATCTGGATTCGGTAACCCCCAGCTTTTCAGCTATAGCTCGCATTTTATTTTTCATTTTGCTATATTTAGGTGTATTAACTAAACGCAGATATTTAGTATAAACAAAATGATATTCTTCTGGGATTTTTACAACATGAGCGTGCTTAAATGCCAACCCATACATATAGGTTTTTATCCAATACTGAGCGTACGTATAGAAAGAGGCGAGCTTAGGATCAAATTTTTCCTGAGCACGTATAATACCTAAAAAGCCCTCCTGACAGAGGTCTTCATAGGGTATTTTAGATACTGATGTTAAGTATACGGCAAGCTTATTAATGTACCATTTCAGCTTGTCGTAATATTCTTCCATCTCTCTTGTCTTTGCAGACTGTCTCAAACCTAATTCTCTCCTTCTCAATATCCAGAACATTAAGTATAAACAGCATAAAATCTGCCAAGGATTCTTTAGTGTCCACCGGCTCGTCTGAGGCGGCTATTATTCGCATAATATGCTTGGTAATATCCTCCATGCTACTTACCAGTTTCTTTTTATCAGTATCGGTTGCAAGTCTCTGAGTTAACTGTATCATACTTCACTCCCGTTGTCACTATCAGAGTTTAAAAATTTAGAAGCTAACGCAACGCTTAATAATGGTGCCGCAGCACCAATCAAAGGTAGAGAGTTTCTACCTATAAAGCCAAGAGATTTTGTTAAAGGATTAACTTTACCCTGTAATTGAGCGAGTGATTTTATACCACCCTTATTTACTTTATCCCAGAAATTATAAGTGAGCTTTGTGCCTGGAATCATGGTGTAAGCTTCATGCAATAATGCTGGGGCACTAGCAGCAGCCATTACAGCGACAGGATGATCCGCTATAAAATCCATTACATTATCTGTAGCTTCTGTTGGTATTGCTGCTCTGACAGTATTTCTAGTAGTTGGAGTCATTGTCAGTAATGCACCTGCGGTAACTAAAGGAGGAGCAGAAAATAACACATTACGTAATAAATTTTTTATATTAGGACTTATCTTTAAATTATCAAATTTTGCACTTAAAGTTTTTAACCCTGGAGTTTTTCTCATGAATGTGTCAGTACTTCCGCCAAGAAGATCCCATAAATCTGCAGCTTTCTGTTTTGCTTTATTTAATACGCCTGAAGATGCTGGGGCATGTAAAAGATCTTCTCCATAAATATGTCCTACCTCGTGTGCCAGGGTAGATAAATTGTTTCTTGGGGAAACAATCATATGGGTGTTGTTTTCTAGATCACGAGCTAAATTTTCAACAGAACTTAATGCTAATAATGGGTTTTTATTTAATTTATCAGCGGGTATCTTTCCAGTCAATTCCTTAGTAAGTACATATTTCAACTGCTCTGCCGGATACCTTGCACCATTTTTGCCTATACGTTCAAGCACTCCTTCAGGCGTACGTTTCATAGACTGAACAAAGGCTGGAGGAGGTACTATAAAATCAATCAGTTTATTACCTCCAGAAAGTTCGCTTGCAGTTCTTGGAGTAGATTGCAGATATAATATATCTGGTTTAGATTTTAATTTTTTTGCCTGTTCTATAGCAAAGTCTGCAAAAGCTTCTCCCGTTGGTACGGTTTGCTGTTCCGCAGCATTAAGCAAGTGAGAAATACCATTAGCTGTGGTACCTATTAAATTATTAAGTCCTGCAGCACCTCCCAAAGCCAAAATATTAGTCAAAGGAGAACGTTCATCTTTCTCCATATAATCAGATGCAAGCTTTATAGCATAATTATTAATATCCATCATTCTATTTTAAAACCTATGGCGGGAGACAATTCTTCCGAATTTTCTGTACTGGATTTATCGCTGGTATCGGCTATGGCGTAAGTATCCATCTGTTGTTCTATAAAGTCCAGGCCAATATCCATAAGGTACAGTAGCTGCTGAGATACGGTCCTTCGTTCAGTTTTTGCCATCTTAGCTATCTTACGATATAGCCTGTCTGAAAGCATTACCATTAACTTTTTTGGGGGTTTTACCGTAGGTACTTTCATTTTCTTTTTTGGCATAACAAAACCCCCTTGAAGTAATAGTATATATTATATTACTACTTCAAGAGGGCTTATTTGTCAATAGTATTAGAAGAATCTACTATTTCTAAAGCGTCTAGCTATATCCATTGACAATCCTGCCTGGCCACCTAACATACCGCCAAGCATGAGTCCACCGAGAGCGCCACCTATGGCCCCCATAGTTTTTCCATGCGGATTCCTATACCACGGGACCGGCTCTTGACCTTCATATGCTGGAGTAGGCTTCAGGTCTAATCCGCTAGCTGTCAGCCCATTATCGTACATATCTTCTGGAGAACCTAATTTATGCCCCAGCCACCCTAATCCGGCTGCACCTAGGCCGGCGCCCAGCAAACCTAACGTTGGGGCAGCTCTAAAAGCAGCCAGTTTATAATTAACCGCATTATTTATATCACTAGCTAATTGTTGAGTTACTTGTTCTGCAAATTTTTCCATATGTATATATTATTTCCTCCGATTATAAAAATTAAAAATCGTACTAAAATATTTAACTGAAGCTTTTACGCACATTGTCAGCCACAGAGTCAATATAGTCTTGAGTTTTTGCAAAATTATATCCATTGATGCCTTCATGTATACCGCCAGATATACTGCCAATACCAGCTCCTATTCCAGCCCCTGTTTTAGCTCCTTTTAGTATAGCCTTACGATAAGTATCCCAGGTCTGCTGACTGTTGGCTAAATTTCGTACAGCTCCTATGCCACCACCAATTAGACCACCTCTAATTAAACCATCCACACCGCCACCAATAGCTCCACCAATACCACTGAGTAGTCCATTAAGTGCTGGATTTAATGCTCCAGCTAATTTATAGTTGGCTGCTTCTGCGATGTCATTAGCTAGTTGCTGAGTTACCTGTTCTGCAAATTTTTCCATATTAATATTTCCCTTTCTCGCTCTTATTAAATTCCGGACCCATTACATAAGATGTTACCGGGTGGTAAGAATGTAATGGTGCTGCTGCTCCGGTCTGTACTCCGGAAGTAATGCCTTGTTCTATATAGTTGGTGCTCATGTTGGCAACCCAGTCACGACCCATTCTAGCCAGCAGGTTCATACCTACCAGAGAAGGTGTATGTTTGATCGGGGTGCTTTCTACAGTGACGGTATTGATTCTAAGGTTTCTTAATACCTTGATCATTTCCCTATCAACTGTTGCACCAGCCTTATAGGGACCTGCACCCACAGCGAGCTTGGCTCCAAGAGCCATGTCGAGATCCAGTTCGTTCTGACGATGCAAGTTCCAGCTCCTTACTTCGGACAGAGGCACCTGCTCACCTGCCACATAGTAAGGATGATTTCCAGGATCCTTGATAGTAGTAAGGTTAGTAGTACTTCTTACTACTGTTTCGAGGAGTTTCCTGTTCATTTCCTTGCCCATACCCTTAAGAGTATCCTGCATAGAATCTACCAGATATTTCTGAGTAGCTTCCATACCTTTCAGCTCTAAGAGTTCCTGGGGTTTGACAGGGCCGTCAGTAAGAGCGTCGCCCTTATGAACTGTATCTCCTACTTTATATTTAATAATATTTCTAGGTCCTGTCAAATGTCGCTCACCTGCTATAAAAATATTCTTACCACCAGCGGGGTTGTCTTCTATTCTTTCTATTTTGCCGTCTTCCTTAGCTAATGTTGCCTTATCCTTTAAATAGTCTGGGACAAGGGTCAACTGCTGCATACGTTTAAGACCGCCGGAAACAGAGGCACCTGCACCAAGAACGGCACCGCTGTGGAAAGCTTTCATGGATCCCTGTGTCATTGGTTCGGATAAGAAAGTTCCAGCAAGGGCCCCAACATTATCACCTATTTGGGCAGCTTTGCCATTTTCTCTTAATCCAAAACATTTAGAGCAGGTTCCTTCTTTACAGTTACACATCAACGGAGATCTGAGCTTGATTGTCTTGGCTCCAGACTTTAATCTTCTGGTGTATTCAGCCTCATCTATAAGAATATTAGTGCCAGCTTCATATCTGCCAACAATATCATTCTTCTTTTCTAATTCTATCACAACGCCTTCCTTAGTACCACAATCTTCTTCAGAAATAACATTATTAATAGTAGCAGAAAGCACTTGCTTAGCAAAGTAACCAGGTTCTGCTGTTTCAAGTCTTTTCTGGATCATACCTGTTCTAGCACCGTAGGAAGTTGCCCAGTACTCTGAAACTGGGAGACCTTCAGCATAGGATTTGGTTGTAATAACTGGGAAAGCCTTTCCACTAACATCAGATACAGCAAACGGAGTACTTATTAACTGTTTATATTGGTCAAATGATGGTTTACCATTAGCATTCATGAGCTGCGATAAAGATGTTTCCGGATGCTTAGCTATATAGTCTTTAACAGTGGCATCGAATCTGGGCAGTTGGGCCGCTATAATTCTACGCTTGTCATCGTCAGTTTTAGCTTTCTGCATCATTTTCTGGGTTTCAGCCACCAGCTTATCACGATGGTCATAGTCTGGTTCAAGATCATCCAAACCCAGAGAAATAGATGAATATATATCATATTTAGCTGACAGTTTACTTAACTGGTCCATGGTTTTATTAAACTGTTCCGGGCCAGTCTTACTAAGATTTTTAAGGAAACCACCCATCGTTTTCTTACTTAGTCCCGCCTCTGGAATTTTAACAGATTCCGGAAGAACCTGGCCAACCAGTTCTTTACCGATAGTAGTTTTTTTGCCAGCAATAGTAATAGTATCATACATTTCAATTTCTTTGGTTTTATATTTCTTCAGAGCATCTTCCACACTACCGAAGCTATACTTCTGGCTCAAGTCCTTACCGCTTCTGGTCATATAGAACATACCAGTCATAATATCGTGGCTTGGTTTTAACATAATACTGCCATCAGCGGCATGTTCCAGACACTTAGATGGGGTGAATTGTTTAGCTTCTTCAACCGCTTTGTGGCTGACTGGAACGTAGATACCCATTGTGTCGCCGTCGAAGTCTGCATTAAATCCGCCGCAGACGGTGGGATGAACCCCGATGCTCTTCCCATTATAAAGTCTTGGCTGGAATGCCATAATACCAAATTTGTGTAATGTCGGAGCTCGGTTCAACCATACAGGTCTTTCCTTACTTACCTTTTCCAGAGCCATGCCAGCAATAGGATCTTTCTTCTCAACCATTACCTTAGCATCCAAAGGTTTGTAACCCATACTGACAAGTTCTTTGATTGCAAATGGCTGATAAAGGTTCCAGGCCATATCCCTAGGAAGAAGTATTTCATCCGGACTCATATCAGTAGAAGGTGTAATAGTAGAAGAACCGGAAAGGTCCTGATTCTTACTGAATACTACTGATTGGAAGAAACCGGTCTTTGGCTGATCACCTTTAATAAGGTCTATAGCACCTATGATCTTCTTTTCTCCACGCTGAACAAGTGGGTCACCCAAGCCCTGAATAGCCTTAACTGACTGATACAGGTCTTTGCGCAAATCACTCTTGCTGGAGTCGTCTAAAAAACTCAAGTCTTTAAGCTGCTTATTAACCATTATCATATCACGATAAAGGAAGTTAATAGGTGCTGTATTCAATGAACCATTTGGCATTGGATACATGGGTCTGAACTGTGGAGGCAGAATAGGAACATTATGTATCATATAAGCATCTGCGGGTTTAAGGTCATTCTGATTCAAAGCACGAAGAAATCTCATTTTCTTATTTGCCTTATCGAGTCCCTGACCTTTAAGGTGTTTTGCAGATTCCTTTAAGCTGTTCAATTCTTTCTGAACATCAATATTAGATAACATGGTTTCCAAGGCTTTACCTGCGGTAAGTCCTGTATCAGTTTTAGTCAACTGTTTGGACTTATTATCCCAGTAGAGTTTCCCGGCATTTATATCATTCAGCTGAGACTGTGTAAGGTCTAATACAGACAGTGCTGCATTTTCCATTACAGGATTAAGCAACGGTTCTGCCAGATGAACGTGTGTCCACTTAGTCCCACGCAGGCCACCAGTTTTATTATCATCGAACAAACCGTCTCTTACAGGTCTCATATTTTTAGATACAACTACACGAGCATCATCTATTTCACCATTGGAACGAGCCAATACTTCATTATCTGTAAATGGGAGGAGTCTTAATTTGTTACCTTCCTTTTTCACATTGACACCACCAGCAGCCATATAGCCCATAAGTTTATCAAAAACAAACGGGGTCTTAGGTGCTGGAAGTGGGAGACCCATTTCTACGTTACGCCAGAGTTCTGGATTCTTCTCAGCTTTGTAGTTAGTCATTTCATACAGGTTCTCTCTGGCACCGTGAGCAACCAAATTCTGGAAAGTGAGTCTGTCCAAGGCACGGGCAGAAGTATGACCACCCTTAGTTGGTTGTAAATCTATGTCATAGCCTTCATTAATGCCTCTAGCGTTGATTTTCTTGTCAACCTGGTGCATCAATTTCATATAATAGCTATCACCAACCATTACTTTCCCAAGACTCTGGCCATTTGTCGGGTCTATAAGCTCTTCCTTGTCTGTGAGCCCCTGTTCTTTTAAGAGACTTTTCAATTCTTTAACTGTATTGTGTTCACCGAAATTTTCAATCTTCATTGGCTTGCCACGTTTAAGAGCAAGCTTACCAGCAGCAGCTTCGAATATTTGCGAAGGATTAATACGACCAGGAATGGCTGATGGCGATACAGCTACATCTATACGTTCTCCGGCTTTGTTTACCGGCATTTCGTTATCTGGGATAACTGCTGAGATAATACCCTTGGCACCATGGCGGTTTACTATCTTGTCACCTATCTGTGCTGGCTCTTCTGTCCTTACAAAAACCTTGATACCTTTGTCATCTTTGTAAACGTCTGTTACTGTTCCGACAACATTTTTATCCCATATCTGAGCATCATTTCTAAAGCCCTTTACAAGCTTCTTGCTGAGTTTACCAAGTTTGGCATCTTCTTCAGAAGCTTCTACTTTCTGTAGATGAGCAATTAATACATCACCTGGCTCTACTTTCTGCCCTACTCTGATTACACCACTCTCATCAAGCTTGTCCAGGGACTTTGCGTTAGCTGCTGTTGGGTAATGAGCTATAAAGGATTTCTTATCCATCAAGTCATCCTGACTTATCTGGACAGCAGTTTCTCTAAGATGTTCAGAAGTAAGTTTCTTAGCAGCACTTTCACTTATAGTGTAGCCGTCTTCAAAAGTAGTATCTCTAAAAGGTAAATAACCTATTCTGAGATTTGTTCCTATAGCAAGTGTGCCGTCTTTAGTAAATGAAGTGTCAGCAAGTGTCTGCCCGACAGTTACCTTGTCGCCTTTTTTAACTAAAGCGTTAGAGTCGACAAAGCTTTTATTATTGAGAGGAAAGTTATTATAAAGATTATAGGTTTTCTTCTGACCGTTATCACCCTTAATAGTAATATGATCTCTGTCCACACTCTCTACAGTACCATCAAGGTCAGATACAGTAGCAAACATACCACCTACAAAATGTTCAAAGGTATTACCTGTTGGCATCTTAGTCTGAACCAAAGGCTGTTCCCTATACTTTAAAGGAATAGCCTGTGCAAACATTTTGTTAGCCATAAATGCACGGTTACCCTGTATGTTGGCAGCAAAAGGAACCATATTAGAGATGTAGCCGAACATCTGTTTTGGAGAGTTCATGACGACATCTACTTCATTGGGTTTAACTTCTGTAATTTTACCAGAACGCATTACCATTACTCTGTCTTTATGAATAGGCTTGCCGTCCTTGTCGTACTGGTCTGGGAAAGCCATTGTCTTATCAAAAATATCAGATATCTTCTGATAGGAAGTTTTACCTGTTTTAAGATCTTTAACAACTGTTTCCAGTTCTTTACCATCTAAGCCTGCGCCTAAAGCCAAGTGTAAGTTAAGACCTATTCTTTCACTTTCGGGGGTAGCTACAGGGTCAAGAACACCGGCATGGCTGGCGTTAACATCACGCATACTTTCTGTAACGGCATTCATATCACCAATAGCACCTTCACCGAGGCTGGTTACCTTTGTTGCTTCAGCAAGTATAGTAGTTGGATTTTCCTGTTCAGCAGCGTGCGCTACAGTTCCTTGAACAAAGAACTGACGGACAGGTTTATTCAACATATCCTTACTGACTATCTCAGTAACCTTGTCTCGCTTATCCATAACACGCTTGATGTCGTTGATTACTTTACGCTGTGAGGACTCTATACGGGCCTGAACAAGGTCTGGGGTATCATAGACATTCTTGAACACAAGACTGTCTCTATCATCAGCCTCAGCAGTACCTCTACTGACATCTAGAAGTCTCTTACTGGTAAGCAAAAGAGTTTCAGGTTCTACTTTATCGAATCCCTTACCTAAAGTTCTTTTAGTAGTTTCAGCAGATAGAATAGTTTTATCAAAAAAATCCTTTATCTCTACCTGTGCCTGGGCGTTACTCGGGGCTTCCTTCTGGAAAATGGATTTATAGATTTTACCTATATCAGAATCAGCATTTTTACCACCCTTACTCTGATTAATAAGAAACAGCTTGTCTCCCCACATCTTCTTCATGTCGGAGTCATTAACACCCAATGTTTTTAATAGTGGATACAGTGGTGGGTTGGCAGTTCCTATCTTAAGTTTGAATACACCATCCTCAGGATTCATCCAGAGCTTAAATCCGCGGCCACCGCCTCTGGCCAGGTTGAACTGGGATTCTAATTCCCCGTTCTCTTTTTCACGAGTATATATCCCTGGCTTCATACGAAGCTGCTTATCTACAGTATATTCGTTACCACCTAAAATATATGAATATCTATCTGTCATGACAGGTACGTCCATGATACGAAAGTTTTTCTTTACATCTATTACATCACCTGTCTTTTTATCTTTAAGAGTAATATCGCCATATACAGGAGCTACAAAATCTTTGCCCTGTAATTTGAGTTCCTTCTGCGCTTTATAATCGGAAGTACTGGCCTTGGAGTCATCCACCCGGACATTGGAGATGGTAAGTTCTCTGTTATCCGTGCTTACTGGAAATGTCTTTTCGACCCCGTCTGTAATTACTTTTTTTAATGATTGGAATGCTCTTGGAGCATCGAATATCTGGGCCATAATAAACTCCTGAAATGTTAATGTCACTCCAAATATAATAATCTTTTTCTATGCTCCAGTCAACGATTTGATTTAGTCGATTAGTGGTATAAGCTAAGTGTATAACCGTGAAAAGACAATATACTATGGAGGTAATAACATGTCTTTTAATCCCTACACCAATACTTCGTTCTTCAGTAATAATAACTGGCAGAGTATAGGAACGTGGAGTTCTGTATGTCTGTTATCATTGCTGGCTATGAACGAGGCATTCAAACCTAGTGTCCCAGTGGCGCAAATGGAGCCTGGGTTATTGCCGGCGCAGACTGCTGCATCAGCAGAAGAGCTGGCCGAACTCTATCAACAGCTCTATACTAACAGTGTTAAGAATTTCATGAGCAATGTGAGTGTTGTCCCACAATGTTTTGACATGGATGAACTGTTAGTGAGTGATGTTGAAAATTATGCAGCCAGTGCACTGGAAGAGCACAGCAGATTCAGAAATTATTTTGTGAGAGCTATATATCAGGAATTCTATAAACTTGAGGCAGTATGTCTATGGCTATGTGCCCAGAAAGCTGTTATAACCAGCTGGGAACAATGGCCGATAGGTTATACTTCTCCAATAGATATCTGGGGCGCAGTAGACTGGGAATGTTTCCAAATATTCCACAAGGAAGATACCCCTATGATGAAATTGGATATAGAACTCACACAGGAAGATAAAAAGGTCTTGAACACTCTGGCTAATGAAATCAGAGATTTTAATACCTGTTTGATTTCCGAAATAATAAATGATCCTACTGAATCTCCAGTAGCTGACTGGCTTAAATTTAATGTTCCGTCAACAGAATGTTTCAGGCGGATGAAAATGTCTCCGGTGGCATCTAAAGGATTGATCGCCTGGGACGAGCAGTTACCTGATAATTATCTATTTGACAGGGCATTAAGACTTATGGCCAATTCAAGATTAAAGGAGATAAAGGTGAAGTTCTTTGTTCACAAATCCTCAGAATGGGCTACATTTATAACTCAGTTTCTGAAACAGTTTGAAGCACTCAAATCTGTAGATTCAGCTACACTGGAAAATCTAATAGACGGAGCTATTCAGGCTGCTAAGAAATTAACAACACCACAACAATCACCAAGTTACTAAGTAAAGATGTCGAACTTTTAACAGCCATCTAGAAAATTTAGTCTAGAGGTGATATTATGTTAGACAAACTTACAACGGTTGTTAAAGGTTTTAAAACTATAGCCCCGATGCTTTCTGCCTTCCTGCCAAAACAGGCGAAAGCATACAGTATTGCCAAACTTGGCATCTCAGTTAATGAGATCAGGAGTCTGGCAGAAAGTGGTAAAGGCTGGACATCTTTACTTTCAAGATAGCGTGGGCAGGGCTTCGGCCCTGTTCCACCTGTCAATAAATTCTTAGGAGGTCTCATCCATATGGAAAAAGGATGGTTTTACAATGCCAGAACAGTTTACTGGACGGCACTTAATCCGGGAAACAGGTTCGGTATCATATATAATATGAAAAGCAATAATATAGGTATAGAGGGAGGTAAGGCAGGATTTATTGCAAGAGTGAATGCAAAATGCGGTGATATGCTTACTCCGGCTATATTTGAAGAAATAAAAAATGGTGTTTTTCGCTCAGAAGAATATAAAGAAAAAATAATGCCATTTCTTATTGAAGAATTGGGACTTACTCCGGAGGAATTTTATTCCACTGAGAAGTATAGGCCTGGTAAGGCAGCCAAGGCTAAAGCTGTCTCTGAAGTCAAAGTTCAGAATGTGCCAATAACAAAACCTGCTCCCACAGAAGTGTTTATTCAGGGAAAGACGGAAGCACCTGTACCTAAGCCAAAGCCTGCGCCTGTAACGGGGCAGTCGGATAAGCCGAAACTCTGTATAGACAATCATATGGAGGAAGGTCTTATTGTGGTTCTAAAAGAAGAGGACGGGGTTTTAGTTTTACACATCTATTCTTCAGATGGTGAAAATATGAAGAAGAGTGGTTCTGAATGGGTATATCCGGTAGATATAATTGCTAATGGATATGATACCAGAGTAAGACGAAAGGAATTGTATAAAGCAGTGAAAGTTGTAAAGAAATGAAGCTTTATATTACACCAGCAGGAATGACTGCGTCCAGAACAAAGGATTTCCTGCGACCTGCTAAAGAGAGATTTGAATTTGACAAAGCCATAGTAATCACCAGCTGCGACTGTGTTGTATCTCTCTACAATTCTTTAAAACATGAGCATGTCAATATTTTTGCTTTGACTAATCCACTTTATGGCCAGGAAGAATATCTCAGCACTGTCAGACGGGTTGCCTGTTTAGTGTTAAATATGCAACCAGCTCCGGAAGAAATAATAATAAATAGTTCCGGAGGAACTGAGAAACTCTCCTGTATCATAAAGGATCTGGCCCAGGTATTGGGAACACGATTCAAAGTAACAAGAGTATTTGGCATATATAATAAAATTATAAAAGATCCCGTATTTACAGAAATACCAGTAATAAATCCTGATAAGGAAATGTTATTGGCTCTGGGTACTGTAAAAGATTTAAAGGAGGTTACACATGGCTGTTCTGTGGACATCAACTAAAAGCCGTGCAGATATTGACTCTGAAGACGGGCTGTTAGTAAAGACACCCACGCTGAAAAGGCCTGATAAGCCGATTAAAGGCCTAGATACCTTAGATATCGAAAATGCTGACTTTATAGAGCTTTTTGCACAGAGAATCCATCTCAGATTCGAAGGAATGACTATGCTAAACGCTATGGCTAAGATTGTAGAAGTTGCTCAAGAGGGCAATGACTGTAGTCTCAGGTTTTTAGAATTCCACTTTGATGGTAAAAATACATTGTCAATTAGTGGGGGTTCCCCTACGGTTATATATAAAATAAATATAACTGCAGATGACATAAAAACCGGAGCGGGTATAGAATCTTTCGAGTTTGTTATGAATATGCCGCTGGAAGAGGCTAAAGATATTGTGAATTTCCTGACAAAAGAATTCAATATCTGCAGCTGTGAAATATGTACAGGCAGCCCCCAGAATGATGAGGGTATGCTAGATAAATGTCTACTCATCTTCCGGTCAAAAGAGCCAAATAATTCTTCTATGACAGAAAATGCTGAAGAGTTTATACACAGATTGGTACTGCTTCGTTGTTTTAACAAAAACATGGATCGTTTACCGTTCTGTAATAATATGATTCCAGATTCTGACATAGAAGAATTTCCCGTAATTTATTCGTCTGATATGCCAGTTAAGCTAAAAACTCTTATAGATGCTAAAGGAGATTATATTGAACTGGCACAGATGAATGGAACTATGCTTATAAAAAGTAAAGACCCTGTAACAAATTTAACATTGGAGAGATTTCTCGGATGCCCGCTAACCTCTAATGGCTCATTACCCGAGAACAAGCAGAGCTTTGCAGCAATACCAAGCAAGGATTTATACAGGGCTTTAAGCTATAAGCAGCCTGATCCGCTAAAGATGCAGATATGGTTCACTAAAAGTGGTAATGAACTTCAGTCAGATTGTGTAAAACTTGCCAATAAAAACATGGAGGTGTATATTGGTCAATGTTACAGAATGCCCATGCCAAAAGATACCAGTTTTCTTGTAAAGAAAAAGGGCAAATTTGTACAGGGCACAGCTGAAGAATCCCTGGCTTCTGCTCTGGCCAAAAACGGTGTTAAAAAGAAAGATCAGGAACAAAGGCTGGACGAAGTTCTGGGGGAGACCGACACCGGGGGCACTGAAGAAGTCCCCCAGTCATCTATTGATGAGGCTTTTGCCGCTCTTGACAGGGCCAGAGCCAGGATCATGGATGACAGCATCAAACTGAAACCGGGGGAACAAGTGAGCACTGCATTAATACTGGAAAAAATGAATGACCTGATAACCAGGATCGACGAACTCAATAAGAAGTATAATGAGGTACTCGATCAGGTTAATTTCCTGACCTCCAGAGTTGATAAGACAGCAGCCATAATCTCAACCATGAATGACATGGCTACAGACAGACTGATGTCTTTAAAAATGGGGGAAAATGAAGAATCCAGAGAAATGGAATCTGCTTCGGAACGTAGACGTAGACTTAAACGAGAGGCCGTAATCAGGAATGCTACTGGTTGCGAACCGACCAAGGAGGCTTTAGATATGTCTATGTTTCCGGCCAGACATCTGGGTGGAATTCCGATAGCACAGCAGGTAGATAATTATGTCAGACATTGTGGCGATTCTGTCGTAAGTATATCTATGATGCTGGCAAATATGCCAGAGGTGACTCAGAATAACATGGCTAAACGCTTGTCTATTTATAAGACACATAATCTGGCAGTTCGTGTGAATAAGGGAGAATATTATTTCCCGTCCGATATAGAAACCAGAATGGCAGAATGGGAGAAAGATAAGGACCAGATAATGGAACCTATTGTTCCCCCTGATCCAGTGCTGGCGGCTGCAGTTATCGAGACGGAACATAATATAGAAAAGTCCTTGCAGGGAGTAAGTAATGCTCGCAAGTTCAAACCGTCTCCCTCCAAAATGAAAAAATTCAAGCACTGAAAGGTTCCCCGGAGCTTAGGCTCTGGGGAATTTTTTTGATGAGGAATAAGTATGGAAGCAGATAAAAAGAAATGGTACCAGACTTATAATATCCCAAAAAAGTCTGGTGGAGTAAGACAGATAGAAGCCCCGATAGATGAAGTAAAGCAGGAGCAGTGGCAGATCCTCAAAGGATTATATCCAATGTATGCTCCAAGCAGGTTCGCCTATGGGGGTATATGTAAACGCAACATAGTTATGGCTGCAGAACAGCATGTAGCTAATAAATATGTTATGAAAGTAGATTTATCGGATTTCTTCCACAACGTTCATGGCGAATCTGTGGCGCAGGTTCTCCAGCAGCGTGAGGAAGTTACACCAGAAGCAGCGGAGTTTATCAGAAATCTCTGCACTAACTCAAATGATGTATTACCAATGGGGGCACCTACATCAATGTTTCTGGCAAATCTGGTATCTGAAAAGATGTATAATGCGCTCGGAAGAGCAGCAGGTCATATGGGAGCTGTGTTCACTGGTTATGTAGATGATCTTATCTTCAGCTGCAATGATTTATCCAAGCTGTTAAAATTGCAGGCTATCGTAAAAAGGATATGCACTTTTTACAACTTCCCGATAAATCAGAAGAAGATAAGTCTTATGAGAAACAAACAGGAGGTTCTGGGGCTGTGTGTCGTAAATACTTTAGATCATCCTAGACTTCCGCGTAAGAAAAGATATATAATCAAAGCAGCCTTGCACAATGCTAAAAAAGCTATAGAGAATGGTGAAACTCTACCTCCCGCCACTTTATATAAACTGAATGGCTGGATAGCTTTTGCCCATATGGCTAAGGATCAGTGGGCTGATCGGTTCAAGAAAAGCCTGGTTGAAATAAACCAGATGCGATTAGCCACCAAGAAAAGGAGAAAACGCAAAAATGCAGCTAAAGAAAAATGATATAATCGTCATGTTGATTGATGGTGTAGGAAAATACCTCAGGCTGGCAACAGATTATAATACCCCTATAGGTCCGGGAGATAAAATTGAGTTTACCGATATGTGGGATGTTATGCTCAGACCGGTCGGCGGTCCTGGTGGAATGGCTATAGACAAGGCTGTAATTCCTGTCAGTAAGGCTTTGGATATGGCTAAGGATACTCCAGGTCATTTCTGGATTCCACAAAGAAAACAGGTAACTATATTTAAACTGGATCCAGCAAGTTCAGAATACACTGCTCTTCAATCAGAATCTTCCAACATACTACTCCCAAAAAGTAATGGGGGTATACTGTTAGGTAAATAAAATTATGGGGCTCTATACTGAGCCCCATTTTTTAGCTGTTAATATATTTAAGATAATCCTGCCCATTCGATAAGACATCATTAACTGCCTGCTGCATAAGATTGGGATTCGGATTACCTGGAGTAAAACCAGGATTGAGTTCTTTCATTCTTTCGTTAACTCTAGTAGCAAATCTGGACATTACCTTTTCTTTAGTTGGCCCGGTTCCAAAAAACTTATCGAGGGCTTTACCCCCTTTACTTAATATATCAGTCGTAGATGGGGCAAAAAACATAAAGGGCAGCTGTGACATTATTCCACCGGGAAATAGATAATCAGCGCCTTTAGTTGTAAAGGCCAGACCACTGAGAACATCTGCCCCTCTGTTTGCTATGTTCTCAAACATACCTGCAGTGTCGAGATCTTCTCTATCTTTCACAGCACTGTATAATGGAAGGGCTGAGAAAGCAGCGTCAAGACCAGCTCCTGCAACGGCACCTGCTGCACCTAAAGCACCAGTCAATGGGTGAGCAGCCAGATTTTTAAAAGATTTAGCCAGGTTATCTTTATGGTACTGTATAGATTCAGGAATAGCTTTGATAGCTTTTGCATAAGCTACAGGATTATACATAGCCATAGCGTTATCTGCCATCTGACGTAAAAACGACCGCTCCTGAGCTACAGGTGGAATCTCTGTGACAGCTTTAGCTATCTGGGTTCCAGCCTGATTTAGTCTGTTAGCTTTTGGAGCCAGGTTCCTTAATTTTAGTTTATCGGCTAAAAATTTTAAATTAAGAGGCATTATAATCCTTCATCTATAACTTCATTAATAATATTTTTAACTGATTCAGCTGCCCCGCTCTCTTCGATCCAGTGAACAGCTATCAGATACTTACCTTCTTCAGTAAGCTTTGTTTCCTTCTGAACAACAGACACATGACCATCCTGGTCATATGACTGTGTCATCAGCTCTTCGAAAGCTTCCATATCTCCATCGACATCGCTGGAAAACAATCTGCATTTGTACTGCATGATTAGTCCTCCTTACTTTCCGGAGGTATGTAAGTAACTGTGATATTATTTATATACTCTAGTGCAGGTAAATATTCAACAGTTATAAATTTTATCGGCTTCATAATTACATTCTCTTTCTAGTAGTACCTTTAAACATTGTATCCTGGTCTGGAGATTTCGGAGGCATAATAGCTGTCGGGATCTGCTGCATTTCGCTCATTCTTCTACGGACAAGATTTTCCAGTGTTGGCATATCGGCTCTCATCTGAGCAAGAATCTGATGCTGCCCTGCAGGATCTAACGCCATTAAGTCCTTGGTTAAGGATGTAACCAGAGACTTTACTCCAGGAGGAACTACACCTGTAGTAAGGCTTTCTTTAGCACGTTGTTCCTGTTCCTGGCGTTTGGAAGTCTGGAATTCTCCTTCTTCCATTTTAAAAGCTGCGGATTTTAAAGAACCACCCTTACTCATAGGTTGAGCCTGAAGAGAGGTTCCTTGGCCCGCCGATTGTCTTGGATCCAAAGAAGTATTCTGCTGACGAGCTCTATACTCTTCCTCTGAGATCTGCTGACCGCTTTGTAAATCATAGAAGGCATGATTTGGAACATCAATAGCCACACCAGCAGCAGTATCTATGAGGTAACCAGTTGTGGGGTCATAAGGCATTCCGGAATTTGGGTCTATAGGTAAGCCTGTCTGCGGATCCATCTGCTGACCACCCTGAGCCTGACCTGGGTCTTGTGTCTGACCCTGCTGAGCAGGATCATTTGGATTAGGCACCGGCTGACCAGTCTGTGGATCTATCCACTGATTACTTTGCGGATCTAATAGATATCCAGTATTGGCATCCATCGGCATACCTGTATTAGGATCTATCGGGTACCCAGTATTAGGGTCTACTTGTGGGCCTTGGGCATTAGGATCACCGCCCTGAGCGTTAGGATCACCTTCCTGAGGCTGCTGTTCGCCGCCCTGAGCATTGGGATCTCCGCCCTGAGCATTAGGATCACCTGCTGGAGGCATCAATCCCATTTCTGCCAATTCCTGCTGAGCCTTAGCCTGGGCAACAGTCTGGGCTACCATCATATCACCCTGAGCTTCCATCTGCTTAAGCTGAGCCTGCATCTGGAAGTCATTACTGATAAGACTTGCTTCACCCTGAGCTTTAGCCTGATTGACAGCGTCACGGATAAAGTCTCCAAGTCTGCCTGCAGCTTCTTCCTGCTTGAGTCTCTTTTCTTCTACATAGTCATAACCGAATTCAGACAGCATTCTAGAGCTACTGATCTTACCAGTAGCTTCGAGGTTCATAGCTATCTGCTGGCGTTGAACGTCATCAGCCATACGCAATTCAGACATATAAATATCTACTGGAGCATAATGCAGGAATTTAGAAAATACACTTACAAGGAATTTGATAAAACGCTGCATACCGTCTCTGATTCCTTCAAAGGTATTTTCCAACATTCTTAAAGTAATAGATGAGCCAGTCCAGGTCATACCACCAAATACAAATTCCTGTGGAACACTCATAGAAGCAATAACCTGCTGAACTTCCTGCTGAATTTCAGGACCAAGTAACAAAGCTCTACCTTCGCCACCGATACTTTCAAAACCTATAGGAATATTAAAGACTGGAATATAGTTGGGATCTTGTCTCCATTTCTTTAATTCACTTTCAACATTACTCTTCCATCTCCCGAGGCCGATATTTGCTGCAGGAGGAAGGCTAGACCCATTACCGGTCTGAGGGAACAAAACCCACAAAGGAACAATATGTTGAACAGCAACCGCTTCCTGGGCTCTCTTTAAGGTCTGTAAATAATACAAACTCTTAAGAGCATGCATTATCAGAGGATAACCCCAAGAGCTGCATTGACCGGCTAAGCTTGGTCTGCGTAAATGATAGAATAAATCTTTACGAAGAACAACACGTTTATCTTCCTTGACAGCTTCAAGCACTATCATAGGGGCGTGCTCAATAAGGTTCATATCTTTACCTTCAAGTAAAGCTTCCTTATAAGTAACTGGTAGATCCCAGACATACTGCTTTTCACCAGAAACAGGATCTGCTATTATTTCCATAGCCATAGGGTCATATCTTATAATAGACACACCTTTGGATGTTCTTATATAGCGATCTTTTATCTTGAAAATAACTTTCTTATTGCAACTCAGACAAGTACCGGATATTTCCATCTTTCTTATCTTAGCCTTAAGGTTTTTATAGAGCCCCATAGGATGTATAGAACCACACTTAGGACACTTGAGATATCTCTTAAAAGGCAAATAGATACCTAAGAAGGAATTGCCATAAACACCCATATCAATGCCTATTTCGTAGAGTGTCTGCGGCAAATTCAACTGATCTTCAAACAAGAATCTCCACTTCTTCTGTACTTCCTTATCTTCTACAGCCGTATAAACAAAACTGGTGACCGGGTAGGCTGCCATTTTGTTTACTATAGCAGGGACTATGCAGTTCGTATTATAAAAATAGACACAGTATTGGAACAACTCTTTGATAGAGTTGGGGAAATAGGTCTGAGCAAGGTCGAAAAACGGTGATGGATATGGAAGAATTGGTCTTCCGCTATCCTGCTTGGCACCATGATTCAACGATAATTCATCATCTGGTGATATAGGTGTTATAGGCATAATATATAATCCTTATCAACCCATGAACGGGTTATAGTCATCTTCTTCTTCTTCAATAGCCATTACATCAGGAGCATCTGAAAGTTCAGTATCAGCGACTTCCTGCATAATTTCTACAGCACTTCCTTCATGAGGTTCTGTAGATTCCAGTTCGAAATGCTCACTCTTTTCTTCGGGGAAGATTCCACCAACAGATACTCCAGTCATTATTGGAGAACCTGGAATCGAGGCAACTTTAGCAGTATGAGCTACAAAGCTTACCGGCTGGAAAATTCCCATAGCTGCTTCCATTTCATCAAACATATTGTTCATCATGAATCCAGCTACTTTTTCCTGGACTGTAAGCATAGCTTCCTTAACCCCTTCGGTAAAAGCGAGGGGGCCGTAATCTTCATCCGGCATTTCTATATCCATAGCATCAGATACAGGTGCCAGCATACCGGCGTTGATATCTTCCTTAGTTACAGCTTCGGAAGATTCGCCAGACTGAGTAAAATGAATGAGGCCTTCCTTGACATTGCTGAACATATCGAGGGCTTCTTTTTCTTTAGTTATCAGGTCGTGGCTGTTAATCATAGAAACAAACAGACGTTTGCACATCTGGTCTTCTACGCTGTTATCCTTGAAATCTATCTTAGCCAGTTCCTGCCCGCTGTATTCAGCAAACTTAGCCTTGACACGTTCACGTATATCATTGATATGGTTCATATCCAGACCAAGAACTGTCTTCATTCTTTCGAGGGCTTTCATAAGATAGTCATCGACTTCTTCGGAGGGATGCCAGAAGAGTTCGTCATTAATGGCTTCACAGCCGATGTAATGTTGCACTTCTTCAGAATACTCCACCTTAGTAAGCTTTTCCATGATTCTCATAGCATGGACTACATTTTCTATAGGGAGATTCTGCTTTTCATAAAAAAGAACGGGGATGCCGGTAAGAGCAGCACATGTCTTTTCAAACAAGTGCCACTCTTGGTCTACGAAAGACTTGCCGCCTCTGATTGCTGATAAACACTGAATTTCACCTAGTATGTTATTATTAGGTTTAGCCAGGCCTAAACGTTCCAGCTCTTCCAGTATTGTTTCATACTCAAACTCCCACCAGTTTTCACTGGAGAATATAAAATCCATTATGGCAGAGATAGCCAGTGCTGGATAGTATATTTTCTGCGTAAGAGCATAGTTAATATAATTGCGTAAATCTTGTGACAAAGTCTTTTCATCGACCATAGCCGCCTCCCGAATTTATTTTCCTTTAGAACCTATAGCTTCCACTATAACAGATTTGTAAGGGATAGGCAAGGAATTAAATACAGCAATCGGATCGGCTACCATTTCATCAAGAGTGCCCTGGTCAATAAGTCCGCCAAGGTCTCCAGCATTAAGATTCATGAGATCGTTGGCCTTTACAGGTTTACCCATAAAAGTAGTGGCCATAGCATCAAGAGTATTTGCTACTTTTTCAAGTTTTGGATTACTTAAAGTAAGTATTGGTTTATAGGTACTGCCATAGGGGTCACGGATGAATTTACCATAACCCTTATCAAAACCTGCAACCTTATCTAACATATGCAGAGTTTCAGCATATTTGTCTATATCGGTTCTTCCAATAAGTCCAGACAGTTTAACATAACCTACAAGAGCCTGGGCACGTTCATCATCACATTTAGTAACTACTTCATGTTCTGCGGTCTTTTCGTTATATTTTACTTCATACTGTTTGAGCTGGTCTATACGGGTCTTAATACATTCATAAGCTGTTGGAGACCATTCATGAGAGGCGTATTTAGATACGGTGGTTGCTGGAATTTCAACATAATATTCAGCAGCCTTGTCACGAAGCTTCTTAGCGAAAGTGTGACGTTGTTCCAAAGAGAACTGTTTGTGGTTCTTATCAAAGTAAGAAGCCATCTTTTCAACATCTTCTGCACTTGTTATAGGGAATAGTCTTCTCTTCTGACCGTCTTTTTCGGAAACAAATACAAAACTGTCATCGCTGAGCTTAGCTCTGGATTCCTTGATGTTTCTGGTTTCTTCGTCAAAATGGTCGCGGAGTTTTTCAGCTTCTGGCTCTGATGGCTCACGATAGGTGTTGCCGGCAAGCTCGCTAGAATACACGCTGTATTTAACACCAGCAATTTCTCTTAATACATCAGAGAAAGCCCAGCACATGCGCCTGCCTATAGAGCCTGGGACTTCATCAGCTGAGTCTATCCTGTTATAAAGATTTTTGGCGGCTATAGCAGCTGCCTTGGCTGGGAGTTCCTTATAAACCTTGGACAGGTATATAGCACTTACTAAAGCGTTATTAATATCAGGGCAAGGGAAACGTCTGGTAACTTTACCATCCTTAGCTACGTGGATAAGAGCGAAGTCACTGTCTGGAAGCAGTCCCAGATCTTCCGGACCGAGAACATCCAGCTTTTCTACTTCAGATTTGAACTCAGCAACGGCTTTCATGGCACGGGAAACTTCCTTGTCATCTCCAATTCTGCCGACTTCTTCTACAATAGCGGCCATCTTCCTGTATCCAGGATCAGAAGCTATATCCAGAACTAAATCTGCAAATTTATTGAACATATTTTCCTCCAGGTAAATTCTGTGGGAGTTTTAACAGTTCTTCGATGTCTATATATTCCTGGTCAGGAATTACCAAAGACTGGTTAAATCCAACATCATCTATAATTAAATTAATAATACATTTTCTAGGAACAAAGAATTCAAAATAACCACGCTCATCAGTATAGAGCAGATTAGTGCCTTTTCTGATAAAGGTGTTATTTATTCTGGTAGGTTCCTTAATTCTATATACTAAAGGTATACTTTCAGAAGGCTCTGCTCCGATACTTGCGATAGTGCCCTGAACAAGGCAAAGGTCTGAGAATATATCCGGTGCGTGTCTCTTTGGGGAAACCTGACCCTCAACACCATCCGCTGTCATAGCAGATATTGTATAAAGAGTCTTGGGAGTGCCTTTCCTGTCGAGGAACCACTGGAGCTTTGCACGGCTGTAAGTATCATTCGGAACAATAATTGTCCTGAAACGCTGAGGTTCTTCGGGTTCTTCTTCAACAGGTTCTTCCGGAGTTTCAGGCTCTTCTGGGGGTTCTTCCTGATTTTCATCAGGTTCACCTTCTTCGGAAGGCTCCTCTTCAGCTTTAGCTGCCAGATTAGCCTTTAACAGCTCAATAATTTCATTAAGACTGGGCTGTATATCGTCAGAACATCTAACGCACTGACATTTAGCTGGCTCCTCTGGAAGAGGTATTTCCGGATCTTCAGCACGTATTACATAATAAGCGGCATCCAACTGCTTTTCCCATGTAAGTCTGACTCCGTAGAAAGGATATTCCTCATTTTCAGTTACAATGGTAATATCCAGGCAATCCTTCACGGGATCTAATTCCGGAGTAGCATCATTAGTGCTTTCAAATTCCATAATAAACTGATTACCAGCCCTACATTGAGACATCATCAATATTGTAGTATAGCTTTCTTCATCTTCTGCTTCACCGGCAGTCAGATGCACACCAGCTTTAAGCTCTTCAGCGCCGAGCAGATAATCGGGAGCTTCAGTGAGCTGAACTATACCAGAACCGGAAGTAGCTCTGAAAATTACTGGGTATGGAACATACTCAACCCACTCTTCTGGAAGCCCTGGAACAGGTAGAACTTCCCACGTAAATGGAGTAGGTTCAGCCGACTCTTCTGGTTCAATAGGTTCCTCGGGGTCACCTGGTTCAGTCCCTGGTTCAGTCCCTGGTTCAGTCCCTGGTTCAGTCCCTGGTTCAGTCCCTGGTTCAGTCCCTGGTTCAGTCCCTGGTTCAGTTCCTGGCTCAGTTCCTGGCTCAGTTCCTGGCTCAGTTCCTGGCTCAGTTCCTGGCTCAGTTCCTGGATCATCATTCTGGTCACCAGTGGGATTATCATTGTCATTATTCAATAATTCGTCATCGTCCATTGGTTACCTCTTACTTCTTATATGGAACATAGGTGTTGGGACCTATCTTTTCCAGCATACTCAGTTCAGTGCGAGTGTTGCGATTGTCTACATGGATAAACGGAGTTCTTGTCACACTGGGTCTTCTATAAATAATAGCTGTCTTGATACCTTTAGACAATTCGGGTATCTGTTCAAAAACTTTTTTAACATCAGCTTTTAAAGGAACAATATCAGCGGCTGCACCTACAACAGAAATGCCGTGGCTGTCCATTACTTTATGGATAGAATTGGATACACCACCAACTGCACTGTTCAACCTGGTATTTCTATAACCGGAATTAACTCTAATGGGACCAAACTTATCTCTGATTGGTTGAAGAACATCCTGACAGAGAACTCTTAAAGCTTCTATAACTTCATCAATAGGGTAAGTAACTAATTCTGGGTGGCTGTCGCTTCGAATCAGCTCATATAAAGTAAAGTTATCTGACAACTTCGTATTTTTTGCTTTGGTTATTTGTTGTGCTGTAAGCATCTAACTTTCCCTCCTCTATGATTTCACGTATCACTTCACCTACTCTGGCACAATCAAAAGGCTTCTGCAGACATAGAGGATACTCTGGTTCTGCAATATATTCTTTAAAGTAATCCACATGAGATGAAGTCAGAACAATATATTTGACTGAGGTATGAAATCGCTTGAACAGTTCCACACCTGACATTCCTGGAATAACCATATCCAGAAATACAATATCATAAGTATAATATTTTAGCAACTCAGCAGCCTCTTCACCCGAGGTGACCATATCTATAACGACAGGGGCCCTGAAATTGTATTCAGACAGGATTCTAGGCATCCAGTCCTTATAAAGAGAGGACAATAGTGAATCATCTTCTACTATAAGAAGTCTCATATTACCACCAGCCTTTGGCAGTGCCGAACATTTTTACTACCCAGATAATAAAGCCTACAAAACTGCTCAGTAATACACCTGATATATAATTATATCTGGTTTCCAGCTTTTCATAGGACTTCCTGAGCATATCCAGCTCCAGTTCAAGCTTTTCCACACGCAGAGATTCCTCTTTATGTGTATGCTCGAGAGTGTTGGCAATGTTCGTGAACTTTTCATTGCATACAGCTTCAAAAGATGCTACCTGACGAGCAGATTCCTTGGCAGAGTCTACAGCAGACATAAGTTTACTCCTCTGGTCTGAAATCTCGTTGATCTGTTCTGTGAGATACTGCATAGAAGCAGTGGTTGTTCCCAAAGACAGCTTTAAATTGCCTATTTCAGTGATCTGTAACTCATCATTTATTTCTATCTTTCTAACCTGTTCCTTCAGTGCGGAGACAGATGTGAGTAGGGTGCGCTGTTCTTCACTGACCCTGTCCAGCATACTGTAAAGTCGTGTTGTTTCCTGTTCCGCCATAATAAAAGTCCTACATAAGATATACTTTAATATAAAACCTAGAGAGCTTTTCGTCAATACTTAAGCCCACTATAACATATACTCCGAAGGCAACATTTTTTCAACAGGTAAAAATTTATGGTATAAGAGAAATGTAATTCCAGGAAGTACAATATACTTTCTAAACTAAAGGTTGCTGTCTCAGCCTCCACGCAAAATATTTGAGTCAAACTAGATAATAGTTTACTCACCATACACTGCCGCGTTCCAGGAGAACAGCATGCATCCTGGATCCCGAATATTCGGGGATCATGTAAACCGGTCTCAGAATTCGAAACTCGCTCCTTACAGTAGCTTCCTTTCGAACTCTGAAGACCGGTGAACACTTCCCCCGAACTTCAGGATCCAGGATGCATGCTTTACTCCTTGCACGCGGCAGTGCACTCGCGTAAACTATTATGAATAGAAAGTTGACGGCTTCCTGGTTTTACCTTTATGGGGACCCCCGGAATAACCTTATTTGAAGAGGTTTCCTCTTCATAGTATTATGGAAAATACATACTATTATAGTTCATACTGGCGCTTGTCTTCCATGGGTGATCTGGATAGCTGCTCCTTCTCTGGATCAGAAGGCTCAGCTCTCCAGATCACCCATGGAAGACGGCTCTAGTATGAACTATAGAATATTCCGGGACTACTCCCCTCCTAAGAGAACTTCTGCTAAATGGTCTAAGCCTGGATTATGCGCGCTCTATCCAGAATGGCAGGTTCGAATCCTCCAGTTCTCATTGGCTGCTTTGTCGATAAAGCAAACTATTGCAGCGGATTCCGCTGCAGTGTATAATATCAGTTATGAACTATAAGATAACTGCAGAGCTAAATTCCCTGACATATGTCCACCGAGCTGGAACAAATCGACGGGTCTTTGTTCGGAATCCTGCCTTGTGGGGCAGGATCCTTCACTGCAAACCCGTCGATTTTTATCCAGCCAGGTGGACATCGTCAGTGAAATTAGCTCGCCAGTTATCTTGAATGCTGATATCGACAGGTACCTCTGGTAAGATATTTGCTAGACTTGTGGATGAGGATACCTCATCCGGGTGGATTGCAACTAACACACTCGTTTATATACAGGTTATCCAGTGCACAGCTGGCCACGGCGCTACGGATGAGAAGGAATACCCAGTACCTTACGCAGGTAAACCTTCTCCAGGACACTGGGTGCTCCTTCACATCCGCTGCGCCATCGGCCCGCATAGCACGGATACCTGTATATAAAAAGTAGCATATGAACTTCCAGACTCGATAGCGGGATTGCCTTAAAAGGCAATCCTGTCTGTCATTATTAAATCTCAAACTAAAGTATAATTTTTACATATAAGGAGTAAGACAATGGCTGCTAAAACATATGCAGGAGCTATGGCTCACATTAACTCTCTGGCTTCTGCAGTAACTACCAAGCTGAACTCTATTAATGTGTCAGGCACAAACTCAGGAAGAGCTGAACAGGTAAGAACAGCTAAAGCCTGGTATACTGAACAGTTCGGTAATCTGAAAGAAGCTCTGTCCGGTTATATCAACGGTGGAACCGGCTGGTTCAGAGTGGAGGGGCAGAACAAGAAGACCATGGAAAATGACATCTATGAGCTGATCACAGCAGGTGTTAACAAACTGTGCATATCTCTGGAACCGGAAGAAGGCGAAGAACCAATCAACTTCTGGGATTATTTCGGAGCCGAAGATTCGCTGGGGACAATTCTCAGCTGGACTATCAATGATGTCTATCTAGGCTATGCAAATCTTCCTACAAACCATACCCTGTTCGCACCCGTAATACAGAAGCTGAACAATGCACCCGCACAGGAACATGCTCGCAGAGAAGAGCTGCAACTGAAGCTTATGGGTGATTACATGATGTACAACCTGCCTGAGCTGTTGGAACCAGACTATCAGGTATTAGGGCCTGACGAAGACCCACCCACTATTCAGGAAATAGGTACTGTAATTTACATAGATTGGAAGTTAAAGGAAGTTATAGAAGCTTTCAATCTGGACATTTATATCCCAACTTATGTAAGGAGCTGACAAATATGGCCAAACAAAAATCCAAACCTAAAATAGCAGAAAAGTATATACATCCCTGCTCATATTGTGCTAACATGAGTAAGGACCCTGCTACGAACCAGATGTCCTGCATCATCAATGATCCTACATTCTGGGCCGAATATCAGGGCTTTAAAGATAAACTCTGTCTGGAGGCATGCGATGGTTGGAAAGGTATTAGAGAAAGTAACCGGATTCAATACTGATATGTATATAGTATCGGTGGAACTAAAGGACAAGAAAACCGGTGAAACTGACGTATTTGTATTGAGCAGAGAAGTAGAGGGCTGTGAGATGCCTAAGATAATGACATTCCTGGATGCCAGTGAATTTCAGAAATTCGTAAAAGATGTCTCCAGGTCTGCCTGTCCTACCTTCGACCTGTTCAATAAACTCTTCTACAAAGGCAACCCCAGACTACACCCTATATGGACATTCGACACCTCTGTATTCAAGAACAGCGGTCCGATGGATGTCCTTTCTTTCTGTTTCGATACAATGAGCCTGGCCTATATCAAATGTGACGGACTTACTGCCGGAATATGGAGGATGGGCGGAGAGCCTGTAGAACTGCCTAAGATAGAACTGCCAAAATACTATGTGGATCCCAAGCTGGACGAAAAGGTAGCTGCCGGAGATATCTTCATGGGAAAGCTTAATAGAAGACCTCAATAATAAGTATATTTTGGTATAAGCAAAGTATACTTACCAAGGAGGTACTTTATAATGTTTCAAACTGTTGCTAATAAACAGATAGAAGCAGTTCAATTTCGCGGGACTCTGGAAAGCGCGGCAGAATGCTGCAAACTCCTGGCCCATCTTAGCATCCCAACAAGCATAGAAGTGCAGAATGAGAAAGTAAAATTAATTATTGCTGGCATGTCTCTGCCAAAGTATATGTTTGTTATTAAAAGAAATACGGATTTCGCAGTAGTCGGGGCTTCAATCTTCACAGAATGTTTCTCTACTATAGAAGAAGAAAAACCGGCTGAAGAAAACAAAATCACAGGTGAGGCTACTCCGGAAAACATAGCCAGAATCCTGGCCCAGCTGAAGCAGCAGGAAGCCGCTCCCAAAAAAGACGAAGGCATTTGGGATAAAGCTCCGACAGGACCTAAAATGCAAGTAGTCTTAAGCCCAGAGCAGGAAGAAATGGTTAGCGATATCATCGACAATCTTGTCGAAGATATCCAGATCAATGATAACAAAAGAGAAGACCTGCGCAGACAGGAATGGGAAGAACAATTCGGAGGTATAGACGACGATGATGAAGACTACCAGGAATTCGAAGAGTTCTCACCGTTAGAGTTCACTACTAATCCTGGAAGTCTTACAGTAAACTTGAACGGTCGTGATAAGTCTGTAGTTACAGAAGTTCTCGATACTAAAATAAAAGACATCATGGATAAGAAGCTTAACCCACCGAAGGTAATTACCAAGGATGGATGCATAACCTTAGACTTCCGCTAAGAGTAAAAGAGTCAGCCTGTATGTGCTGGCTCTTTTTTAGCTGGTATTTTTAGGTATAAGATAACTGTAAGTTCATGTTGAGCTTACTAACTCAAATTAAGGAGACAGACAGTGAAAGACTCTAAACACACAAAAGATTTGATCAAGCGCGCTGCTCTTGATCTGGGAACTAAAACCGGTGGTGTTCCCACCACCTTCAATTTCTCGGTTTTTAAACGTAACATCAGTGATGAAGCTGAGCTGGTCAGGAACATAGCTACTGTTATAGAAGCTACTTTCCCAGGCATGGGTAACCCATATCTCTGGGCACCGGCTCAGTATGACGTCGTTATTAAGACTCAGGACAAGATGGGTGAATATGATGCCACCCTTTTTACTGAGCAGGCTTTGAACAGGGCTTGTGGTGAACTGGGATTGAAACGACAAGAAAAGACTCCAGACAGGGATTCTGGGATTCTTGAAATTTTAAACCACTTTAAAACTACCGGTTTTACTAGTGGGAGAATATCTAGAATTAACGGAATCCTACGTAAAAGTTCGCGCTATATGTTCTGGGATGACAACTGCAGTTGCCAGAGCGTAATAGAAACCATGGTCGAAGCTGGGCTTCTTGGCCTGGACAATAATGACTATGGTGCCTCAGAAATTGCATACCTGACTGAATTAGGACGTGAGATCCTTAAGCTCTACGGGGATTCTATGACGGATCTGACTGTTATTACTGACCTCATAAAATCAGTAGCCTTCTTTAAGCTGAAAAGATACTGGGCAGAAGCAGTAGCTCATCAGATTATCGAGGACAGCGACGGTCCGTTGCTGTACTCGGTTGAAAAGCGACTATTGGAACGTAAACCACGTAAAGACAACCTGGCCCCAATGCAGAAGATTGAGACTCCGAAGTATGACTATGTTAAACCTGCTGATAAACCTAGGGTTAAAGAAATCGAAATCAAACACGATGAGCTTAATCCTCCTAAGCTGGAGCTCAAGCCTAAAACTAGAGCAGCTATGCCAATAAAGATAGAACAGCCAATGGAAGTCCATAAACCAGCAGCCAAGACTATCGAAGTTGAAGAAGTATTCGTAGCACCCAAACCAACAAAGGAGAATATCGTGGTTAAAAATCCAGATCTCGTAGAACAACTAGGAGTAGATACCCAATATCCGTCTATCTTTGAAATGGAAGATATTCAGGATGTTGTTCTCAAGCTGACAATGCTGCAGTTAAAATGTGAAAGCAAAGGTCAGCCTGGCAAAGCTGACACAATTTCAAATATGATAAAATTCTTGATGAAAGGGTAAGATTGTATTATGAAATATGTAGCCGGACTGTTAATAATATTAGCAGCCGGCTGCTTTCTAGCCGTCAGGTTATGGAAACGCAGCCGACTAATTATAGTATATAAACTAAGAAAAGTAGGAGGAATATAATGGAAAAGTATGCAGCAGGAAAAGAAGTAATCTGTAAATGTGGTGAAAAGGTAACACTGTTTGCGGGCGAAATAGCAACCTGCCCTAAATGTGGCGCTAAGATTTCAGGAGATTGAAACTATGGAACAAGAACTCCTGAAAGCTGTAATGCAGGGCGAAGCTAATCAAATTCTATCACAGATAAACAATGACTAAGCCAAGACCCAAACATTGCATTTTCTGTAACGAACGTAGCGAGGAGATCTTCCCTTGCCAGGCATGCGAAAAAACATGGCCTGCAGGGATGACCGCCATAGTGGATGAAAATAATAGATGGATGATGCTGCCCACTACATATTGCCAAAATGTTATAAGGGACTTAGCTAACATGAAAACCGAAGATCCTCGAATACAACTCACCGGAGTAGATTTGGTTCAATATGTGAAAGACTGGGCTGCCATGCGTAAGCAGGAATTTCTAGAGCGTGGGCGAGCTGCATTCGCCCCACCTCAAGATTGACTGAAAGGCATAAATCAGTTATACTACAGTGTAACTGATTTTTTTATCTGGGAGTTTTAATATGTTTGAAAAATTAGCTGAAGATATAGCTTACATGGCACAACTAAAACTTGCTGCTCTTACTGAACAAGTAGAAAAAACAGCAGACGCTAGCCATTATCTTAGACAAATGCTAAATATGGCAAAAAATGCACCTGCAGGTACGGCTAGCATGGGGGATCTGCCAGGATATAACGCTTTAGCTGGTAAATTAAAGGCGATCGCAGGCCGAGCCTACAGTGGAGCAAGAAATGCTGCTAATTCACAGCTACCATACTCACTCAAAAGTAAAATAGTTAATAATGTCGGACAAATGGTTGGTCAGGAATCAAAATATGGAATAAAACCATATGATTTTACACAATTTCTAGGCTCAAGTAGTCCTCGGGCTGCTCTAAGTCCACAACAATTTCTAGATCTCGCTGCCTCTAGAAGAGTTGGATAAAATAACTAAAAACGCAAAAATATTCAATCTAAAAAGTCTACGAAAAATGCTCTTTTCGTAGACTATTCTGGCACACCTCAACAAATCAAACAAAAATAAAGGGGATTAGCATGACTTTCTGGCAATCATTTATAGGTATGTTCAAAGGACCTGACGGTTATTTCAGCAGCAGCAAAATAATGAGCTTCTGCGGATTTTTCGCTTTTATTATCGTCAGCTGCATTTTATTATATATCAACCCAGCCAAATTCAACTATGAGATCTTCGCCTGCCTGAGTGCTGGCGGAGCTGCTGGACTAAGGGCTATGGACAAGTATACCAATATGCTTGGAGCAAAAGCTAAAGTAGAGGACAAATAATATGATAGAAAAACTGGCACAAGATATATATAATGCTGCTATTATCAAACTGGCTGCTTATGACTTTAATAAGGGACCTTATGGTAAAGAAAACGCTGAGTTAATTTTAAAAGAATATCCTAAAACTTTAAAATATATAGAAAACCTAAGATCAGACCCTAAAACTGATCCAAGGATGCTGAAATTTGAAGAAGATAATCTCCCATATTTAACAAAACTACACGAAGATGCTCAGGCATACTTAGCCTCACTTAAATAAGCAATGTTCCACAAACTAGCCCACGACATATATACAGCTACATTGATAAAGCTGGCTTTTAAAGCCAACCAGAATAACTTTACTCATGGCACCTCTGCTGTATTCTCAAAGACCACTAAGCGCCCCGACAGAGAGCCCGATAAAAAGTCACCCAAGAAAGGAAGCGATTCCGAGTACTGGGTAACTCCTATGGGGATAGTCAGGGGCAGTGACCACTGGGGCACTGTCGGGACCTGTAACTGGGATCTTGCCGGGTCGCCTGATCACCCCGGCAAGAAAGTCTATGGGTTTAGTCCGTGGGAAAACTTCAATAAGAAAACCGCAGCCTTAGATACTATCCAACACTACACTAAAAGTGGCCCAAAAGATCAGGTAAGCAAGTCGGTATCACAATGGCATGATGAGAACCCTGAAGCTGCCGAAGCCTTTCTCCTAGATTTATATAATAAACTTGGTTGGAAAAACAACAACCCAGCAAAATATATGAAGACTAGACATGAGTTGGAAAACTGGATGTATGAACAACTTCCTCAGTTAGGTATTAAAGCTGATACTAAATATCCAACGTATGGCAGTTTAGATCTGGGGTATACTCCTGAAGTATTCCAGGATATGAACTCTCATTTAGATATACCATTAAAAGGACTAGAAGATAAAGTTACCTTTAGTATTGGTGACTCTATACCAGTACTTGGAAAGGCAGACCCTGCCAGCAGAAAATTATACAGTCTTAAGGACATACAGAGCATGCCTTTAAATGAAGTTATAGAGAAAGTAAAGGCTAGTACAAATAATAGCAGAGGTCAGAATTACCTTGAAGCTCAGATATGGACTACCCCTGAAGAACTTCAACAGGTTGCTAAATTAATCGAAAAAACTGGCTCTAAAAAAGTTCTTAAAGGCTATTATGATATGACCCCAGAAGAACAGGAGGCTGCTCGTAACTCCCTTAAAGACAATGAAGTAGTCTACTTATCTTCTAAACCTATCGGTCGTGGGTATGAGGGATCTGCTTATCCAGTACTGACTAAAGACCTGGGTGAAGCTATCAGGAAAAACTTTAACGGTTGTTATGGCGAGACACCTCACCTTCAACGCATGATAGAATTAAAAGGTAACAAAATAGACCAGCAGGTAAGAGATTTATTTGATGCTGGGGAATTTGAGAAAGCATATGAACTATATGCTGCAGACAATCCACGCAAACGGATGAAAAACAGGCTGGCTGAAAGAATGCAAGTACTAATGAATCCTGATAATGCTGATCTGTTTGCTGCATTAGCTAAAGCCCAGCCGAGAAGAGTGCATGAAAATATAGGTGGGGGTATAAGAGCTGTAGAACCAGGATTAGGTAGTCTTATTATGGAAAAGCTAAAAGTTCAAGATGACTCGAAAGGGTTCACTGAAGCTGACTTTATATCCATGAATACAGACCTAGCTGAAAGAATCATGAAAGCTCATATCGGAGACAAGCCGGCTTATGGAACGGACTTCCCGGAAAAATTTACAACACCCAATGGTAAGATAGGGCCCAACATGCGTTTTGCACCTATACTACGTGGCGCTGATGGTAAACTTTACCAGGTCAAGGATATACGAAACGTCTTTGATAAAATGGCTCTGCCAGAAATGTTCAGAAGTCACGAGACGGCCTTTCACAATGCCGGACTCAATGATAACAATCAGCTGAAAATATTTGATTTTGGTACTAAACCAATAGAGGAGGCCTAAATGTGGAAAACCTTACTAGTTACATTATTGTTAGTTTTGTCTCTTTCATTGCAGGGTTTCTGCTCGACCTATACCTTCACCGAAGAACAGATGGCCGGGTTGAAGACAGAATTGACGAGGCTCAAAACATCAATAGCCAGCTTGACTCTGGCACTGGACAACTCGAAGAAAGAACTGTTACTGTCAAAAGAACTATTGTTAACGCAAAAAACCGAACTGGAGAAATGGCAGAAGTCGCACAGAGAATTGCAGACGGAACTGATAAACTCAATAAATCAGTTGAACGAAGTACAGAAGCTATTACAAAAGCAGAGGGAGCTATTAGGACAGCAGAAGACAGCATTGCAAAAATCGAAGAAATACTCTCAGCAGCAGAAATACAATCGAAGGATTGAGCGATTAGGCTGGGCAGCCTTAACTATCTTTCTTGCTGTAAAATAAAGAAACCCTGGGATAATCTCCCAGGGTTTTATTTTTTTACATAGTAATTGGCTTGAATGCTTTGGCTACGTTAGGCCTAGCTGCCTGCTGATAAGCCGTGTTATTCAACATATTCTGGATTTGAGAGAGGAAATTAAGCTGTCTGCCAGTAGTGGCCAGCTGTGGGTTTTTCATTATTCCATTATGAAATAACTTGGCAGCAGCAGGGTATGGGATGGTTCCGTTCTGCATTCCAGAAATGAATCTTGTAAAGGCCTTATTTGGCTGAGTTTGGAAAAAGTTAAGGAACTGCTGCATATTTCCAGCAGCAGCATACTTTTCGAACAAGTCATCCAGAGCAGCCAGTTTAACGTTAGCCATAAATGCTATATCATAAGCTAATTTATTCATCATAATAACTGCTCCTTAGAATACATTGGTTCCGCCGTAGGCTTTCCACTTAGTAAGATTAATGGCTACCCAAGTAAAAGTTGCAGCTGCGTTAGATCCAGAATTATAGACAGTAAATTTAGTAGCGCTATTGTTAACAACATAAATCTCGCCAACATTACCCACGGTGGCTGGTGCACTTGTTCCGTCTACACTGATGAATACTGCATAATCCCCAGCAGCTGAAGCGAAGCCAGATGGCAGTGTTATTGCTCTTCCAGCTGTCCCCTGCAGAGTAGTCGCTGTAGTAGCAGTATAAGTAGTACCTTTACCTGCCAGAATAACTTTTTTAACTTCCGTTAATATAGCATTTTTAATGGCTGTTGCAACCTGCGTAGCGGTCTGTCCGCCGGCAGCTGTAATATCATCCATAGTGGCCAGCTGCTTAAATGTATTAGAAGAACCAGCTTTACGGACAGCCCATCCGCTGCCTGTGCTTGAACCGGAGTATACCAGCTGAGGATTATAGGTGCTGTTACAGTCTATTTCAATACCTGAGTTAACTGCTGAGGTACCACCCTTATTAAGGAGAATAACCTGATCGTTAATTTCAGTATTAGTCGTAGTAGTATTTACAACGGAGTTGAGAATAACATTACCGGTCACTTCCAAGTCACCAAATACTCTCAATTTCTTAGTGGCTCCAGAAGCACCTATATCCAAATTACCAGCAATCTTATTACTGCCAGTACCAGCAATAGTAAGATTCGAGCTTGTGCCAGTAGTTGTAAGAGCACCTGCAAAAGTACCTGCCTTAGCTTCCACAGCCTGTAAAGTGGTCTTACCACTTGTTACATTAATAGCGGCTGCTGTGGAAGAACTTGCAGAGAACTGAGTGGTTACACCCTTAAAATGTTTCACAGCTGTAATTTCCTGAGCTGTTCCGGTGCGATAAACTATATCTCCAGCCAGATCAGAATGAAGCATGGCTTTAGTAATATAATTATCCCCCACGATATGTGGGGAAGAAGCTGCTGCAGATATTGTAGAGCCCACATGAGTATCCATATCAGCCTTGAAGTGCATCAAATTGGAACTGCTGGGGGCACTTAAATTTTCAATATTAGAGATCCTATTATTAAGCTCTGTGTGTGCCTGGGCGGCATCACCAGCTGTCATTGGCTGGGTTTCCAGCCTGTTTAACGGGATACTGCCCTCTTCAATATATTTGCCATCTACTATCATATTTTATCTCCTATCAACCTATAGCGATATAATCAAATGCCACAGTGGCAGTACCGGTGTTATAAACAGTAAATCTGTCTGTGGACTTGGAAACCCAGACATCACCAAGTTGTCCATCGGTGTTTGCTGTTGGTGTAACAGCAACGGTATAGTTTGTATTTGCAAAAGCAGCTGGTAGCATTACAACCCTGCCAATAGTTCCGTTAAATGTAGAGGAGCCTCTCATAGGCTTCAGATTGTTAACCTTATCATGAACGTGAGAGTTTTTCACGGTTCCACCAAGAGCCAATATCTGAGTTGCAAAGTTAGCTGGAGTATAGTATCTGATGTAACCATCATATGAAGCATACACTCTATCCATAGTAGTAGTGCTTGCATTTCCGCTGGTTGTATTTATCCAGCCGCATTTTGTATGTCCACTTGCATCGGTCTTTACAAGCTTATTGGCTTCATTGTTTACACTGCCGGAAGTCACATGCAAACCATCGACCTTGTCTGAATCCAGAACAGTCATAGTGAACGTAGAATTGCCAAGATTAGTTATTGTAGTGCTGCCTGATACATTACCGGCTGCTGTTATGGTAAAGTCATTAACATCGAAGTTCAACTTGCCGGAATTATCATCATATGTAACAGCAATTCCACTTTCGGTGTTTCCACTAATCATGCCACCGACATAATCCTGAACAGTTTCCATATGGCCATCGAGAAATTCCTGCAGGCCTATTACAGAAGTAGCTGGAATGCGTTCGCCATGACTAGCAACACCAGAGTGGTCGTGAATACCAATATCAACACCATCAACTGTGGCATTAAGAGCAACAGTGATATCACCTGTGAAGCTGGAAGTTCCATGAACAGCCAGATTCTGAAGTGAGGTATTAGTCTGAGCTATGGTAACTTCATTTTCTGATATTTCAAACTTAGGTGCATTCTGAACACCGAAATATAAACTTACAGAGGAGTGGGCATTGAATATCTTCCAAGGCGTATTATTGCCTGAAGCCAGAGTCAGTATGCTGTCGTCAAGGGTAACAGCATTGTTAGTAAAAGTTACGTCAGCCTGGGTGCCATATTCGTTACCAGCATAGTAGATCGGGTCACTGGCACCACCTAATGTAAGAGTGCCACCAACCGAAGCATCACCATTACCACCGACTGTAAACAAATTATTATTGCTACTGTTCTTACAGGAAATTACAGTACTACCAGGGGTAGCGGCTGAGTTGGCCTTATATATAAATCCCTCATCTGTAGTAGTTACAGAAGGAACTGTTATGTCAGAAGTGAAGTTGATACCGTTGGCGGTAACACCGAGCTTGTTGCCCTGAATAGTTACATCACCCTTAAGGATGTTAAGGTTACCATTCCTGTCAACAATTACAGCGGCTTCGTTAAGACCCATGGTTCTGGTCTGCAGTTCGAGAAGATTTCCAAGGAAAGTATCCTCGACTGGCTCTCCTGCTTCTTCGTCGAGACCAGTCCCATCCGGAGCCACAATAATACCAGTGTGATTAGTTGCAGATGAAGGTGTAACTAAAAGACTGTCATAGTCTATTGTTTCTGACTCAACTTTAGTTGTGGTACCCACAACAGTGAGGTCACCATCAATAACAACACTGCCGGAAATATGTGTCTGACCACCTATACTGGTAACTCCACTTATATTAACATCCCCATCCAAAGTAGCATTGTCTGCTTTAAGGTCACCATCTATATCTAAAAGAACATTACCATCTCCGGCATTCGTGACAGTTATAGTCTGTTGAATTGAAGATGGGGCTGATTGTATATCTTCAGAACGGATAGTGGACTGGGTCAGTATCTGGCCATGTGGATCTGACGAGGTGGCTTCATGTGCAGACAATCGCTGGTCTACAGCCGAAGCGCGATCGTTCAGCTCAGTGGTATTATAAGTAAGAGCTATCTTGCTTTCAGATATTTGAGCATCCTCAGCAATAACAGCATCTGTTATTGTCAACGGTTGAATTGAATGGGTTCCGTGTAATTTTTTCATCTTGGTTTCCTAGGAAATAAAGCTTTACTTAATATTACTATTTAACAGTGGAAAAGTAAAGGGTAAAAGAAAACCAGGATCTATGGGGTCCTGGTTTTCAGCTGAATTATTCAGCAGCTAAACGTAACTTAGGTCTAATACCTACGTTTAGTGTATAGCTAGTATTTGGCATGTTACCATCCAATCTGAAGAGAATAGTTACACGATCACCTGCGTGTATTTCAAACTCCTGATTCCAGTCATATCTAGTACTATTTACTATGCACTTAGAAGAATACACATGAAAGTTAATGCCAAAAGAAGGCATATTAAGTCCATATATATCCCAATAAGTAGGAGAAGCCGCGAATTTACTGTTATCACTAGGATAGTATTTATAATCGTGCTGAGCTATATAATATTCCGGAGAAGTTCTATATACTGAATAATCAGGAGATGCTGAAGGATTTTCTCCCCAATCTACTAAGTTACCATAAAAATTTGAATTCCCGGCTACAGAGCTATTACATTGACAGTAAAAACCAAAAGGGGCGTCTGCAAACTTATATTTGCTGGCAGGTCTCAATTTAGGATACCAGCCATAGGTAAATGCTGTAGCTCCGCTATCCTCCTGTGTATTAAAACCACCAAACATGACAATAACAGACATAACATCGTCTGTTTCAAACAAGATAGGTGTCGAGGTTCCCTTGTAAGAATACAGAGATTCTCCATTCTTCAATACATCCAATATATAGGTTTCTCCACCATGAGCATGCGTATACAAAGATGTAGACTGATCTGTCCATACAAAGTAAAGGGGTTCTGTCATTACATATTCAAAAGTAGGGGGTGTGGTTTTATAGTCACTGTACGGTTCTGTCTTATACATTCTGAACGGACCCGTTCCTCCCCATTGATTATAATAGTATTCGTGACCACCCACGTTATAAGTAGTTTTGAAGGCTTTGTTATTTTCTTCGTCTGTACCCCAGTCATAATGATCAGCATCATACTGTGATCTTGCGAAATGCATGTCACTCAACCTGACTGGATCTGTCATTTCTACGGGGAGTATTTTTTCAGAATAGGCATAATAGGTCTTCCCCTGAACTCTCAGACTTAATTCTCCACTCTTGGTTCCCTGCTTCAACGGGAGGTACCTGGTATACCCACCTTGTTTTACAGCCAGTTTAGGTGATGAAGAAACGCTGTCCTTGAGTTCATATTTCTTTATTGTTCCATTTTGTCTTATACATAAGTCTGCCATAATTTATTTCTTCCTTTGTTTATTAGTAGGTGGCCCAGGTTACACTGGTTGCTCCACCATAAGTAGAGGTCTTTACTGAGGACGTCCAGTTGGAATTGTTGGCTTTGTGATAGATTGTAAGGGTAAGACCTGAAAAAGCTGATGAAGATAGTGAAGTAGGGGGGTTACCTGCAAAATACACTTTTTTCAAGTTAGAGCAGCCATAGAAACAATAGTTACCTAAAGAGATGACTGATGACGGGATTGTGATAGAAGGGAGGGAGGAACAGTCTCTGAAACAATTATTAGATAAAGAAGTGATTGATGATGGGATTGTGATAGAAGTAAGGGAAAAAAAGCTGCTGAAACAAGCTTCTTTCAAAGAAGTGACTGATGATGGGATTGCGATAGAGCTTATGTCCGATAATTTAGCTGATGACTTAACCTCAGCAAGTGGAATGTTTCCGTAATATATAGTTGGCATATTAATATGTACTCCATGTTACACTTCTAGCTCCGCCATAATTAGATGTTTTTATTGAAGAAGTCCAGTTAGAATTATTTGATTTATGATAAATAGTAAGGGTTAAGCCTGGGAAAGGACTACCTAATGTGGGAGGATTACCTGCAAAATACACTTTTCTTAAGCTACGGCAGGTGCTGAAACAATAGTCACCTATAGAAGTGACTGATGATGGGATTGTAATAGAGGCGAGGGATTCACAGAGATAAAAACACGCTATTCCCAAAGAAGTGACTGATGATGGGATTGTGATGGAAGTAAAGGCAGGACAGCCATAGAAACACTCTTTTCCCAAAGAAGTGATGGATGATGGGAGTGTGATGGAAGTAAGTGAATAACAGTTGTAGAAACATGATTCTCCCAAAGAAGTAACTGATGATGGGATTGTAATGGAAGTAAGAGAAGAGCAGCCAAAGAAACAATAGTCACCTATAGAAGTGACTGATGGTGGGATTGTGATAGAGGGGAGAGAAGAACAATCCATGAAACAATAGTTACCTAAAGAAGTTACTGATGGTGGGATTGTAATGGAAGTAAGAGAAGAACAGCGATAGAAACACTCTTTTCCCAAAGAAGTGACTGATGGTGGGATTGTAATACTAAACAAAGGTCCACAGCTATCAAAAGCTCTATCCTCTAATGCAGTGGTACCTGATGGCACATCAATATACAATCTATAAGCTCCGCTATAAAATGGTATGAAGTTCATTCCTGGAGGTTTAATCCCTTTTATCTGGGTGCCTCCCCAATATAATTGGGCCATGATCAGCTCCCTGTTACAATATATAAAGTATTGGCATCTGGATTAGCCGGCAGGCTTGCAACACTTTCAACCTTGAAACCACAAGCTGTCGGAGTACCGGCATTGAGATACATTGGCTGCTTTGAGCTTCCTACATTACTACTTCCTAACTTAGAGGCCGTAGTTGCTGTCGTTGCTGATGTAGCTGTAGTTGCAGATGTAGCTGTAGCGGCATTACCCGTAATATCAATAGCCAGACTGTTCCCACAAGCAGTCGGAGTACCAGCATTAAGATAAACAGGTTGGTTGCTACTACCTACGGTAGCTACGCCTACTTTAGCTGAAGATCCGGTTATATCTACAGCAAGGGAGCTTCCCACAGCGGTAATTGTTCCATTATCGAGATAAACAGGGGTAGTCGATGAACCTACTGTTCCTGATAATAAGCCACTTGGAAGCTGGTTACTATCAAGTTTCCCGGTACTATCCAGGGTTGCAATCCCACTCGCCTGGCCTATGCTTCCTACAACATCAGCTACTGTGATTGCTCCTACAGCATTGTTGGAATCAACACCAATGTGGCTGGCACCTGTAGTAGCGGAAAAATAGGATTTAATGCTGTTCCACATGGTGATAAGATTTTCTCTGGCCAGATAAATCAACCCGTGTGCAGTTGATACAAAGTTAGCCCTGCACAAAGTATCTGCAGATATAATGAAAGTCTTCTGAGTACTGGTGTCACCATCTGTCCATCCTATGAACCTGCCTCCGGATACTGGACTGGCTTCCACTGTAACCGAAGAACCTCCGGTATAATTTCCGGCACCTGTTACAACGCCATAACTGGTGTTATTGGACTTACAGGTAACAGTATACAGATCTTCGGCCACGTAACCATTGATTTCATAGACATACCAGACAGATGTAATGTCATCGGCTGAGCTGAAACCAAACTCAGAGGCATCTGCACCAGCAGATAATACTTTTCCTGCAACACCTTCTGTGAATCTGACAAAGGATGAGTTGCTTGCCATAGCATTTACGGCTATTCCTGTGGTATCTGATATGATCGGAGAGCTTAATGTAAACTCTTCGGGAATTTCTACCCAGGCTAAACCATTGGTTCCTTCGGCGTCATATCTCGGGCTGTAAAAATTGTATCCCACATTTCTTAGAGTATACATGGATATACCTGTCTTAGTGAGAACAAAGTGAGCTGTGGGCTCAGAATAAACGGAAGAAACTGTGGCATCCAACTCACTGTCACTTCCGCTTGCTGTAATTCCGTTCTGAGTAAAAGCAGAAGAAGAGCCTGATACACATCGTGGGTAATAGGCTCCTGGAGATACCTGCGGACATATGATAGCTACAACCTTCTTTTCATTGATTTCCATATTCTGGATATCTGAGAAGGTCAGAAGTGTAGATGATAAAGGAGTTTCGAGATCTGGTCTGGATACCTGTAGTGTGGCCATGTTAGTTATCCTGATAATGAATATATAATCAATATACTCTGTCTTGAGTTAAAAATCAACTATCTGACAGTGATCTTATAGCACCAGGAACCAAAAGGTGAGGGGTACTTCTTCGCTAAATCCACAGACCGCAGTGAAACCACATCCCCGTCTCCCATGTGCAGCATACCATTTTCGTAAGCTATCCAATGCTGGTTCAGGATATGAGCAACTCTATCGTCCTCCCAGTTATCCCAGTGAATAAGAATAATAGCTCTGTCATTAAGAGATAGCTCATCCGGGTCTACTCTGTCAACACAATATCCCAACTCTTCCAGGGAGGCTTTAACGTTCCATGGATTTCCATACATGGGGTTCTGCAGCCAGCCCAGCCAGCGTAATCTTAACAAGGCAGCCTCTATCTTATCGTAAGAATCTGTATCTTTTAACGACAATGCATTTATAATTGCAGCGTTCTCGCAATCATACTCTGTTCTCATCTTATAAGTGGGATGCCGTTGATTAAGAAATACAAGTTTTATCGGGGGCAACTTCCCATTAAAACGAGAAAACAGCTTATATAATAACTTTAAAAAATACCTGTATATTCTTACTAACATAGAAAAACTCCTTATATGTTCAGCCTAACATATAAGGAGTCTTTACGCAATAGGTTATTCCTCCGACAGTAGGTTATTCCTCTATCCATATCATCCCGGGCTGGAGACTGGAAGGTTGGGCTGTCGGGATTCTGACAGGCAGAGACCCTGTGCCTAATGACGTAACAGCAACTGGCTGTCCGTTGGAAAAATAAACAGGGGTATTAGCTGCTCCACCATTAGAGGCAAGCTTTGTGGCAGTTGTAGCGGTGGTTGCACTTGCTGCACTTCCACTACAATTACCAGTGACATTACCCGTTACGTTTCCAGTAAGTGGTCCTACAAAGGAACCTGCCTTGATGGTGTCAGGCAATTTAATAACAATATCGGCACTGCCGTTAAATGATGTAGCCGGGCCGGCATTGGTTGCACTGTTATCTTTTATTGTAATAGTCCTAGCTGTAGCAAGAGTCTTGGCTGTTTTAGCCGTAATATCATTTTCCCCCTTGCTCCAGGAGACTAGATCTTTATAACTTAATTTGGTGGGATCAGCCATAATAAACTCTCCTTTATGATTCTATCCATACAGCACCACTTGGATAAGCGTTTTTCTGCACTGTTGTGGGATTCACTGGTAGCTTTGATAAAGTTGCAGCTACAGGTACACCGCCAGAAAAATATACAGGAGTATAAGTATCCCCAGCATTTGTAGATAACTTGGATGCTGTAGCTGCGGTTCCAGTAATGCTTACTGCTAGAGAAGACCCACAAGCTACGGGCTTCCCCCCTGAAAAATATATAGGAATGGTACCGCTCCCAGCATTACTACCTAACTTCGTAGCCGTAGCCGCATTCCCACTAATATCTACAGCAACAGTTGCAGGTAATTTCAACGTAACATCGGCACTCCCGTCAAAATTCCCGGAAGCCAATGATGTTCCTGCATTATTTGTAATACTTATAGACCTGGGCGTAGCCAGTTTCTTAGCAATGATATCGTTAGACGTGCCCTTTGCCCAGGTTATAATATCGTTATAACTTTTCTTAGGATCTGCCATGACGGGCTGTTCTCCTTTTAATACATATATTCTTATAATACTTTATTTTGGAAGGTTAGTAAAGGTCTCTTACAATTCCAGCTTATATAGGAATGTAGAATCAGAGGCACCTCCCGTAAACACGAAAGTATCTCCGCCACAGTTCATTATACTAAAAGCAAATATATCAGAGGCTACTGTTTCTTCGGCTCCGGTTGCTATTATTCTCTTCTGTATTCTCTTGTTTGTATTATCAACATATACTAAATAAGTATTATCCCCAGATAAGGCTATGCCTTGAGTACTACCAGAGGCGCCTCCAGAATAAATAGTTTCAGTAGAAGAAGCAGTGGTGTCAGAAGCTGATGCAAATGTAGACTTTTTTATAGTTCCATAGTAACCTGTATAATACAAAGTCTTGCCATCTGTCGTCATAGTACTTCCTATCTGTAAAGATACAGAAGCTAAAGATATATAGGAGGATAGATCTCTTGGTACCTGTACTACTTGTCCCCCACCATAACAACTGACAATCAGCCTATCTCTAGTCGTATTATAGCTTATCTGATGTCCACTGCCTGAAGGCATCTGAAGCTTAGATACATAGGTTAGAGCTGTACTGGTATACTTTAATTTTCGTAAATACCATGAAGCACTTTGACCCCTCCAATCGGTTACATAAATATAACCATCCTTATCCTGACATATACCGTAAGGATTTGTAAACTGACTGTCTCCAGTTCCACTGCTACCAAAACTATATTTTAAAGCACCTGCAGAAGAAAAAACTCTAACACAAGCATTACTCCAGTCTGTAGCTGCGTAATTCCCATCCTTCAAAAGAGTAATACCTCTACTGGATGACCCTAGTGTGTAAGTACCTATTCTAGTAAGAACAGGTGAAGGGGCCGTCCATATTAAAGTACTTCCAACATATACCTTTTTTATTGGAGTACTTTCTATAAATACTTTTTTAACTGCTGTACTTCCTATTTTTATACTTCCCATATTATTTCACCAGATATACAGTTTTAGCATTCGGACTACTTGGTAAAGCAGAAACCACTGAAATATTATACACCGTTGAATCTGAAGATACAACTGCTAATCCAGTGATGTCTGGAAGTGTGAAGGTTCTAGCTGTAGTAGCAACACCACTGACTATTTCTGAATAAGAAGTATTAACACCGTATATTCTAAGATGTCCTCTCTTGTTAGCTGCCGTAGCCGTAGCTTTAGCATTACCTAATTGCATATAGCAATGTCCCTGAGTACCTGCTGCTGGAGCAGTCCCTGGATAGGCAAGGATACTATCTGCATCGACACGGGCAACATAGTTTGTGGATGCTGCAGAACCAGAAGAAAGGACTATTGGGTACCAGGTATTGCTGTCAGTATCCGTTACACGAATGTTTGTTGCATAAGTAGCTGATGCTGCGTTTCCAGAACAGGCTGATGCAGTAGTTGCTGTAGCGGCGTTTCCTGTGCAGGATGCAGATGAGCCTGTGATATTAGATGAAGTTAGGGCGATTGTTCCACTAGCATCAGGAAATACAATTTCTCTATCTGTATCAGATGACGTTGCACACATAGGTGGTTTTATTTGTATTTTTGCAGGATTTTTATGTGAAGAATCTGACTGCTTGTATAGATTTATAAATCCAAATGCGTTTCCTGCTGTACCATATGCGGTAGAAGTTCCCAACGATAATGCACAATATCCATTTGATGTTGTTGGTGTTGTATAAGCTTGTATTTTAAAACCTGTATTTGCATAAGGTGCATAATTAGTACTTGTTGTCATTCCTGTTGTAAATACTGGATAATACCAAGAATTTGCTGATTTTGATGTCGGTCTTATGTTGCTTGCGTATGTCGCTGATGCGGCATTACCAGAACAAGCCGACGCTGTAGTAGCTGTAGCGGCGTTTCCAGTACAGGATGCAGAAGAACCAGTGATATTTGATGATGTAAGAGCGATTGTACCTGTAGCTGAGGGAAGTGTTAGTGTAACATCTGCTGGTGCAACAAGTGTTACAGTTTTATTAGCTGTCTGGTCACCTGCCTGAAATTTAGCCCAAGTTGTACCAGTACCATATAAATATAATCCGCCTCGTGAATTATTCGCATCGGTTTTTGCAATGTTATTACCTATAACAATATAAGATTCACCCTGAGTGTTAGCGGCGGCACAGTAGGCTTTAGCTCTTAAAGCACAGTTTGCCGCTGTTGCTGTAGGAGTTCCGATTCTAAGTGCCTGTTGAGCATCTGTGATTACAAAAGAGGTGCCGAACACTAGTGGATATTCTGTGTTACCTACAGTATGGGTAAGCTTGGCATTATTGGTGTTTGTAGCTGTAGTTGCAGTAGCGGCATTACCACTACATGCTGCTGCAGTAGTAGCTGTAGCGGCGTTACCAGTACAGCTACCGGATGAACCAGAACAGTTACCTGTTACATTTCCCGTCAATGCCCCACTGAATCCGTTGGGAGCTGATACCGTTCCATTTTCATTTATAGTTAAACAAGTTTTTGTTACAGTGTTTGTAGTTACAGTATCAGCAACGTAGTAGAACTGATAATCAGCATTATATACACCGTGCATGAATTTACCATTTGTCGATTTCATACGTGCCAGCATATTAAAGCCTTTTGCGGCAGTACTCACTATGATAGCACCACTTTCGCCGTAACCATTCTGATATGTAGAGGTTGTTTTAGATGAAGAAAAGCCGCCTGTAGAAAAGATATAACCAGTAGATGGATTTGCATAAAAACTTCCACAATAGACACCCTGCTCTTGCTTATGCGAAGTATCTGAGACTGTGGTACCATCAACCATCATTAATGGTCTATTAGCATTACCCGTAGAATACCATACTTTTACACTTTCTGAATCTGTTGCTGTAGCTGCATTTCCAGTACAAGCAGCAGCAGATGTTGCAGTAGCAGCATTACCAGTAATATCAACAGCAAGACTCCCACCACAGGCAGTCGGTGTTCCTGCATTAATATACACTGGTTCAGTGCTGCTGCCTACGGTAGTTGTTCCCACTTTATCCGCAACACTCGCTGTAGCTGCATTTCCAGAAGTATCATTGCTCAGCGTCCCATCTATATCAGCTGCGGCTACTTTTCCACTGTTATTGAGTATAGCAATACCACCAGGCTGACCCGCACTGTTTACTACGTCTGCAAGAGTAGTTGCACCGAGAGCGTTGTTAGCTGGAGCTCCTATTTTGCTGGCACCTGTGGAGGCGGAGAAAAAAGATTTTATAGTATTCCAGGCGTGCTGAAATATTTTCTTAGTAACTAAGATAAGCCCTGTGGCAGGATAAAAATTAGCTCTTATAGTTTCATTTCCATGAACATTAACAGTTATCTCAGTGGCCGCCTGTCCTGTGCTCCAGTTCAAAAACCTTCCGCCCTCAGTGGTCACAGCCTGAAGATTTATAATAGTTCCATCCGGCCATATATTATGAGCTTCACCCCTAGGTTCCGCAGTAGCTGAAACGACAGAAATGCTTCCACAGTCAACGTCATTTGTTATCAAAGTAACCTGATAGAATACTATGGCAGAAAATACAGCTATAATGTCCATCTCCTGGCCATCAACAATAAAGCTGGCTGTAGGGGAGGCAGTCACTATTTCACCATCCACCTGCCAGCCGTCAAATTTATAATCAGTAGCCGGTATAGCAGTTAGTGTTATTGTTGTTCCAGTCTCAATATTACCAGAAGTTGCGCCGCCTACTGTCCCCCAGGACACGTCATTGCTCGCTATAGTAACATCAGTATACTGGATTTCCTCGAACGTTGCTGTATATGTAATATCAGCACTTGATGTAAATATCCTGGGGTTATCAGTATTACCATCATTCCAGCTTACAAACCTGCAGCCTGTTTCCGGGACAGCTGTAAGTGTAACGGTATCACCTTCATCGTATTCCCCTGAGCCGGTTACGCTTCCCAGATTAGCATCATTCACAGCTGTGCTGATAGTAAAATAATTAACTGCTTCGAAAATGGCCTTGTATGTAGTAGCTGCAGATACTGTTATAGTTCTTGGGTTATCAGAATTACCATCTTCCCAATTCACAAATCTGGAATGGACATATGGTGTAGCACTTATCTGGGTACTAGTGCCTTCTCTGAAAGTTCCAGAACCGCTAACGGTCCCAAGACTATTATCATTAGTAGTGACAGAAATGGCATACTCTGGAATTGCCTCCAAAGTGGCTACTAAGGTAACATCTTCAGAAGCATTAAAGACTCTTGGGTTGTCAGTACTACCGTCATCCCATGATACAAATCTGTAACCGTCATTAGCAGTTACTTCCAGGGTTACTTCAGCCCCTTCCACATAACTACCGGAACCGCTTACACTGCCATATACAGCATTATTTACACCAGCGACTATATTAAAGGCCATAACTTTGTCCTATTATTCACGAGTTAAAGGAGCTGATGTATTATCAGCTCCATATTAGTATACCATTAAACTATTATAGCTTCAACCTCTTCTGCCGACATCAGGCTAAACTGGTTTGCAGCTATAGCTGGAATAGTTACATTAAGAGTAACATTCATACTACCATCAATAGATACACTTCCTTCAGCATCTCCAGTTAATGAAAGCTCAAAAGCTTCACTTAAAGCATCAGCTTCCGCCGCACTTGCTGCCGTTGTAGCAGTATCTGCTGTAGTAGCACTGTCTGCAGTTGTTGCATGACCAGCTGTAGTTGCTGATACTGCAGTAGTGGCACTATCTGCTGTGGCTGCTGCTATATTCAATGGCAACTGCGCTGTTGGCAATCTCCCTGTGCTGTCCAATTCAGCATATCCATCCGGCTGACCCTTATTGGAGAGAACTTCATTGCCAGCATGGGCTGTAAATGATTCCAGATGAGCCTTTATTGCGGCAGCAGTAACTTCATTATTTCCACCATAATCAAGGGCCTGGTCTGTATTCTGATCATGAGCCTGACCTACAGCTGTATCTATAGCTGATACTGTAGATACTGGCTTATTCTGCAAGTTGCTCCAGTCAGTAACCATATCCAGGCTTTCCTGTTCAGCAAGTTTTACCCAGACGTCCTGATCTGCATAATATGTATATAAAGCCCATCCACTATTTACACTTGCATCAGCGCTTGCATCGAGAACTCTTACCTGAGCACCATCAGCTACGTTAGTCATAGCATCACGAGCTGCTATATTGGCAACATTCGGAACTGCACTTGCAGTTGACAACGGCATCTGTGATAATGGAATACGACCATTAGCATCCAGACTTGCATAGCCATCAGCCTGACCACGACGAGCTGTTACTTCATACTGAGTAGCATCATTGATAAACTGATCAATATCATCATGATCATAAGTACCCTTATCACTTAAGTCATTGTGAGACAGCTTATGGAATCTAGTTCTAAGAACGGTTTCGCTATTTTCTTCGACAGCTACAGTGCCTAGAACATAAGTATCTGCACTGTTAGCTACTCTGAGATTTGGGCCAAGGTCACTATTATCAGCAAGTAACATGCTGATTGGGGCGTATGCCGAATCATGGTTGTGATTACCTGCTGCTGCCTGATTAGCACCTGATCCTATAGTGTGGTGAATAGCCGATGTAGATGAATCAGTATCAGCACTATCATGGCTTCTTGCCTGAGTAAGATTTCCTGCAAGAGTGCTGATAGTAATTGGATCACTGCCTTCTGCTGCATGGTACTGGGCATGTGCGGAAGGTGGTCTGGCATTAGTAAGTCTAGGGTCATTGCCTTCGCAAACGCTACCAGAACCAGTACCGAAACTTATCTCCTCGGACTTTATCTTACCTAAAGCGTTCAAGCCGGCATATCCATTAGGAATATCTTTATTAGCTTTATCTTCGTGGCCACTATGAGGTGTTGTTGCTTCTATATGAGCATCAATCTGAGCGTGTGTATAAACACCTTTATTGATCAAATTGGCATGGTCTACCTTAGCAGTATCTTCGCCATCATGAATGTGATTGTTACCGCCAAGAACACCCTGATCTATTGGAGCATATCTTTCATCATGCAGGTGGTCACCAGGAGCTGCCTGAGTATGGCCATCACCTAGAGTATGATGTATAGCTTCTTCACTGTCATCAGTATCCACATTATTATGTGTTCTATCCTGAGCCAGATTTCCTGCCAGTGTGCTCAAATATAGAGTGTCATCACCATCACTAGTATGTGAATGCGCATGTTCAGTTGGATATCTATCGTCACTAAGTCTTGGATCAGAACCAAGAACAAGCTGATCATCATCACCACCAATAGGTAAATGTTCAATAGGGACATTAGCATCGTCGTCTAACCCAGCGTATCCATTTGGAACATTCTTGTCTGATATAACCTCGTGGCCTGGATGAGGGTTTGGGTCATCCAAATGAGCATCTATTTCTGCATGAGTATGGTCTCCACGGTTGGCCAGGTGCATGTGGTCGCATCTGTTCAAGCCTGCAGGCATACTTTCTATATAAGATGGAACTTCAGTAGTGTCTATGTAGGCTTCCTGACCTTCAAACCAGCTTTCATCCTCAATGCCTAAATTCTGTATAACTACCTGGAAATCCAGCTCATCTCCACCTGTAAGTCTTTTCAGTCTAAGTGCTGCACTAACACCGTCAGACTTAACTTCCAACTGGAATTCATTGGAAGCCAGGTCACTGGAATCCAGAGGATCTGCTCTGAACCATTCTCCACTGGTATGATTATGGTTCAAAGAGAGCGAATATTGTTTAAGAATATATCTTGTAGCATCTTTGACGCTGACAAATATAAAATGCTTACCTGTATTTGTATCGAACTGTCCCAGTTCTACACAAGCGTTTTCAGCTAAATCCAGAGAACGATATAAAGTGATGCTGGAATAAATCTTACCATTGGCTTTCATACGGCCAACCTTGCCATCATAGCGGTAAGTATTGACCATTCTATGATAAAGCTTCATGAATATAGCATGGAAAGACTTATTCTCATCCAAAGTAACTGTTCTACTGGCAGACAGCACACCATCACTCCAGGCAGAGAATGCATATCCTTCTTCTGGGACAGCTGTCAAAGTTATCTGACTACCTTCTTCAAAGATACCAGCACCGTCTACATGACCAAATACCGGGTCATTAGAGGTAGCCTCGACTGTGAAGTATATTATTTCTTCGAACAAAGCTGTATATGTAGCGTCTCCGGTTACCAGAACACTTCTAGTTGCCTGCATATCACCGTCATTCCAGCCAATGAATCTTGCACCAGCTCTTGGAACAGCTGTTATAGTAATATAACTGTCTTCCTGAGCATAGCCCTCACCAGTTACATTTCCAAGTTCAGAATCATTCGTTTCTACATTGATGTAGAAAGTCCTGAGAATCTTGGAGAACACAGCTGTTACTGATAAGTCGTCGTTCACAGTGATGGTTCTGGAAATTCCGGAGCCACCGTCACTCCACGAGGACAACTGATACTGCTGAGCAGGAGATGTATAAACTGTTACTTCAGTGCCAGGCACCACCATAGTTGTTATACTGTTTTCAAATGGCCCTTCTTCCGAGAAGGAAACTCCGCCATTAGCTCCATTGCTAGACTGCACAGTAAGAGATTTCTTCATTCTGAATACTGGCTCGTAGGAAACATCAGCATCTACAGTAACAGTTCTAGGATTGTCTGTGTTGTGATCAGACCATTCTGCAAAATAAAAGTTTTCCACAGGAGTAGCTGTCAGAACAGCCGTTGAACCTGCAGCATAAGCACCTTCTCCAGATACTGTCCCATATTCTGACTGGAATATCTGGAGCATGTAACCGAACAAAGCTGTAATAGTCTGATTACTATTGACTGTCACACCTCTTGGATTTGCAACAGAGCCATCACTCCAACCGACAAAAGATACACCCTGCGCAGCTGTAGCTTCTATCTCTGCTACTTCACCAGCTTCATATTCACCACCACCGGTAGCTGTACCCAAATTATTGTCGTTAGAGTTAACAGTAAGCGTATAAACTGGGATATCCCTGAATGTAACAGCAGTAAGGCTCACAGGATTAGCTGCTGATATTATTCTTGATAATGATGTAACACCATCACTCCATGCTGACAGGTCTCTGTCTTCACCTGGAACTAGAGTCACATTAAGGTTACCAGTAGGATCACACCAGCCTGAATAAGTATTATTTTCACGAGTAAGATTGCCTGCATTACTTGTATATGTAATAGTATCGGATTCATCTGTAACGCTTATTTCTATATGAGACTGGAAAAATGCTCTGATAGTCTGATCACTGGATCCTATAGTAACATTCCTTTCAAGATTAGTGTTAAGATCATCCCAGTATTTTAATCTGAAACCATCGTCCGGTACAGCTGCAATATGAACGACTGTACCTGTTGGATACAATCCAGCACCGACGAATGATGCACACTGAGCGCCACTTCTACTTTCCAGAGTCAAACTGTACAGCTGTTCAAATGTAGCTGTCAGTGATAGATCATCAATAAGCACCACTGTTCTAGTTGGATCGGTTTCACCATCACTCCAACCGTTAAATCGGACGTGATCAGAAGCTGGGGTAGCAACCAGGGTAACCTGAGTACCGTGTTCATATGTTCCGGAACCGGCGACAGACCCAAGATTGGCATCGTTGGATGTTAGTGTAACTGTATGTGTGACTATCTGAACGAAAGTTGCTGTATATGTTGTATTATCTGCCCATACATCTCTTGGGTTATCTGTATTGTCGTCGTTCCATTGCGAAAATCTATATCCTGCATTTGGCACAGCTGTTATTGTGGCGTGTTCACCGGGACAGTAATTACCACCACCAGTGACACTACCCATAGTGGCATCTGCTGAAACAGCATTTAAAGTAAAACCGAAACCTGCAGTGTATGTAACACTACTAGCTGGCATTATTATAGTTCTTGGGTTTTCAGTAACTCCATCATGCCATCTTACAAAAGCATAGCCAGAAGCTGGTGTTGCTGTAATGACAACTGAATCGCCTTCTGCATAATTGCCTGCACCTGTTACTGTGCCATAATTATTATAATTTTGATGTAAAATAAGCTCGTAGGTGGAAACTACTGGTGTAGCTGCTTGAGACAGTAAGGTATCGCCATTGACATATGCAGGAACACCTTCTATAGTATCTGATAATATTGGTCTGCCTTTAGCACTGCTCATTTCCCATGTGTCATTATAGTCCAGTGTAGATAAATTAGCGGTGTTAGCAAAGGCCTGAGATGTAAGCTCTGTATTAGTTCCATACTGCGGGGCCTGAAATGAGGGTGTGTTTTCAACATAAAAACAGTTATCTGAATGGACATCCTGTGTGTCTAAGCCACCAACAGCTCTGAATATAACATTATTACCAGTGCCAGTAAAAGCAGAGCCTAAATCAACAGAGTCAAAGTTATAGCTATCTTCGATCTGCAGCTCATTATTGTTATTATAGCTGGAACAGAACCCTGCATAAGTGGTTTGTGACGGTACAGCAGCTAAAGTATAATTACATATAGAATAACAATCTCTCAGTTCTCTAGTTGGCTCTTCACCAGCGTTAAAGCTTCCTGCTGAAATAGAGAATGAACTTTGAGAGTAGTAATATAAACCGGATAAATCCGCCCTGTTTACCACACTGGTGTTCTGCCCATTTACTGTTAGAGCCCCAATACACTCTGACATGTAATCTACAGCTGCAGCACTACTGTTAATTATAAAGGGTGCTACATACAAATAATTTATAGTTGCTGGAGCTAAATTAATGGTTCCACCCAGATACATCCGAGTAAATGCCAATGACTCCTCAGAAATACCTATAGATGTAAGTTGTGGTTGTGTCACTTTTTCATATTTGCCAGTAGCACTATTATATTTATAAAGACTATATACGTTATTTCCATCCACGATAACTGGCGCTATAGTCAGATATTCCCTTGTGTAAGCATTATCCACAACATTTATAACAGGATCTACATAAATATTATCTGCGCAGATATTACAGTAGACGCAAGAGAACATAGTGGTACCAACATTTATTATATTAGTATTGTCTACATAAATATGATCTACACAATCAGCTCTGAATAAAGCGGGGTAATAATATCTTCCTGTAAAATTAAAAACAGAATTTGTTACTTCGACATTACTAATCCTACCCGGAGAGGAGCTGCTATATTGAACATAGTGTCCAAACATGCCATAAATCAATACGCCAGTGCAATCCTCATAATCGTAGTTAGTACCTGTATTTATATTAAAATAACAGTGGTCAAATTTTAAATTACGTATTACACCATTACGTCCAGCAGACGTAATTAAGGATAACCAGGAAGACCACTGACCCTCTGTGTCCTGATAAACATAAGCTCCCCTGATGGTGTGATTGTTACCGTTAAATTCTTTCAGGTACACCCATGTTCTATAGTCATAATCGCAGCTATCCATAGGCCCTGTTGGATTAGCCGGGGGTGTGGTTCCCCAGGATGCAAAATCAGTTATATCATTAAATTCTAAATCTGTGTCCAAACATAGATAAGCGTCAGTAAGCTCATTTCCATCCTGAGAGGAACAATTAGCTATTAACTCGTTCCATGCATCTATACTACCTATTGAATAAGGATCCTGCTGGGTTCCTGACCCTGTTATATATGTAAAAGGCATCTTCTATCTCCTTAATCTATTACTGGCATAAACATAGCTACTTCGCTATTATCTAAAACGTGATCCAGCATTGCAAATACTGCCAGGCCTATACTTGCGCCAATAGCTGTGTCGTCCTGGGGACATCCCAGAGCTACAAGACTTGTCGTATCTTCTACTTCTGCCGGGATATCCCAGCTTCTCACTATATTATTATAGCGTATGGTAACTGCATCATCAAATATAGAAACAGATATAACTGCGGGACCTGTAGAAACAGGGCCGGGCTGAACACCGAGAACATAAGAGTTATTATGATTATCTGACAGCTTTATCTGGAACAAATCATATCCAGCAATCAGGTCTATCTTATATTGTTCAGTAGTTAGCAGCCTCTGTGGCTCAGCTGTCTGAGACATTTCTCTGACATCTGTTGAAAACAGATAGGTTACATTCCTCATGTTATAGCCAGTCGAGGTAACCAGCTTATCAGTTGGTCTGAAGTAAACATGATAACCAAGACTCTGTGAAAAAGCTCTGCGTGGATGCAGTGTGGGAGTGGCTATCATAGTTTCACTCTTATCGCCAACCCACATATAGTCTGAAGTACTGTAGCCAAATCCCTTGAAGCTTGCTATAGTACTACCTTCGTCATATTCATATACCGGAGCATACGGACTGACGGGGCTAGAGAAGGGCAAACCTCGTGGATCTATATAAACAGCATTCATCACCTGCCCTGATAGTGTAACCACCTGACCTTCAGCCGGTACTTCACCTTCAAACTTAATAAGGCCTATACCATTGCCGGAACCAAGCTCCTTATAATCTTCTCCTACGAACTGTTCTACACCATCAACATAAGCATGAGTTGAATCCTTGATATATTCAACATCGAATGTAAACTCGGAGCGAATACCGTCACCCAGTTCTCTAGCCTTTATATTAAAGAACGGGCGGCCGGATGAGGATCTCTTCAGGTTGGATATTAAAGTATTAGACGGTCTGAGTATATCAGTATCCGCAGCTATAGAAATATAGGCTATAGGCAGCATATCATCATGCAATACCGGAACAGCACCGAAACTTGCTACATCACCTTCCACTACAACTATCTGAGGCTCACAGACTTTGCCGAACCTGTCATAAAGGTCTTCATTGTATTTAATGCACACAGCATCTGTTCTGGGAAATTCCCCAGTAGGCTTAATAGTAAAAGCCTGCTTGATATCTTCGGTCAACACTATCTTGGCTCCCTGCCTGCTCAAAGCAATGCCGGAACTTACATCAAAAGAATTAGTGTCCTGACCATAGCTTACATTGAAGCCAAACTTAACACCTGGATCCACCAGATCCTTAAGGTAAGTGCGCAGTTCGTCATCTGTGATGTTCTGCCTGTTCATGTAAGATACCTGGAAAGAGTTTCTCTTATTGGTTATCTCTACTGGCAGATAAATTAAATTAATTATGTTGTAGGAGCCATTAACAGAAATAAGCAGTCTGTAGTTACCAGGCTGCAGGTTGTTCCCGTCTCTGTTGACATAGGCGGTCCCAATAAAAACAGTGGTATCAGATATCTGACGAACTTCTTTCAAGTCCACAGCTGTATCTACGTTTACCACCGCGTTATCATTTTCACTATATAGATTGACTGTCAGCCTGGGATTATCTCCAAGATCCTGGATATAACCGTTATAGCATGCAGTAAAAGGATATACTATCGGCAGCTGTCTGTAAAAAATCATCTGGTTACACCAACTCTCCCTAAATATATTCTGGCAGTGATATCTGTACCAGCTGCCGGTACTTCGTTCAAAAACTCAATGATAGAAATGTATTTGCCGTCAGGGCCTACTTCAGACCTTATCACATAATCTTCGCCTTCCACCTGGGCAACTCCTGCGACATGCAGATCCAGTGCCTGGTTGGCATATACTGTTTCTGCCAGGAAGAACTTGGAGGTATCGCCATCAGGGGCTGGGAATACATTTCTAAAGCCTACCAAATGATCTTCGGTAGTATCGACGTGTTCGAATACCTGAGCCATCTTGCCATCCCATCTTATTCTGGCAAGTGGAACCATGTCAGGCTGACCCTTAAGAAGGCTTCCGTTAGGCTTTGTCACAGATAATGTTCCTTTTCGGCAATTAAATGTGACGCCTGCTGGTCCGACTACTGCTTCTACATAGTAAATGCCTGGCTCTACTGGTATCTTGCATGCGTTTATAATCTCATGCTTAATAGTGGCAGAACGTGAGTTTGGAAAACTCAGTCTGCCTGGAAGTACGTTTATCCATACTCTGTCGTGAATGCGCACTCCACAACCAGAAACAACACCCGGATCTCCGATCCAGGTGCTGCCTGTTAATTTATCTCTTAATAATGTGGAGACTTTAAGTGCCATGCGTTATACTCTTCTGTATTTTACCCAGAAATCGGCAGGTCCGTTGCCAGACACATTGCCTTCTGAGTCAGGAGCTGGAACATTTTCCTGCAGAGTGATTACATTGCCCTGAATAGTGTAGCCTTTCTGGTGTGGACTATCCTTCATCAAGACGATACCATCAAGAATCACAGTTTCTGTTCCTTCCTTAGGCATGTCGTTCATTACAAATACCTTGTTATAACCGTCGGCTCTTCCATTAGTGGTCAAGTCTTCAACCACTTCAGCAAAGCTGTCAGTTATCCAGCGCTGCATTTCAATAACCTGATGCTCGTCAGTTATGGCATAACCTAAAAACAGCTTATTTACCGGAACTGGAGACAATCTTTCATAGACGGCTTCGAACAATGGGCGACCGCTGTTAGTACCTACAGCATAAATATAAGCAACGGGGCTGTCCTTAATCCACAGTCGACATGCGGCATCCTGATCTTCAAGGTCTTGTGCATCAATGCCTTCGTGATCTATAGAACGAAATGTAGTAGATGTTACAAACTCATATACCTGATTGGCATGTGGACAGGCAACGTGCAATATCTCATTGTTTCTGTAATTACCTGCTATGTCGTAACCACTTATGTATATGTCACCCTCAACGTTATCTACTGAAGGCTGAATATAGAAGCGTAGTGTGCTTGGGTAATCAGGATCCCTGTCCAGAGTCATGTTATCACAGGCATATCTGATATTACCGGTGAACAGTCCAGTGTCTGGATGTCTGTCTCTTTCGTTATAGAGATATTCACGAGCTCTCAAAGTTGTGATGGTGTAATCTTCTTCACTGGTATTAGCAACACCGGCAAGAAAACCAGTACCTGGGCTTACTGTTACATTGAGCATGCTGGAAGACAACTGCCATCCGCTGAAAACGAAGTTGCCCAGACAGATATAAAGAGCGTTAGCTACCTGATCCATTAACTCTGTGGTTGTCATAGTTCTGGTTCTATTGAAGATATCTGCACGTCCTATAGTAGTCATGCCTGGACTTACCAGGATTTCAGCCATTGGAATGTCACCTGGTTCCATGTCACTCAGTTTTGCCTGAGGTTCACCCTGAATATATGGAGTAGGTGTGCCCTTGATAACTACATAAGATGCCGGGTTAACAGCTGGAGTAGCTCTTGTCCATGTGCCGTTGGGATTATATCTGTGGCGCATGACAATAAGATCACGTCGTGGATAGTCAGCGTCAGGATCATCTATCTGTAAGAACTTAAGTTCTGGCCAATAGGTTGGATCATCGCCAAGCTCAACGCCTACATCTTCGGTTTCTTCTATCTTGACACCTTCATCTGTTAGAGCATAGCCTGCGGTAAGACCAACATACATAGACTGTGGTGCAGTTGGAACTATCATGAGACCATGATATAGGCCTGGGGCTACAAGTTTGGCGATGTGATCATTATATGTTCTGGTGCTCGGAGGAGCTTTATATACGAATGTCTGTTTCTGTGCCATGGTGTTTCTCCTTTAGATTAAAACTGGATTGTCCATCTGGCGACAAAGAAAACGCCATTATCTTTATAGCGGGGGCGAACAGTCTTTCTACAGAAAAGTCTGCCTGAGGCTGTCTTCAAACCAAATTCTGTCAAATTGCCTATGGACTCTGTCTCTGTAATTGTAGTCACAAAAGTAGTGGCCAGAGCATTTGGATGTGATATTGAAGATATCTCTTTCTGGAACAGGGGCTGATATAAATCTAAATCTGCTCCTGTAGGTGGTTCCGGATCTGAATCCGGGTCTGGTGTTCCAATATATCCACCTGTACCTGTACAGAAATATTTAATAGGATCAGATGTGATTCCTGGGGGCAAGGTTCCTGACATAGTTTCGTTTAAAATTTTACGTCCTTCGTCAACAACCAGATTCTGGCCCTTTTCCCTGAATAGGATCTGGGTCTTTGCGGGATCTATTAAAATATCAGACCCCATTATAATCGGATATTCGCCCTTCATATAGATGAGCTGGAGCGTGCCTCTTACTGGAACACGATCCTTGAAATTAAATGTTTCTGACATTACTTTACTCCGGAGTTTAGATATCTACAATGTAATATAGCTTATGGCGGGCAATATGTCAATGCTACTAAATTTCTAGTAATTTTGTGGTTATAAATATAATGTAAAGAAAAATATCTATGAAAGGAGTAATGCTATGGATAAAGCATTCAAAGGTATCGCACTGATCTGCTTAGCGATCATAAGCTTCGTAAGTAGTGCTGCACTAGGATGTCTGCTTACCATTCTAGAAAAAGAACAAAAGTAAGCTTAATCAGGCCTGCACATAAAAGTGTAGGTCTGGTTAATTTTTTACATAGTACTAGGTATAAGAATAATGTGAATGAAGAACATAGATCTTAGATCATCAGGTGTTGCCTGGGGCTAAGACAAGAATGAGTCTTCATTATACAGGAAGGACTTATTATGAATAAGTTCGCTAAAATATATCTGGTTTCCTGTTTCGTTTCCTGCCTCATCTGTTTCGTTGCCTATTTTGTAATCTGGCTGTTAGGCTGCTCGGGAAATAAGATATGTAGGGCCTTCTGGAATAATATTTCTAGTCAATACCATATGAGTTTCCTAATTCTTGCCCGTCCATGGATGACGCAGAAGGGTTATGACGAGAAAATGAAGCAACAGCAAGATAGATTTGCTGCAAGCTTCACTGAATTTCTCAAGGCCGTCGGAATTGTAGAAGCAGCCAAAAAAGAAGGCTACAAAGAAGCGTAAAAAATAAACTCTCAGATTTTCTAGTCTGAGAGTTTATTTTTTAACTGGTAATTATTTTATAAGGTCATACGCCATGCCCTACGGATTTCACTAGGAGCAAGTCTTAATGGATACATAATATCGCCACCCCGGCGAAAATTTTGACTTGGGGAGAAATCATAGTACAATTCTCTAGCTTTCGACAAGGCATCCCTCTTCAAGGTATCTAGATCAGAACCCTCCAAATACGAAAATGGTACACCAGGATCAGGTGTAAGACCGCCAAATACGCTATCCAGAAGGTGTTTACGCTTGTAATTATCACCATTATCATTCAAACCTTCAAGGTAAGATGCTAACCTTTTGCTATTATTGCCTAAATTCATGAGGTCAACATCTCCACGTTGTCTCATTCTACCTATCTGCCCCAGAACATCGGCTACCGCTCCCCTACTGGATAACTCATCACTTAATAATGCCGCTGAAGACCCCAGTCCAGCACCAACACCACCACCTATTAATCCGCCTTTAGCTCCACCTCTCAAGCCTCCGGTAAGTCCTGCTTTAAGTCTGTTACCAAAGGTTCCAGCAGAATTTCTATAGTTCTTGACAGCTCCAATAGTGCCGCCTAAAAGAGAACCTAAGCCAGCACCGGCTATACCTCCAGAAGTAGCTCCTCCTAAAGCAGAAAACAGCATTCCTTTAGCTATACCGGCTAGTTTTACATTAGCTGAATTTATAATATCCTGTTCTAGTTGATTCATTACACTATTCTCCCTGTATTCCTGATTAATTATTTTATAAAGTCATGCGCCAACTATTAATAGAACTTTTAGGAAATAATAAGGGGTACAATGCACCCGCTGGGGCAAGAATGCTCCCTTCAAAAAATGAATCCGAAAAACTATCCGAAAAACCATCAGCGGCTATTAGTTCTCTAGCTTTTCTTAAAGCATCTCTTTTTAAAATAGGTAGGCTGGGCCCTTCACCCTTAGCGCTGTTAGCAAATACATCGTCTAACAGGTGTATGTTCTTATAATTATCCCCATTACTGTTTAATCCTTGGAAATAGAACAGTAAATCCTTTGTGGGTCCATATACGTTCTTGGTATTAGCATATCCTAGATGTTTCATATTGCCTAACTCACGTAAAGCGTCAACCGCGGTCATTCTAGCATCTAATTCCTCTGTGAACGATGGAAGTATAGATCCTAACCCTGCACCGATACCACCACCTATCAATCCACCCTTAGCTCCACCTTTCAAACCTCCGGTAAGTCCTGCTTTGACCCTGTTGCCAAAGGTTCCAGCAGAATTTCTATAGTTCTTAACGGCTCCAATAGTACTACCTAAAAGAGAGCCTAAGCCAGCACCGACTATACCTCCAGAAGTAGCTCCCCCTAAAGCATTGCCAATTATATTTTTAGCTGTTCCGGCTTGCTTTACAAAACCTGATGCTAATTCTTTACTTCTCATTGCTATTTCCATAAACCACTAGTATCTCCTTATATAAATATCTTAACAAAGTCATTGGCATTACTAATAAAATCTGGTGCTGTACCTATAGCAGCTCTAAGCACTGGGCTACCCACATTATAAATACCATTTCCAACGCCATCTAAGAAACTAAGACCTTTATATCCGACTTTATCAGCTATTGCTTGGGCAATTCTCAACTCTTTACCCTGTAACTTATCCAAGGGCAGCACAGAGTTAATCGCCTTAGTTACATGAGGGATCGGGCCATATGCTGCGCCAGCAACACCACCAATACCAGAACCAGCTAGAGCACCGTTGCCAAAATCCCGGGCCATAGCTTTCAGCCTATCTGCAGCTGTAACTTTAGGACCAAACAACTTATCATGCAATATAGATAAGCCTACTTTCAGCTTGGACTTTTCCCCTTTAGTTGCGGCCATAACATCAGGAATATAAGATCTGTTTATCAAACCCCTGGCAGTATTTATAGTGCCACCAAGCAAACCGCCCATAAGAGCACCTGTGGCACCACCACCAGCCATTTCACCTAGAAGGGCTTTGTAATTTATACCTGCACTTTTAACAAAAGTACAAGCCAATTGAGTGCTTTTATCTTTAATATTCATAATATTTTGCTACCCTCTATTACATGTAAATTAAAACGGCTTAGTTCTTGGCCTTCCCAATAACCGAGCAAGAGTCCCGGCAGGAGTTAAAAGGCCGCTTGCAAAACTACTCTTCAGTACAGAATCAACTAATGAGCTATCCTCAGAATGCCTGAGCAAGCTGGCAACTTCACCTTTCTGAAGGCCATCTAGGCCTAACGGTAATATCTTATCAGTGATAAAGTCTTGAGCTCCTTTAGGCATCGACCACCATTGAATATCAGAAATGGAGCTGTTGGGTCTTGCTAAGTGCTTTAAAATCTCGCTGGAATCCTCAAAAAGCCGTCGCCTTGCGCCATTTGCTAACGAACCAATACCGTAAGGTACTTGTGATGCACCTAACCCAGCACCTACACCTGTACCTATAAGGCCGCCTTTTAGTCCACCCTTAGTGCCCCCACGTAATGCTGCCTTAAGCTTATTGCCTAAACCTGGATCAGCGGCTATGACAGAGCTTACAGCTCCCTTGAGTCCGCCTATCCCAGAGCCTATGAGACCACCTAGTATTCCACCAGAAGTAGCACCACCTAAATATGTATTCAAAGGCTGATTCCAATTTACTGCAGCCTGTTTGACAAAACCTGACGCTAATTCTTTACTTCTATTTTCAATATTCAAAGTCATAATAACTCTCCTTAATTAGTATATATTACCATAAACCGTTTGGAAATAAAGGATTCTTAGTTTGTAATGGAAGTGTTCCATATCTAATATGATTTAAGGGTGTGTTAAGACCTGCAGTAAAAGATGGAATAATATCACCACGTAGCCTTCCTATAGAATCAGTATACTGTTTTCTAGCTTTTGCAACAGCTTCTGGGCCACCCATGATAGCTCCCATAGAAGACTCGTCCAGTAGAGATCTGGAAAGTTCCAACGCAGCTATATTAGAACTTTTACCACCTGGCGATTTGGCAAAAATTCTTTCAGCATTGATTGCATCCACTAAATTAGATAACCCCCCTATACCAGCACCTATTTCGGCTCCGGTAAGACCGGTTCTCAAACTACCTTTAGCACCGCTGCTCAATCCAGCCTTTAATCTCTGAGCCAAACTACCTTCTGCCGATCTATACCCTTTAATAGCATCCTTAATACCGCCGATACCCATGCCAATACTGCCACCGATAGCTGCACCACTGGCTGCTCCCCCTAAGGAATTGGCCACGACACCTTTTATATCTGACAGTAATCCGGCGGACTTTACGAAACCAGTTGCTAACTGCTTACTTCTATTTTCAATATTCATGGTTTAAAAATTCTCCCATCTAATTCCTTCAAATAGTGTCTCATATCTTTGATTGGAGACATTTTCATATTAGACATAAATTGATCCATCAGTTCTGGAGTTCTATAAGAACTAGCAAAAGTGCCCTTTAGCTTTCTCTTAAATAAGCGATCCCCAGCACGTAAGCCAAGACCAAACTTGATCCCGCTGGGTAATGTACCTGGAGGAGGCGGTACCAGACTTTCATACATATCACGAACAGCAGACATCATAGCTAAATTCTGTTGCTTAGTGTCTGCCTGCATAAAAGTATCATTCATAAGTGCTTTGTATCTAGCTTTAAGATCTGCTGCTAAACTATCAGAGATGCTACCTCCGTGAAATTTATCTTCAGCGGCGTTGGCCATAGCTCTCGCAAGGTTGACAAACTCCTGCGCTTTCTGACTGGCAACATCTGTTATTCCTTGTATTCTCATAGGCTCAGCCCTATATCTTAATGCAGCACTAACTACTGGACTCAATGGAGAAGTTGCTGCTCCTATGCCAGCGCCTACACCTGCACCCTTTAATGCATCTATAGAACCACGCCTCAGTGCACCCACTACCTTATCTTCAAAACTGGCTGGGACTACCTGTTCAGGAATCCACAGATTCCTAGGCTTAATAGTAGTCTTAGCAGCTGCATCGCGCCAACCTTTAATAGCGCCACGAGTTCCATTAATACCAGCGCCTATCAAGGCACCTATCCCGGCATTGCGGGGTAAGGCTGCTAATGAGTCTTTGGCCCAGTTAGTCTTAAGAGCGTTTAGTATCTCTAACTTTTTATCAGCTACAGCCTTATCTGTATATTCAATAAGAGCATCTTTAAATGGATTAGCCATATTTAGTAACCACCTTTAAGCTTCTTAGATACATAATACCAAGGATTGGAATCTCCAGACTGTAAATCACCCCAGATATTATAGAGCGAGGGGTTATTTAACTTCAAAGAATCATGCCCGGATAAACTACTATTTATAAAATTAACTCGTTCTTTAACTTTATCCCTAAGAGTAGTGTTAAAATTATCAATATCATCAAGAAATCTCTTGCCGCGCTCCTTACCAGCCCTATAAATATCTGGATCTGGCGGATTATCTATATGCAAACTGTTAGAAAATCTAAGTTCCGGAACAGTTAAGTGTCCATCTCCAATAACGCCTTTGGTGACAGCTGACAATAGCTTCTCTTTCCTTCGATTAACCAAATATTCTGGAATGTCTCTAAACATATGGCCATCATTTTTTATTCCTTTAAGTTTCTGCAAAAGATTACTATTATAATTACCCAGAGCCCTGTCGGCATAGCTTAAACCTGCGCCGAGCCCACCTCCAACAGCACCGCCAATAAGACTATTTTTCCCATAAGTTCCAATGTTATCTTTAAAATACTGTTTAATATTATTTCTATTAATTTTTCCAGCGTGCATGTCTCCACGCAATTTTGCCATTGCTGGAAATAGAGCACCTATGCCAGCACCAATGGCTGTAGCCTTAGCGCTTGGAGCTACACTTTTCATAGCATCAAACAACCTGGCTCTATTTTCCGGAGAAGCTAACATTTCTCCCATATACTGTAGCCCAGATGACACATTAAGTTTATCCCCGAGACCAGAGATTGTCTTGTTCTGTAAAAGATTAAACAAATTGGAATTAGCTATAGGACTAGCTACAGCATTACTAAGTCTTGTAAGACTAGACAAAACACCTGCTGTCTTAACAAATCCTATGGCTAATGTTTTACTTCTATTTTCAATATCCACGTTATTCTCCTTGTTATAACCCATTAACACTATCTGCCATACTCTTTAACAGTGGTAGCTTTATTCTATTATAAAAAGTATCCAGGTCATCATTATTATCATACGCGTTTCTTATCTCAGGGGCAATGTTCTGAATGAGTGAAGAACCACCCTGATTTACAACCTGTAGTAATTTTTTGTAGAAGGTCTGTGCCTTATTTCTTGCTAAATCTTCTATGCTAGCCATAATATCACACCGTAGTCTTTATTATAATATCACCAAGTACAGCGGTTCCTCGTTTACCTGGTGTTGCAGATACTATAATAGTTTCATCAGCTGCCATCGGGACAGTCACTATATGGACTCCGCCGTTTAGATCTGCCGGGACATTTATACTCAGGTTAGTTCCTGATATCAGCATAGCGTTACCTATGCCACTATTTATTATAGCATAACAGTCCTTCTGTGTGTTAATCTGAGCAACACTATCTTCTGGAGCAGCATTAACTTCATAGATACCATCAGTAGTTATGGCTTCCCACTCAGGACTCATATAAACCTTACCGGCATCCCTGTCTGCTTCCCATTCGGACTGTCCACCTGTATACTCATTATAGACATAATAGCCGAAACGATTTCTGTTATAGTAACTTACATCATTCCTATACACCATAGAACTTTCAACTTTTTCCATTTCCGGGGCTGCTATCATACTGTATGTGGGATCGTTTCTAAGATAATAAGTAACATTAGGATCTAATGGATCGGTAGATGGAATAACGGTGTATACCCCACTAGCTTCGGTATATAATGGTATCGTATATGTTGTATATACATTGCCAGCTGCAAGATCGGATTCCCAGGTTTCCTGATCTACATAAGTATAGGGTTCAACACTGGAGGTTACATACTGCACATTAGAATCATAGACTGTATCTTCCGGGACCACCTGTAAATATATGTTCTGTGCGTAGTATTCCAGTTCTCCCGAAGCTGCATCTGTTTCCCAAGTTTCCTGATCCACATATGTATATGATGTCCAGGAACTTTCTCCAGTCCTGGTATAGTATACCCTTGAGCCATCGTATTCATCTCCGGCACTGACTGTAGACGGGGATATGTAAGTCTGTGAATAGGTATAGTCATTTCGTATAAAATAGGGCTTGGTGTCATCATAGGGAGCCCCGGATGATACCGGTTGGTAATTCAATACGGACGCACTTAAAACACTGTAGCCTGAACCTAATCTTTTAGATGAACTGTTCTGCAGGTTCTGCATCTCCTGCGAGATAGAGGATATATTTCTAGAGTTAGTGTCTATGCCGCTGTATATAGAAGTCAAATCACTGTTGATACTGGAAACATCTGCAGCCACCCCTGCTATAGCATCTGTATTGGAAGATATATCGCCACTAAGACTTGTTTCTAATTGGGTAATAGAACTATTAATACCTGGTATTGTTGTATTGTCTAAAGTAGACAACCTGCTTAAAGCTAATGATGAATCTGTCTCTAGCTGAGTGACTCTTGTGTCAATAGCACCTATGCTATTATTTATAGCAGTCTCTGCCAGACCACGATTAGTTACCTCATCAGCCAGGTCACTAGAAACCTGTGATATATTGCCAACAGCAGTATTTAAGTCATCAGCCACACCTGATGTAGCTTCCTGCAGGTCAGATATGTCAGACTGAGCCTGAGTCATATCTCCCTGTAAAGCATCAACATCTGTTCTCAAATCAGCAATACCTGAATTGCCAGACCCTTCGCCGATACCTGCAGCATTCTCAAGAGCCAACACACGACCTTCTACAAACGATATAGAGTTCCTTGTAGACAAAATACCCTGTTCTGCTCCAGCTATACGCTGTTCGTGGCCAGCAAAATCGGGTTCCCCCTCTGGATCATTTGTTCGTCCATTCACAGTAAGTTCTAAAGCATCGAGACGGTCCCCATTACCATCTATACGTAAACCTATAGCAGTATCAGCACTTTCCAGATCCTGAACGTCGAGTTGCAAATCACTGATCTGAGTTCCATAACCACCCAATGTGCTATCCAGGCCAGAAAACTCATTAATGAAATCAGTGTGTCCGGCCACAGTCTGTTGCAACTGGCCTATATCAGTAGCTTGAGATACCAGACTCTGTGTGTGACCTGCAACAACATCCTTGAGGCCAGTAGTTGTAGTATTCAAATCATGCTCAATGTCAGAAATCCTGGTCTCGATACCAGGCTGTGCATTTTCAAGAGTTGTTATCCTATTACCCTGACTAGTTATGTTGCCTTCCGCTATTCCAAGGTCAGTTTCAAGAGTAGTGGCCCTGCCTTCTACAGCGGTAGCTCTGCCTTCCAGGGACGACACTCGCATTCGTACAGAATTCAGATCTGACAGGCCTAACTCATATCTATCCCTGTCTCCATCCCGAAACTGCGACTGAAACATAACGGCACTTATTGTCAACTGGCCATTATCATCTTCATTTATTATAATATTATCTCCAGCATTGTATAGTGCTGTGGACACAGTCATCTGGCCTTCACTGTTAAATAGTATAGTATTCCCATCACATTTAGCTGTTATCTGATAAACTTCGTTATCTACATTGATACCATCGCCACCGATATATCTATAACCTGCAGGGTTGGTGCTGGCGTTCATAGAGGCGCTGGTTCTTTCTATTGACATGTTTGTTAATAAAGACATTAGAAATGACCTACCCTTTCATTGCTTAAGTCAGTGGCACTGTCTACAATATAGAAAGTGTCATTGAATGAGGCTGCAACCATAGGAACAGAGCCTCTGTTGTCGTATACACCTATATTAACCTGGAACTGTTCACCAGGAAGTCTCCAGGTTTCTACATTACTAGTTAAAATATATTTACCAGGCTGAGTTGTATCTTTTTCTATATTTAAGGTTATTCTCAAGCCATTTTCAAATAAGGCATCAGAATACATATCCGAAACTGGATAATCTACCAGCTCACCCTCTTCATATAGAGTTGTTTCTATCTTAAACGTTTCACCACGTATAATAGTTTTTGCTCTGTCTAATTCCACGGTCCGCCTCCATTCCAGCTCCAGTGTATCTGCATAGGATGATTCATCCAGTGTCAGTGCACTATCATCCATCGTAATATCTGACTCTTCATCATGTATAAATCCCTGTGGCACTATGTCGTCAAAGCCCATTTCACCATCGGAAGTAAAATAAAAAATAAACTGGAGATCGTCATCCATCTGTGGCGTTGTGTCTAACAAGCCATCATCACAAGTGTGGACATCACCTTCATCATCGTGATACCACAAGCCTGCACCATACTCAGGCAATATAATCCATTTGCCTGTGGCAGAGTCATACTCTTTGACCCCTAATGGATAATCTGCAAAATTCTCAGTCCATGTAAAATGAATGTCTGAGTCTACTGCAAATACATCATCAGATATATTAAAAGCATACTGAAAAATATATTTAGTATATGCCGGCTTAACCGCATCCAGGAATGCCCTGAGCACTCCCATCTGGGCTTCATCGCCAGCCCACTTAGAGCTGTCTATTTTTACAGTAAATGTAAAATGCTGCAGGAAATACTTGTCCAAACATTCTTCAGAAGCGAATGAGTCCAAAGTGCCGGTAGTATCGTTAGGTATATTGCCATCCAGATACATGCCGCCGGCTAGTTCACATGTGTCACGGTTTTCATCCTCATTACCAGAGTATTCATCCCACCAGGCCGGATAGTTGATATAGTCATATACCTTTACAGCATTAGTCATCGGATCAAACTTGACTACATTCTGACCCCTGACTATCTCAACTGACTCATTACCTAAATAAGTATAATCAGTACCATTGATGTTAACTATGGTGCTAGCGTCTTCCAGCTTTTCAACAATGTCACCAACCTGAATAAAGTCAAATGCCTCATCCGGCAATCTCACCAGAGTTTCATACTGCATTACTATAGAGTCTGCAGTGAGATCATGTATTCTATATTCAGTCTTGAGTTGTGCCCTGATGGCATCAGGTATATCATCCACTGTTACTGTGGATCTGACAACTTCTACATCAGTGCTGCCATCTTCATGAGCTTCTACATCATTTATCACATCACCAGCCTGGAACTGAGATGCTATATCAACTGGCAGGATGCAGGTTGTGGCGTTGGCAAATGTCACTGACATCTTATAGTCACGATTGATTGGATCCGGCTTATGAACTTCCTTTATATATGAGCCGATCATTATCTTATCCATAAGTTCCTTAGCATGATTCCTGGCCTGGGGTGTGTCTTCCAGAGCTACAGGAATCACATAATCCTTATAGATAGATATGAATGGATCGTGCACAGATGCTATAGTATAATCCTTGGCATACGCAGAAATACATGGGTCATCAGGAACCTGAGTTCCAACTTCCAGACCTTCTGTGGTCTCTGGTCTCAAGCCATTGATAACATGCGATATGGTTATAGTGTAGTTTTCATAGTCTACATCTATAACCGGAGCATTCAACGGTATGACATATGACTTCTGCAGGGCCATGTAAGGCCAGCTGGTTGGGACTACAGTGTAGTCACTGGCATAGGCTGGGACGCATGGGTCAACTGGTGCAGGATCACCGACATCTGGATGATTTCCATCCTGAGGATAGAGTCCATCTATCTTATGGATAATGCTGAATACTCTGTCATCTTCATAATCTTCGCCAAATGATAGTCCTGAATGTTCCAGTTCTATCTCAACATCCGGTGTCTTGATATAGTATTCACCGTCTTCAGCTGTGACACCATCACCAAGACATAATTTGCCTTCCTGCCATGAAGTGAATGCAACATCTTTATCGGCTGTGAAGCTTGCTGCTTCTACATTTGACATGGTTATTTTCGAAAAAATCTTGAAACTAACGCTGTCTTCAGATGCTAAATTTACGATTTCTGTACCCTTTGTCAATTTTGCGATCAATTCTGAGTCTGCTGGCACAGAAATGGTGGTTATATACTTCACTCGATGGTAGGCTGCATCAACAGCGGATATGCGGGCACCCTGAATCAATGAATTGAAGCAGTCCTGAGACACCTCAAAGGAATGCCCACCAATAGCGGCTTTGTGCTTGTTTATAGTGATATCTGAAACGATACCAGTAGTTTCAACAAATGGCAAATCAGTTAAAATGGTTATGCCCTTAGTCATACTATCTACAGATGCACCATTCCAGAATGAATACCACAAGCCCTGCACTTGTCGCAGATATGAATATGAGTCAGTGCCATAAATGCCAATAAGACAGCCGAAGTTGTCGTATATAGTGTGCAGGTCACGTATGGACTGATTAGTCCATAGGTTTTTATATGGCTGAGTCTTAAAACTTATAGTTCTAGCATCCTGGTCAACAACAAAATCGGTGCCAGGATAATATTTTACAGCATCTACACTGATGCCTGCAGGGAAAAAGAACCTGTCCTCGTAGGATATTACGTCATCAGGGGCATATATCTTATCACCAGGCAATCTGTTCTCTCCAGACGGCAGTGTCAATACATCGGAATCAGCGCCAACAGATGTGTAGTTAGGTAGAACAGTTACTTCTCTAGGCCCTTCGGCAAGCATGACTACGTCACGTATGCCGTCAGGCAGAGAATAAGTATATGGATATGAGGCTTCAGCGTCATAGGAAACAAGCGTACTGCTATCACATGTGACTTTTTCCCAGTCACTTATCCAATCATAAGGTATTGTCTCGATAGATTTTGATAATTCTACCTGATACATCTGATAATACAGATTTTCCACAACTTTGCAATAGCCTCTCCAAAGCTGTGAGACTGATTCTGTATCATCAAAAGACTGCCAGAAATCAGATACTGCATCCCAGATATAATTTACATTAAGTTCGTTCTTCATATCAGATATATACCTTTACTGATCACATATGTCAATGATTGACCTGACTGCCACAAGTGTGGTAACTTATATCTATTATGCCCCAAATCAACAAAAATATCAATACAAAACAATATAGCACAGGGCTATATAGCTCTGAGCATAAGTTTGATGATACTATGGCACGCCTGGCAGCTGTAATAACCTCATCAAAACGAGATTTTTGTGATATTATAAGGGGCAGAAGAGATATTTTTCCATCATATATCACCAAAAACCTCCATCAAACCTTGGATAAGTCAAAGAACAAGGACGAAATATTATATTGCTGGGAACTTTTCAAACATCCAGAAGAACTATTTGATGTGGGCACAAGCTTGAGCAGAGATGATGAAGTTCAAATAACAGTTAAAATCAACGATTTTTGCCAAAAAAAGACAAAAAATACAGATTTAGTGTCAAATTTTATTAAAAATGTGTCATTTTACGGCCAAAGCTTCATTTTTTATAACATTTTTGATAGAATTGGGATTCGACCCACCCTTTAAACCTAGCATCCAGAGCCGATCCTAGAAGTTATCCACAAGTTATCCACAAGTTATCCACAACCCTAAAACATTTATCAATTTTTTGATAATAGTAAAAATGTGCACTTTTCACACGTTTTAGCCTTTTCTAATAAAATTAGAATATTATAATTAAATTTATTTGTATCTAATTTGTGAATTATGTACGAAAAAATGCAGGTACGAATACAAAGGGTACAGAAAAATTTGTCCCGCATTATCAGACACTTCTATTCGTACCCTTGGCACTCTTTAGAACTTTAAGCCAAAAAATAAATCGCCAAAAACGACAAAAATGTGAATGGAGTTTCAAAAAATGCTGTTTTTTAAGGTACCCTGCATGAATTTTCTATAAAAATTTCTCAAAAAGTGAGATTTTTAACAAAAAGTAGCCTCTGTAACAAGCATAAACAGCCAATTTTTAAGCAAAAATATGACAACCATGCACCTTAGCTAAAAAATGTGAATTTGCTTTTTGAGGGTCAATGTACGAACTTTTGAAAAAATGCCTAGCTCAGAATAATAAAAAGATAGACTTTCGAGTTATTCAAACTTTTTAAAAACAAAAAGTAGGGATTTTTTGATTTTTTACACCTATATAAGTATATTAGAGATTTTTTAATATATATTTATATAAATTTAATAAAAAAATAAAATAATATATGCCTATATAGTTGGTGAAAGTGCCAGAATCCCTACTTTTCCAAAATTTTTCCTTTATTTTTGATATTTTTCTTTACTCTTTTTATTATGTATAGTATACTGTAGCTGGTTGGTCCTTCTAAAATGCCGTACCATAGGGGTACACCACCAAATTCACATTTATATGCCTACCCCAGTATTTTCTATACATTGCTACGCTAGGGTATAAGCAAAGTAGTTTATAGTGCGGGTTTCAGCCCCTCACAATTTTTAAGGAGGTCAAAGATGACTATCAAAAAACTGATAACAGATAAAAAGTTATCCACAAGTTATCCACAACCTGTGGATAACTCTTACAATGAAAACCTGGAAGCCGTTCTGGATCTTATTTTTGGTCCAAAACAGGATATAGGTAAGGCTAAGGCTATATTTTTCTCAGAACTGGACAGAGCGAATGTTCAGGGCGAAATTTATGATCTTGCCAACACCGTTTTTAATGCTGTCAGTACTTATCTAGGTAATCGTTCTTGTGAAAGCAAGGATTTATCCGATAAGGATAAACAGCTTCTTAAAGATTTAGACAATGTCGGCAATGCTGTAAAGATTGAACCCGTTAAAGATGATGTTAAATCCCGATTGGTTCGTATTCTTAGTAGTAATATAAAAGAGGGGAAGATTTTAGGAATGTTTCCAACAGGAGATTGCCTCTATATCTGTAAGCACTGGGATGAGGCCAAGACTATTCCTGGTTTTGTTAAATTTACAGAAGATGGATTGGAGCCAGTTGTTAAAGACGATGAATCTAATTTCTCTACAGCATATGCTATAGTAGTAGACGCGGAAGATCTTCCGAAGCAGTTTGTAGAGGACATGGACCCTATAAAAGCTCTAGAACAGCTATTTACTAGTAGTAAAATAACTAAGACTGAAAATGATGAACTCATTAATAATGTATTTGCTACAGATGGTAAACTTATAGATGTTGTTATAGACTGGCCAAGCGGGACAGTCTCCATCGACAACACCAACGAGATGTTCAGTTATATAGACTTTGGCGGAATTGCTACATGTCTGAGTAATATAGCCTATGATAAAGAAAGTGATAAATGGCCTGCAGGATCTTTCAAATTCATGGGTTATCGTTATGCTGACAGTAATACCATCAGATACCCTGTCTCTATCAGCGAACTTTGTGACTTTGGCAGCAAGAAGCCAATATCTCTTGTCTTCAAGTTTACAAAGGATCCTAGAGCATGAAAGACTATGCCGGAAATACTCTTAAGAAAGATTCTATAGTGCTGTTTCCGGTAGGTGCTCCGACTGAGCATGTGCTGGCCCCTCTATATGAGGGGACAGTAGATGATATAGACGAGGACCTTGATATAGTAACAGTGCTGTATAAGAGCTCTAAGGGTAATATGCACTACTGTCGCAAGCCATGGCAGTGTGTCATTATAGGAGGTCCAGGCCATGCGGGTTCTCCCGGCAGACAACCAGACCAGGCCCATGAATGATGGGTTCAGCCTGGATAACTTGCAGGAAGATTTTGAAATGAGTTCAAGAGTCCTTGTGCAGAATGCTATGTATGAGGTCAACAGGATTCAGGACAAGATCTTATCTTTACGTAAAGAATTACATCGGGTCACTGAAGATCTCAACAATCTATCCAGTGACCTGGATGTATTAACCAACATGTTAAGTAAAGCGGATGACAGCATGCTGACTGCTGGACATCTGCAGATGATATCAAAAGGAGGAAAACAATGACATCGTTAGAGCGTGAACATTTCATCTCAGCTAATATGTTCCCAGTCAAAAGTCTTTCTGATTCTAAAAAATCAATTATCAGAATGACTGACAATCTTACAGAATCGCCAGTATCTATATCTGCTGACAAGCAGGCCGCGGATTCCTGTTGTGGTGATCTTCTGGTAAAGCTTGACAGCATGAAGGATTTGAAAACTTTTGCTAAGGCTGTGGCAGATGATATTGTTATAAAGGTAGACAAGGTCAATGGGGATATCCTAGGCCTTCTGGTTCTAAATAAAGATCTGGATCGTAAAAGTCTTGAGGTCCTTGATGAAGCATTCTATGAAAGCAGGAGATCTCATGATAGATAATTTTGATAAGATTCAGAAATTTATAGAAGGCAGGAGCAGATCCTATAATACAGATCTGTTCTATCGTGTAGAAATAAAGCGTCATAAATATGATTATCCTGATGAGAATACTGAATGGCGCAATCGCACTATCACAACGTTCTGTGTTGCTAATGCTAAGGATCTGTTAAATTTGAAACCACGTATAGTTGAAATCTGTGATAGAATGTCTGCCAGAGCCGGCATTAAGGTGAACAGGACCAGCTATATGGATGCAGCAATAGGTGCCATGCGCAGAATATTGCAGTGTTTCCCGTTATCTTCTGAAGGTGCTAAGTCCGCATGGGATTTCTGTGCTATGACTCTGAACAGCGAAGAAAAGGATGACAGATACTGGATTACCTATGTGCCGAGCTCTAGTGTAATGTGGTCTAAGGATGAAGATGAGCTGATCAGTAATTTCATTGACCATACGCAGATTCATTCTACATTGGATAAAATATTTGTTCTGAATGACAGTGAAGGAGTTCAGATACTTCATCCCCAGTTCAGAATGAATCAGGCAACTGAAACGATTCATGACCTTAAGGAAGAAGGCAAACTGGTAAAGAACAGCAGTGCTCTTCTATACTATAAGGGAGATTGACAGTAATGGCAGGGGCATGGTAACATGTCCCTGTTCAATTTTTTTACCATATGGAGGCAATAATATGTTGATTGGACTGTGTGGATATGCCAGATCCGGGAAAGATACTGTGGCATCCATGATGCCTGGGTTTCTTCATCATTCTTTTGCTGCAAAGCTTAAAGAGGAAGTGTCCACTATGTTGAATTCTGTTGGTATAGAAGCTAATTTTAATAACGAAGATACAAAAGTAGCCCTTAGGCCATTTCTTGTGTTCTGGGGCGCATTTAAACGTAAAGAAATACCGCTTTACTGGGTGAACGGAATGCAGACTCACCTTACACCACATGAAGATCACGTCATTACTGATGTCAGATATCTCAATGAAGCTCAGTGGATAAAGGAACATGACGGTGAAGTCTGGTATATAGACAGACCTGGGATCGGTCCTGCCAATGACGAAGAAGCAAAGAGCTTTGCTGAAATCTTCAGGGAATGTGCTGTAGGCCATAATATATTTGACAGAGTTATCCATAATAGAGCAGATCTGGAATATCTGAAGGGTGTTGTAAAGATGGAAACGGAACTTGCCAAAGGACATGAGCGCAGAAGACTGGACCCCGAATATCGTGTAGATTTTTAACGAACCCGTTGAATCATCATATAAATGATGGTATAATATATTTGTAAACTTCCGGAACACGACATTAGCTGACGGGCTTGAAGCGATGTCAGGACCGAACCCATGATATCCTAGGTGACGATTATAATCATGGCAGTAGCTCCTGAAAGAACGGAAGAAACCGGTTGTTTAACGAGAGTGTCAATCTGCAAAGGCACTATAAACTGCACAGACTCAAGTGAGCCTATTATCGAGGCTTTGCAAAACGGGAGAGCAGAAGGAAGTTTAAATGCAGGTTTCACCTTCACCAGAAACCTCTTAATGGCAGGGTAGCTCAGATGGCTAGAGCACACGGTTCATACCCGTGATGTCGTGAGTTCGATTCTCACCCCTGCCATATGTGTCCTGGCAGCCTAATGGGCAGGCGGCCATAAGCAGTCCACTATTTTTATCCATCCATTTGAAGCTCCATCTATATTGATTAAAACTTTAGTGGATTAGCAGGAAGATGTCAGTTCGAATCTGACATGCTCCACATCGGGGCTATAGACTAACTGGCAAGTCGTCCTACTTGCGTGCTTATGGTGAAAGCTGGTTCGATACCAGTCCAGGACTTTCTTAATAATTTTCGGGTAGGTGCCGGAGTGGTTAATCGGAGCGGACTGTAAATCCGCTGGTCTAACGGTCTACGGTGGTTCGAATCCACCCCTGCCCATTTGATGGAGGGAAAAGGATACTACAAAGGCTAAGTTTGGAGTATCCTGGAACCTACATCAACAAAGAACCAGTAGCTCAAGTGGATAGAGTATCCATGGAATCAGGAAGCAACGTGAGTTCGAATCTCACTGTCGTTGGTAACAAAACGACATGGCCAAGCGGCGAGGCACCTGTCGATTGGGAGGTTCTGGGTTCGAACCCCAGCTGGTTCAATGGTTATTTCTGGATGTGTCAAAGTGATACCCCTGTGTTCGATAGGATGCATACATCGGCATGGGTAGTATAGCAGAAGACACAGGTTGCTGCAGCAACTACGTAGAGCCATAGTGCTCTTTGGGTAAAACCCACCAGGATAATCACCTGGAGGAATGTCCGAGTGGTCGATGGTGAGAGTTTGCTAAACTCTTGGATCAAAAGTCCCGCAGGTTCGAATCCTGCTTCCTCCGATGATTATTGTTTGAGCAGTGTGCACTATGACAACAGCGGCGAAGTGTCAGGCTGAGACGTCAGCATTGTCCCAGTAGCCGGCATGAGTCATACATTGGCTGTTCATGCAATATGAGGACGACAGACCGAGTTGGAGAACGGGGAGGCTATTTAAGCCTCTGCTCATTTGGTAGATGAGCTATAGTGTGGTTCGAATCCACACTGTCGTCCTTGACGGGTACAGCGGTACAGCCTAGGCCCTACACTAATGGATAAGAGTGCGCACTCTTGAGTGTATTATGGCCGGACGTAGAGTGGTTATCCTTCCCAATGAAAACGTCCCCTTGAGATTTTCGACGGTTTGCTGGATGTGCCGGCCAGCATCATTTCCAACGCGGAACCCTGATCAGATTGCGTAAGTACGAAATGCGTTCACACAGAAAGAACACCGTTGGCTGGGTGTATGAGGTAGCGGTTGGCGCTACGTCTCGTGCCCAGCCTTCCTGCCCTGCAGGGATTAGACCTCCACGCGGGAGCTTAAGCCTTGTAAGCACCGTACCATGTGGAGGCCGCTATGGGGCGGTAGTTGTAATGGTAGAACGTGCAGATAGATAATTCCGCGGTTGTCTGCAAGGTCGTGGTTCGATTCCACGTCGCCCATTTTCTGAAAAGGAGAATTACTATGCCTAAACTTTGTGCAAAAATTGGCGGAGAAACATATAAGTTTGGTTTTAACGGGGGGGTACTTCAAGAAAAAACTTTAAACCAAACTGTAAATGATGAAGCCACTGCTTACTTTATAGAGGCTTATAAGGTAACTAGTCATAATCCATGGCAAGCCATGAGTTATACTATAGCAAAAGATTTAAAGTATAATTGTCCTTGTAAATGTTACTTTAATGACTCAATGCTTATATGGACAGCTGGATGGAACAGAGACTTCTTTATTAGTGATAAAAATGTAAGCAATACGGTGAGCGAATATAGAGTCTATATAAAAATACCGAAGTTTATTGAAAACTGGGGGAGGCCTGATGCTGACACCTCTTTTATGCTTAGTGAAATATACTCCAGATGTGACAGGAATATAATATGTTCAACAGATGGTGATCCCATGCATGAGTTAGATATAGGTGATGATCATATAGCTAGAAGCTTACTGACAGACTGGACTAATTATATATTTGATGGTGACAGGGATTATTACATAGCATTTGTGATAGAGTTAGATACTACTCACTCCAACATTCACCTGTTTGTACCATCTTTTAAAGCGACATTTTACAGATATACAGGAAACTATATAGCATAATCTATATAAAGGTAGGAGAATTACTGTGCCTAAACTTTGTGCAAAAATTGGTGGAGAAACATATAAGCTTGATTTTAACAGTGGGGTACTTCAGGAAAAAACTTTAAACCCAACTGTAAATGATGAAGCCACTGCTTACTTTATAAGGGCTTGGGGGGCGACTACTGGTCGGACTGTAGCAGAAGATTTAAAGTATAATTGTCCTTGTAAATGTTACTTTAATGACTCAATGCTTATATGGACAGCTGGATGGAACCAAAACTTCTTTATTAGTAATAAAAAGGTAAGCGATACGGCGCTAAAATATGAAGTTTGGATAAAAATACCTAAGTTTATTGAAAACTGGGGGAAACCTGATGATAGCACCTCTTTCATGTTTAGTGGAATATATTCCAGATATAATAGGAATATAATATGTTCAACAGATGGTGACCCTTTGCATGAGCTAGACATGGGTGATGACCATATAGAGAGAAGCTTAATGATAGACTGGACTAATTTTTTTGATGGAGACCATGATTATTACATACTATTCAGAGTAGAGTTAGATGGCACTCACTCCAACATTTACCTGTTTGTGCCATCTTTTAAAGTGACCTTTTATAGATATACAGGAACCTATCTAGCATAATCTATATAAAGGTAGGAGTTCAGCCTTGGAAATAAAGACTGCCAATCAGACCTCCACGCGGGAATCCAGCCTTGGGATCCGTACCATGTGGAGGCCGCTAAATTAAAAGTGCCAAACGGGAAAGGCACTCTAAACATGGACACATCAACCATGGACCCGGTACCGGGTCCCAATGAAGCACCGCCAGAAATGGCTACGGCACTGGTTACAAAGCCGTAGTACCTGCCTCTCGAGCGCATGAGACAGGAACAAACTGAAGTAGAGGTAGGCTGGTAGCCCAGCTGGTTAAGGCACCCGGAGGAAAGTTAGCGGGGGATTATATTCCGTCACGCATTAGCTTTCTGCAAGGGAGATCAGGGGTTCGAGTCCCTTCCAGGCGACAAGACCGAAAGGTCCCCTCTACTTCTCTTTAGCCCCAATCGTCTAATATAATAGGATAACCGGCTTCTAGCCGGAGATGCGGTGAGAGTCCGCAAGGGGCGCCAAGACGATTTATCCGAATTGGAAATAGGGGGAGGCTGTGAGCCTCCGGATATATGTTAATGTATATCCTGTGGTGGTTCGATTCCACCAGTCGTCAATCTGGGTCGGTAACCAAGCGGTTAGGTGCTGCTCTGCAAAAGCAGCTAGATCAGTTCGACTCTGATCCGGCCCTCTCATTTATTCATGAGATAAAATTTCTTTTCGTTGGCCAGCGCTGGCCAACATTTTTGACTGCCTCGTCTAACGGATAAGACACAGGATGGGTTACGTAAAGGGTCATTTCTATCTCCTTAGTTTGATCTCAGAGTCTCATTCCTTCCTTTCATTAACGGTGTTTTTAGTCAAGTCAAGTTGCTCCGCCTGAATGCCGGTTCGAATCCGGCGGCAGTCTCTGGAGCCCGTATGAAATATGATGGGTTACCAATAAGGCATGCTTCCGCCTGTAATGGGGCAGAGTATGTTTTAATTCGATGTCCTCCTTTTAAAAATTGTCATCGAGCATGCTGGGAAACTGGTATGCTCTTACGCCCGGTTGGCGAAACTGGCAGACGCATATGATTCAGGTTCATATGTCCGCAAGGACGTGCGGGTTCGACCCCCGTGCCGGGTACTGTTGTTTGTAGTAATCATTAAAAAACTCTATGCCTTGGTGCAGCTGTAATATTTTATTGCCGCTGCACTTTTTTTATCTGTACATTTACGCTATAATATTAAAGAGGAGAGCACTATGAGCAGAAGTTATAAGAAGACATCATACAGTGGTGATACTAATGATAAGGCTTATAAGAAGGTTTCTAATAAAAGGATTCGCAGTTACCCGGAAATTCCGGATGGCTCGTTCTTTAAGAAGATAATGTGCTCCTGGTTCATTAAAGACTACTGCTCATATATGACTGAGAAGGAGTTTATGGAGGATTGGTATGATCCTGAGTCGTACATGAGGAAGTTGTGGCCAACCTATGAAGAAGCCCACCAGAACTATATGAAATATTACAGGAGAAAATGACCGTTGAAAGACATTATAATTGATGATGTTCCAAATGCTGTAACCGTGGCTATAAATACCCTGGCTGATTATTGCAGAAGTATTCAGGGTGATAAGTATAATCCGTTCAAATGTAGAAAATGTCCTCTGTACGGCAGGAACACAGATAAGAGAGCAACAGCAGTAAGTGGTGACTATGAGGATTGCTTCTTCAGCATGTATCATAACAGTGTTCGAAGATGGGATAATATACTAAGAGGCAAGCATCCTGACAGTGGGCATTCAGCATTCGAAGTGATGACATCATCCATGTCTCCCGACGATAAGGTTCCTGAAGACAGAGGCAGCTTTCAGATTAAAGATAAACCCTTAGAATAGGTATAAGTAATCTGGAAGGAAGGTGACGTTAAATGGCAGAAGAAATAATTCTTTTGACAGTTAACGGGATCCTGGAAGACTTGCTTGTCCAGGGTTCCATGGTTGTTTATGCCTTAGCGTTAAGCTATGGCGTAATCAACTATAATAAATAAAAAATCCGGCTCTAAATGGGCCGGATTTTTTTACCTGTCAGTTCTGTAGAATTAGGTATAAGATCTATAGTTATTCCAGGACTAGTTTCCTGGAAATTTAAGACTAAGGAGATTTTATATGAATGAAAAAGAAGTGATGTCTAAAAAATTATTACCCGCCAGACCAGAGATGGAATTCATCTCCTACACTGGCAGATATCCGACTTTGTGTTCTGGAGCACTCACTATACGTGTTGGTGATGAATATTACCACCTTGATCATATTCTCAGATCCGGTGGCAGTATTCATGATCCTGTTACTGGTGACTATGATGCTGTAGAAGGTGACTGGTATATTGATGAAGATGACCTGCCGGAAGAACTCAGACCTTATGTAGATGACATTGTCAGATTGGTGAACGATAATGTTGAGCATGGCTGCTGTGGAGGTTGCATATGATAGAACCTGATTGGGAATATAATCATCTTTATGATAGAGGTATTCTCCATCTTGACAAAGATGAGCTGGAGCTGTTAGCCAATCAGATCATTCCAGTAGGTTTTGAGCATCATCATCCTCAGGAGCTTTGCCCGGTATTTTCAGCCATTGTAAAGATGGCTGTAGAAGCAGGTGTCATGGATGAAGATGACGATCTGGTCAAGGAATTTCTGGATGATATGGAAAATTATGAAAATACAGAGCCACCGCAGGAGGATTTAAAATGACCGAAAAGGATATAGAAGCATATCTGATTAATAATGAGAAGATAGGTGTCATATTTGGATTAATGCCAGCTCCAGTTAGAAAGTGGCTGAAAGATAAATATGATAATAAGGATTTTTCAGAAAACATATTAGTCTACAGATATTCTGACTGGACTGTATGGAATGAAGATCCCTTCTCAGACGATGAAGCTGTTGCTATGATAAGGAGCAAATTCAATGACAAATGAGGCTTTTGAAGTGTTAAGAGAAATGTACTCTACTTGTGCAACTTACCCTGAGAAGTATTCTGGAGACTTCTACGAGTTTTACAAGGACTTCATAAATGAAACTTCCAGGAGAATCAAGGAGAAGTCAAAATGAAAGGTAAAGATCTGATAAAATGGATCAAGGACAACCATGCCGAAGACCTGGAACTCTACATGGGAATCGACTGGAAATATCATGAACTCAACCCCGCCATAGAAAGAGCCGGGTATGGAAAGCAAGATTATCCAAAGCTTTGTGTGTTATCGAATAAGGCTTTGGAAGATGGTTTTGGCGATGAAGCCAAGGCAAATCTATATGACGAAAGTAATATAGATGAATGTATACGGGAAGGAACCCTGGAAAAGGTTCTGGACGTATGGGTTAATCTTATGTCTGTTCAGTAGGAGGACTAAATGGCTGGATTAGATGCTGAAAAAGAAGAATTTGACCTGATGACTTTATTTGATCACTGCGTGCTGTTTACTACCAATAGGATCGACAGGAAAACAGTCCCCAACAATATGTTCATGTATGAGACTAGGGACGGTTCTCAGGATGGCCATATCCATGAATTAGCCTACAGGATAATCGCGGATTTCTTTGGAACCGTTATCAGTAAGGAGCCCTTATTACCTACGGATGATCTGGACTCCTACAGCTACGTGAGTTTCGATGCTTATGGTTTTGAGCCTTGTGGCTCAATAACTTTGCAGCAGTATGCAGATTCTAATTTGCATTAAGGAGGGAAACAAATGAGTGAAAAGGAAATAGTACAGTGGCTTATGGATAACCAGACAAGAGGCGCAGCTTTTGCCTTTTGTCCTAAAGAGGTGCAGGACTGGATTCAGAATAACTATAAGAAGTATCCCATTCTCAATCTCAGTTTGAACAAGGTACCTTTGGATGATTCGGTAACCGATTGGCAGATTCCTGCACTTCCATTACAGTTCAGACTTCCGGCCCATAAGTCCTGGGTAGAGTTTGAGATAGATGGAGATGGCGTGTTTATCATAAATCCTGCAGAATTCGGTGGATATGGAGCTACAAAAGCATTCATGTGGTGGGAGTATCTGGAAGTACTTAAACACATGGAATACGGCCTTACCAATTTTGGTGGATGGCAGTATGAAGATAGTAAACGATGGTATCTTTCTCCAGCGGTTAAATTACATAGTGATTTGTGGAACTCGTATGTAATTGAAGAAAGCGAAGACGCAACATCAGTTATACCGGTTAAGATACGATTCTGGAGGGAATAATTATGATGACGGAAGAAGAAATTGTCACCCAGCTGAAACGAAATTGGAACTGTGGAGTAGTATTGTCTTTCATGCCTCAGGAAATAAAAGACTGGGTGCGTGAGAACGCCGAGCACTGTTACTACTTTATGGGTCCTGGTGATTGGCGTAGCATGGAACATAGTGAACAGGTAGATGAAGAGTATGTCCACGCACTTCCCCCAACATTCACTATGTCTATGTTGCAGAACAGACGTAGGTGGGAGCAGGAAGCATCTAATGATCACTGGGTAGAATATATCATTGATGAAGACGGCTTCTTTACTCTGGGAGATGCTGATTCAACACGCTACCACTGGTCGCAGTGGGAACGGGCTCTGGTCAATAATCTGGATACATTCCTGAGCTGGGGCGGTTGGTATTATATCGAAAGTGGTGATTACTGGTACATGCGTCCACAGCTGATAGATTATGATCCCAAGCATACAGACTCCCCAAGCACCACAGACTTGGGAACTGTAAATGATGGTGATGAAGATTATTATCCTGATTTGCCAGGTGTTCCTACAAAAATCAGATTCTGGAAGCGGTAAAAATGACTGAATAGGAGGAAGTTATAATGAAGATAGATGTAGAAATAAAAAATGCCACGATGGAAGAGGCTAAAAATATAAAATGTCTGGACATAAACTATATACGGTTCTATGATCCTAAAGAGCAGGGCATAGATGCCGAGGTGTGTATAGAACCTATCTCAGCCTCTGTGAGTAAAGTAAACGGGCACCCATTTTCGAGGAAGTATTCCGTAGAAGAATGGGGTATCATACATAAGGATGGGGAAATAGAAGAAATGTATGAGGAAAATGATGAATACCTCATGGATATCGCCAACAAGTATAAAAGAGTAGAGTTGGTTCTGGAAGATGATGTATCATATAATCCTGACATAGAAATTGTAGTAGACACTTTATGGTTCAGCTGGCCGGTTACGGAATGGGAAAACCATAGAAAACGATATTCCTGGTGAGGAGAAATAAAATGAAACGTGGAGATGCTATGAAACTTCACAATGAAGACGAAGTTATAGTTAAAAAAACAGGACAGGTTCTTCGGGTCATAAAAGCTTGGGGGCTGAATCTGGATAAACACAGAAATCCCAGCGTAATAGCTTTACTCCTGGATGATGGAATCTGGTATACTCACAAGGAGGTAAAATGAACAAAACTTATAGAATATTGTTTTATGGTCTGGAAGGGTCTCAGAAATGTCCTGTTGCTTACCGATTGAACAGGAGTATACCGCTTCGAGACGCTAAAAAGATGTTAGGGATCGAAAAGTGGACTGGGGACGGTATCCGCCTGACCTATGATGGTGGAGCCCTTCTCTCAATTGGTAAGCATGGACTAAGTAACCGTCTGGTATTTGCTTATCACAGCTATCAGATGAAAGGTAGAAAGTATGGCTGAACAGGAAATTATTAAATTACTTAAAGAGAATGTAGATAAGGGTGTGTGTCTGGGCTTCATGCCTGATGATGTAGTGCGCTGGTGCAATAAGAACAAGGAGAAATTATATTTCTTCTTTGATTATATGATGACAGACGATGGAAGTATGGAGCACGAATGGATAGGGTATGCTGATGCTGCTTTCGTGATAGAGGATGACTTCGGTCATTTAAGCGAAAGAAATATTGTTGCTATATATTAAGGAGGTAAAAAAATGACAGATGTAATGATAGAGCTACAGTTCGCTTTGGATAAGTTCGGTTATAAATGGGAAGATATCGAGTGGGCACATTTAAACAATAAAGCCAATGAGAGGGATGCTATAATAAAGCCCAGTTATTCTAAAGATGATATGGATAAATTTAAAGAGGACATCATCAATATGGGTCAATATGACGATGGCTACGGTGGTCAGGAACTCTTCGGAGATGTCGTATTCAAAGACGGAACCTGGTTAAGTAGAGGGGAATACGATGGTTCCGAATGGTGGCATTATAACATCAAGCCCACATATGAAGCTTATATAAAAGATTTGGGCAGGGATTAGGAGGATAAATATGAGCAGAGATGAAGATAAAAGCCTGCAGTCAAATACAGACCCAGGCTTCACCCTGACTTTCCTCAGCGCCTTAGTTATAATGCTGGCAGTATCTCTCATAGTTATGTATCTGGTAGGTGCATGATGTATAGATACCGCAGAAAAGGAAAAGACGGGCTGCCCCTATATACCTTCACCTGTGACAGATGTGACAAGTGGGTGTGGGATAGTCACGGGGGCAAGGCTGTCGGTACTAAGGACGAACTTATCCGCAGGGCCGTTCGGGATCTTGGCTGGCAGATTCTTGAAAATACAGAATCAAAAGCCAATCATGTATTCTGTAAGGAATGCATGGAAGAGCTCGAACGGCTCAGGCCTGGTATATTTGACGGAGGAGGCGATTCTAATGTTTGAAACTCCCTTGCTACCTATAGTAGATCCGGACAGTGAGAGGAACGGCTTTATAAGAACATGCGCTGACTTAGCCTATAGGCTGCAGGACCCAAGAACTGTAGCTACAGCGCATTCATTGGAACAGGCAAACAGACTACCCGATGGTATAATAGCTACTTTGTTCACACCAGCGACATGCCAGAATGCTACAAGCACTGGTGATACTGATCCAGGAAGGACTTCTCTGAGGATAATACCAAGATCTGTAGAAGTATCTACCCTGAAGATGCTGTATGTATATGGCATGATGGCTAAGCCTGTATGTGCATACTGCAAGAAGAAGTATGACGGGTGGAATGATAATAATGTTACCGGTGAAGAGCTTGCCAAGCATCTTAAGGAAGATGGGTGGACAGGCATATGTGAGTCCGGCTATTTCATTCCACGTGAACAGGGAATCCCGTCAGGTATCTTCCTGGCATGTCCTGAATGTGCGAGGCAAAAACAGGAAAAATGCGTGGCTGGAGGGACACTTCTGGCCATATGGGAATTATAGGAGGTAATAAAATGAGTAAGGTTTTGGAACAACTTCAAAACTATATAGACTATCTGCAGGACGATGATGATCCTGCTGTAGCTAATGAACGCGCTAGCCTGGAACGCAAATGGGCTGACATTTATATGAAAGGAGCTAATAACTAATGGGACGACCAAAAAAGGGAGCAACAACTAAGGAAGGAAAACAGCCACAGGCTCAACCCTCCAGAAATGAACTGATAACGAAACTAAGAGTTAAGTATTCCAGAGATCTTAATAAACTGGATAAAGTTAAGTCTGAGCAGCTTGAAGAAACTAGGTATGAAATAGAGAAAGCTTATAAAATTAATCGAGAAAGACTGGAAGATAAGTTCAACAAGAACCTTGCAGCTATTAATGAAAAGTATCCTGCGAAACATAGCTCACCCACAGGTAAAATCAGGGACGAAATGCCCAACATATACGAGATGATGTATCTGGGTTATAATAATAACCATCTTAGACATATGAATCCCTGGATAAAGGAAGTATGTGATGATGAGCATTATGGTGTGTCTGCTAAGTACATGGTTTCACTTCGAGAAGAATTTAAAACTGTGATAGAACCAATGTTCAAACAGTTTCATGAAACCGGTATAGGTCCTATTATATTTGGGAGACACATGTCTAACAGGCCTCATGCTAATGGTTGTGGTTATTCTGATGATATGATGGACCCATGTAAAGAACCCGTAGACTCAGATTACTACGTGGAGTTTACAATCCTGTCTCTCGAGGGTCTGGATAGACTTCTGAATATAATGGACACAGCTTATGTGTATCACAACACAGATCAGGCTAAACGTAAAGGTTACATGTGGTATGTTGTCTTCACATATCCTAATGAACGTAATCATATGGTTCTGAGATTGTACTGGAGACCTCAGTATGATCCAATGTATGTATTAGGCAGGTTTCTACAGATATTGCAGCGTAACAGGACGTTTTTCTCTGAGAGAGTCTGGCAGGAGTTTCTTAAGAGATACGAGGATGAAATTCAGTATATCGGTGGGCATGGTTTCGAAGACTATACCTATTATAATGCCTTTTGTCGATACGAGGAAGATTTACATAAAAAATACTGGGTTACTTTATACAAGGAACCTAGAACAAAACCACTTCAGATGGAGATAAAACCAGAATATTAAAATAAAATAACCAGGCTGTGATGGCCTGGTTATTTTTTAGCTATTATTTGTTCTTTTTATTTTTCTTAGTGTTTCCGCTGTCTGACTGACTTGCGCCGGATCCTCTGAGTGAGCCTAGACCTAAGCCACCAAGTCCACCAGCAAGAGCTCCTCCGGCACCAAGAGCATACCCTTTATTTTCAAGACCGGATATAAGCTGTGATAAGTTATCATTAATGCCCGAAGTGCTTCCCTGAAGTTCTTGTACGATACTTGAAAGATCTTTAATGCGCTTTTGTTTATTAGTATAATTTAACAATGCTTCATTTATGTTGTTAGCTTTTGCACCAGCGCCACCATTACCTGTAAGGTTTAATGTATATGCTAAGGTAGCGTCAGATGAGTCTTTAGATAAAGCATCACGAAGTTTACCTAATCCAGTATCTGTTTGAGCTAAACTGTTATTAATTCTATCCTGCATTACCGGAACATTTTCAATAGACTGCTTGAAAGCCTTTGCCTGGTCTACTGCAGTATCAATTCCCTGTTTTGTCTTAGCACCAGCTGCTGACAGTCCTTCCTTGGCTTTAGCACCAGCTGCTGATAATCCTTCCTTGGCTTTAGCACCAGCTGCTGATAATCCTTCCTTGGCTTTAGCTATATACGGGGCCAATGCTTCAGAAGTTTGTGCTCCAAAGTTTCTTAAACTTTCCCCAGCTGCTGTACCAAAGTTTCTTAAGCCGTCACCCGCCTGTGCCCCCAAAGCCCTTAAAGTTTCCATAAGGTCTGCCTGCTTTTGCAGTTCTGCCTGTTTTTCCATTTCTGAATTTATCATGACAAGCTTAAGCTGAGCTGCTCTGGCTATATCATTAGCTAATTTATTAATCATTATTACATACCTCCGGAGGTTATATATAGTAATATAGGCTACAATTCTGCGTATGTCAATATAGAACTTAATTTCTATAATTCACCGGGTTATAACAGCCTGGTTATTTTTAGCTATGGTTAGTTAATTTAATTGTCATTGCCTATGAGATATCCAGTACCTAGACCGCCTAAAGCACCAGCACCGAGCCCAGCTGCGCCTAAAGCAGTGCCTCGATTCCTGAGGCCTTGAACTAAATCAGTCAGTGTATCCCCTGAGGCACCCAAAGTGTCCTTAAGTGTTTTCCCGGCTTTATCTATATTGTCCAACATTTCATATGTTTGGTTATTTATTAGTCCCGGAGCAGGATTAGCTGTAAGTAATCCTGACAGGGAGCTTAAAACACTACTAGTGTGAGCTTGATCTGCGAGATCAAGGATGTTGTCAATTTCGCTAGCCCCACCTTGCAGTGCGGTTCTTAATTTCTGTTCCAGAGCTTTAGTTTTAGCAATTCCCTTTATAGAGTCTATTATCCCAGCTTGTTTTTCCATATCTGCAGAATATCCCAGACAGGCTAATTTATACTGAGCTGCTCTGGCTATATCATTAGCTAATTTATTAATCATTGTTACATACCCCCAGAGGTTATATATAGTAATATAGGCTACAATTCTGCGTATGTCAATATAGAACTTAATTTCTACAACCCATCAGGTATAAGTATAATGTTCAAAGGAAACTTAGATTAAGCTTGCTGCTGGCTGTGCCGGGCAACTTAACGATGAAGCCCTTTAGAACAAATGGTGATTAATATGGTAAAAAATATCGTTAAAGTTATTATTGGATTTGCTGCTATGGTCATTTGCTACAAGAAGTATACAGACCTTACAGACTGGACTGTTGAAGCTTTTCTAGAACTGATCAATAACAAAAAAGCAGACGATGCTGAATAAGAATTTTTGGGCCTAGCAGAGCCCAGGTACTTCAGGTGCCAAATCTGTTTTTTACCTGTTAATTTTAAATGCTTGTACAGGTATAAGTATGAGCGGAGGTGATATTATGTCAGCATTGTTGTATGTCCAGCAGGTAATACTGCTTGTTTTGTTCTCTTTTTCATTCCTCCTTCTTATGGTTGAAATAGTACCAGAAAGAAGCTTGGAACTTGTCTCTGCTCTCGTAGATTTTATTATCTTCATTAGCAGCTGGGGAGAATATGATGGCTATAAGGACTTTAGAAACAAGAAAGTTGCTGAACGTCCAGAGCTAGAAGAAGAACTTCCCGAAAGCGTCATAGAATTCATTCTATTTTATGAAGATCATGACGACGACAAGAAAGGAGATAAAAAATAGAAAAGGAACCTTCAGGTTCTTTTTTACCTGTTAATTTTTAACTTTGTATAGGTATAAGTATATTAGTAAGGATGAATGTATCTATCTAGATACGGTATCCGGCCGAATGAGGGGAGTAGAAACATCCCGCAGTTATGATGAATAACTGCTGGAGACCCAAGTTATGGTCATCTTGGTATTGCGTAAATAGGGGTTAATAATGGCCGGGCCCCGTTCCGCCTACTCGGATGTCCAAGATCCCACCCGCTACGGATCTCTCGAAAGAGGGATTAAAATGGTGCGACCAAGACAGCCAAGGCTCTATCGAAAGATATCCGGAGGGCTGTTTTTTACCTATTAATTTTTTACATACACACGGGTATAAGTACAGTATCAAGAGATCAATGATCTGACATTTCTAGCGTGCTAGGGTGCAGACGTTAAATTAGGTCTCTGATACAAGGTGATTAATATGTCAGGACTCAGTAGAACAGAACGTTTTCAACAGTTGTTTAATTTGTTAAATGAACTACAGTTGGTGCCTGGTTCAGAATTTTTTGCTTTCTTGAAGCGGGAAACTCATTCACCCGCAAGTAACGCCTGCTGGCTGAAGAAAGACAACTTCTGCTACCATATGGTAGTTGATAATCTTCTGGCTCATGAAGGATGGGAACCTGGATGCAGTGTTAGTTATGGCTATCTAGATCACGACAGAGGTACTTCTCACTTGGTCAATACTTCTGGTTCTTTGAAGTTTAATCCTAAAGATGCTGAAGAAGAAGAACTCGAAGGTTACGTTAATGCTGACGATGCAGAAGCCGCTAGAACACTTATGGGGCTGTTGCTAGATTATGAAGCAAAATTCAAAATCAGCAAGCTTTGAGTGGTAGTCAAAAAGAGCCTTTTCTCAAGGCTCTTTTTTATCTTATATTTTTAATAATTATATAATGTTGTTAATCATCAATTTCAGAGTATGCTACTACCATTGGAATTCTACGCATTTTGTCAGCAGTTCTTTTATTGTAGGCATCGTACTCTTTTTTATTTGGTGATAATCCACCCGCCATTAAACCTAAATTTGTAGTTAATAGTCCAGAAGCTACCCAATCTTTGGGGTTTATAAATCTACCGGTAGCATGTCCGAGCATGCCCATTCCAGCACCCCTGAGTATAGCTGGTAAGTATAATCTGTCTTCAGGATCGTTTGCTGCATGTTGGCCCAGGGCCCCCATTAACCCACCTGCAATTCCACCCACACTCAGAGCTGCTAATAGTTCTGGCAGTCTTGAGGGTGTTTCTATTCCAGCTATTTTTGTCGTTGTTGTGCTTAGAGCAGCTAGTTTAATCTGAGCAGCCCGTGCTATATCGTTTGCTAATTTATCTATCATAGGATACAATCCTTTCAGGTATATTTCATATTATATAATATCTCTTAATTTACTTAATATCAAGCCTCTGCACAGGTATAAGTACTCTGATAGAGGACAATAGATCTATAATTTCTCGCTGTGCCTGAGTTATAGACGATAAATTAGTCCTTATCAAAAAGGTGATTAATATGAAGTATAACGTTAAGAAAGAATTAAACAATTTCGTCAACTTTACTGGTCGCATGGCTACAGATCTTCCAGCATGTGTTCGTCGTGACTTTTTTAAGTCTCAGGGCGAAAACACCTTTACTGTAGATTTAAATAGTGACGAACTTAAAAGACTTTCTTCTAGAATTGGTGTTCAGCTAATTCAGCTTGTAATTCATTTCAACCTCAAGGAAGAAATCGAGCTTATAGCTGAAGAAAAAGGAAGGGGCATGGGGCAGCCCAGGCTCGTCACTGTTGTAAGCAACAAGTTCGAACCAGGTTTAACCTGGGAAGATGAACATGAAGAAGCTATCCTTCCTGCTTTGATGGAAGTCAGACAGATATTAGCTGACAGAGTTATCTCTCTAACTAAGAGAGCTCTAAAGCTCTATCCGGAAGATGAAAAAGAGCAGGAATCCTCTGAAGGCGATGCCTTTTCAGTTTTCAAAAAGTAAGTAACTCCTCCAGCTCTTCCCCTCATTCGGGGATGAGCTGGTTGCCGATTTAATTTTTAACTAAGGAGTACAAAATGACTACTGATAATAACACTCAGGCAGCTCAGCTGCTGGCTGCTGCAAAAGCCCAGGGAATAAAATTTGGCACTGTGGCAAAAGAACTGGGTGTCCATAGTTATATAATAACGAACTGGTTTACAAGCAGGTCTAGAATTCCAAATGACATGCTTGTCAAACTTAAATATTTCCTTGCTAAGTTTGGCATACTGTTTAAAGAGCCGGAAGACTGTCTAGAACAGCTTCAGGTAGACGAAGAGATGCTACTGTCTTTTTATCGTAAGCTGGATTTAAAACATAAATCAATGATGTTAAGTCTAGCCGAAGATTTTAGTAAGCTTTAATGCTTTTGATAACTACCGGGGTCTCCCCGGTATTTTTTTATCTGGCACTTAATTTCATTTCCTTATTTGTTATAAGATATATGCAATGAAGATATAATACCTCTAAGACTTTTGCTACAGGGCTGTGCCCGGCGGAGTTACTAAAGAAGGTGTTGTATCTGGAGATTAATATGACAAATTCTACTACTACTACTGAACTCAACCCCGTTACTACTTCTGAAAAAATACCTGGATTCTTTACACTTAAAAACGGCCAAAAAGTCGTTCAGACTTCTGGACATCCATGCGCTTTCAATGACGGCACTGTATTTAGACCTGACGAAATAGAATCTAAAGCTATTAAGGCCTATTTTTCTTTTCTGACCGTTGAACGCAGCTTCCAGGAAGTCCCCTCTCCTTTTCCAGGCATACGTTACACTCACAGTTCTCAAAAATTGTCAGAAGCAACTGTAAATAAACTGCATGAACTTGTAAAGGCTAATCCCGATACTATGTTCTTAGTTCCGTTTATGGTTGAAAGTGCTTTGTGGGAAATGGGTATTCGTGACAAGTTCCCGACTCTTGCTGGTGGCAATGCTACACCTGAAACTTCCAGGGAAACCCCAGATAAGAAGATTTGGAACTTGCAGAATATGGCTTACTAATTTCGTTTCCTATCGGTTGTGGGTCATCCGTCGAAACCCTCCCGCCTTTGGCGGTGGACTTAAATTTTAATAGGAGATAAATGATATGAAAGATATATTGGACCAGGTACTTTACTTGGTCGATTCGGCTAACGACAAGCTTAGCCATGAGATGACCGACACGATCTTCTGTCTGGTTGAAGACAAGCTTTGTCAGGCTTCTAGACTAATACAGCAGCTAAGAAATGAAGCTGGTGAATAGTTAACTCCTCTGGTTCGCCCAGAGTTTTTTTACCTGTAAATTTTATAAATGTCTATAGGTATAAGTAGTATGTAAAGAGGCAGCTAACTGGCAATAAGTTGTACCGCCAATCAAAAGCTAGCCCCAATCAAAGGTGATTAGTATGCTAATTTGCTTTATTAAGTGTGAAATAATGGAACAGCAGGAAAAGTTAACTATTAGACTTAGAAGAAGAACCGCTAAGGTTCAGGAATTAGCTCAGCCATTACTGGCTGCTTTAGACCGGACGGTTGTTCTAATAAAAGGTGGTAGGTCTGTGCTAGACGAAGATCCGCGCAAGAACCTTCGTCCATGGCTGAGATATGGCCTCCAGTTGATTTCTAAAATTAAGCTAGTTGACAAGTTAACAAATACTACTCACAAGCTTTCCGCAGGGAAATTGCCGTATGAACTGTTCCAGCTCCCGGCAGCTCCTGTGAGAGCTCCACACTATTAATATCCTCTAGCCGCCCACGCTACACTACTTAGCTATGCTAAGTTATTTTAAGGTGTATGCCTGGGCTAAATTTTTACCTCACAGTAGGTATAAGATATCCGATGGTTGAAACATACTATATATGCGCCAGCTCAAAGCCACAGGTTGAGTTGGGGCGAGAATTAGCTTGTGGCGCTACTGTAGAAGCAGGTTACCGAAAGCTACAGATAGCAACCTAGGGTAACTGCCGGCACAAAATCCAGAAACGGCATAAAAATGGCATAGTGTATAGGGTTCACGCTCCCATGTGTAACCCTATTGCTATGGTAGAGGTGAAATCAACGAAGTTTCGCTGACCAGTTGGGTTGATTGAGTGATGCGCGACAGACTGAGTGAATTCTCAAAAGGCGGAATTCAGTTTTTTCAGATCTAGGCTAGCTCCGCTCGGGCTGGTGGTGAAACTTCCTCTTGATTTTTATTTGAGCGGGATGGAGCAGTTGGTAGCTCGGGAGTCTCATAAGCTCCAGGTCGCAGGTTCGAATCCTGCTCCCGCCAATGTTCATACAACGTGCTGGGTTATTAAACTCCTTTCCCAGCACGTATTTTCTCCTTTTTTGAAATGTCGGGACGGCTGATCACCTAATCCTGGCGTTTCTTTTTTACCTATTAATAGGTATAAGTCTCTTATCTTATCTAAGGAGGAATAGTCACCTTGAAACTTAAAGACATTTCTAAACTTTTTAAGAAGTACGTAGACCAGCTTGACTTTGCTATTGAAGTAGGGGAAAGCGGCACCAAGGAAGTAGATGATGATATTGCAGCTCCACAATTAAAGGTTCTGAATCTCTGGGTCAGAACCAGGGATCGTGCTCTGAATCGAAAGAACAAGTCCCAGGCGAGATTTATAGGGGGCTTGATGCGGGACAGCTTTGAGCTGTTAACTGAAAAGAAAAGTCGCTTACTCCAGATTGCGATGGAAAGGGGGCTGATTAAAAATGAGTAAATCCATAGACAATATAGAGCTGATTCGTAGTCATCTTTCCTTTTCTTCAGACAATGACCTGATTTACTATATCCAGATCATAGCCAGGAGAAAAGATAATCCCGGAATGAAGGGGGACAACAGGAGCCTGAAGTTTTATACTGTTGACAGCTTTGAGGCCTACGATAAAGTGGCTGAAAGCGTAAGGCGGCACTGTGAGTTTGAAAAGGCAAGGGGATATATACACCTAACCCCAAGAAGTAAAAAGAACATAGCTGTCAGGACCCTTCAAGATATCGCTAATAATATAGCGATAGGGCAGTTTGATGCCGTTAAGAATTCCTACTCATCCTGCCTGGGAAGATACCCTGCCCCTAGGGCGCAACGTAAATGGGTAGTAGACCTGGACTGCCCTTCAGACGAATACCTTACTAGTATTCTCAAAATACTGTTTGAAGTGGAGCCAGTAGATCTACAGAGACTATTAATCCGAGTGCCTACTAAAAATGGAATTCATTTGATAACAATTCCATTTAACAGACAGAGGTTCATACAGCTATGTAGGGAATCCAACACTAATATCCCGGATATACACGACAATAACCCGACTGTCTTGTATATACCAGAAAGCATAATGGGAGAGTAGCTATGCCACAAAAATTCGTCATAGTTCCAGATGTCCATGGCGAGGACTTCTGGGAAGAAGCCATTGATTTAGTCGCCACTAAACATTACAAGGCTATTTTTCTGGGAGATTATTTTGACAGCTATAATAAGCTTCCACGCGAGAAGGAGCTGAAGAACTTTCAGGAAATCCTGGATTTCAAGGAAGCTGACCCTGACAAAGTAGCCCTGCTTCTGGGGAACCATGATCTGGCCTATATGCTTCTGAAAGGGTGCTCTCGTCAGGCTACCGATTCAGATTTTATATCTATTAACAATATCCTTTGGGATAACATCGAGAAGCTGGCTTTGACCTGTAAAATCAAAGTTAATCATGTTGATGGTAGTTCTCAGAAGGTTCTATGTTCTCACGCCGGGATTACAGACGCCTGGTTAAACTGGATAATCCACACCCTCAACTGGGAGATGGATGAGGAGGACCTGTTCCATGCCATAACGTCAGGTATGCTGGACCTGATGCTTTTAAGGTCCAGAAGTTCTGACAGAAACAGGGGGCGGCTTGCTACTGTTTTATGGCAGGTTTCTTCTCTCAGAGGCGGGGACAGTGTCGGTTCACTTATATGGGCAGACAGACATGAGTGGCCTAAGTATGCTCCTGGCAGGGCCGGATGTAAATCCGCTGCTAAGCGAGGGGTTTATCAATTCGTGGGGCATAGCAGGTGCGGAGTCTGTAAGTTCACAGACGATGTATTCTGCTTCGATGCTCCGGTGAACAAGATACAACTTGTAGATTAAAAATAATACAGCTATCAGATGACAAATCTGGTAGCTGTATTTTCTTTAATTAAGGAGGCAAACAAATACTATTATTTATATAGCATTTTTGGGGATAGATCGTCAAGTAAATTATCGAGGGGTAATAGGTATAAGTATAGTAGACTAAGGAAAATTAAATGAAAGGAGGACCTATACAATGTATAACGGTCCAGTTAGTTACAACGAATCAGTGTCTCCAGCACAGGTAGCAGGTACCGGTGCTGCTCTCGGCTTTGGAATATTCACTTCCAAGCTAGCAATAGATGGAGTTAAATCCCTAGTAAGCAACGCTTGTCAGGCCTCTCCAGTTGTTATCGAACCTTCTGCTATGGATCAGGTCGTAGAGACCTGTTCGAAAGCAGTGCCAGTAGTTACTGTTATGGTGGCAGGCGTAACTCTGACCGCCGCTGCAGGTAAGGCTATAAAAGCAGGCTGGGAATGCACCAAGTCTGCAGGCATCTGGGCCTGCGATTTGGCAACTGGGTGCTTCAAGAAAGCCACTGGTTGGTTTACTAAGAAGCCTTCTACCCCAGCTCCAGCAGCAGCTCCCGTAGCATCTACCCCAGCTCCAGCAGCATCTACCCCAGCTCCAGCAGCAGCTCCCGTAGCATCTACCCCAGCTCCAGCAGCAGCTCCCGTAGCATCTACCCTAGCTCCAGCAGCATCTACCCCAGCTCCAGTTCAAAAAAACTGAAAAAAGCAGCCTATCGTGGCCGTAAAAAACACGGTTTCTGATAAGGTTGCTTTTTAAGAAATAACCCAGGATCTCTACAATCCTGGGTTATTTTTTTATTTATATATTAATAAGAGACTAGATTACCTAGGTTTCGTATACCCTGTTCGGAGTATTCTCTAGCCTGGTTTACTGAATCATTAATATAACGTAGTGGTAAGGAAGTGTGCTGTTCCAGATTATTCGACAAACTTCCTACAGTACTTAACCAGTTGCCCATTTCATTTTGTATATTGTTCAGATTGTTGTAGTGGCCTTTAGCATCACTATAAGCTTGACTACCCATCTGGTTTATCTGTCTAAAAGCGTCCTCGGCATTGGCCTTCGTTTTTTCTTTTATTCTAGCATTCTGTCCTACACCAAATAACTTGCCAAAGAAGTTTTGATTTTTATTTGCATCAGCATAACCTTGCTGATTGGTGGCCATCCTTTGCTTTTGAACATCCATTTGGCCTTTTACTTTTTGGTATTGTTGATCAGCCTGAGTTCTAACATCTCGCATCCTATTTATAATATTCATCGCCTGCTGGTCTTTTTTATGCACCCCAACTGTTTGTTTAGCTATTTGACCCATATACGGAGCAGTAGCACCGATAGCTCCTGCCCCGGCACCGCCAACAGCACCTACTCCAGCACCTATTGCGCCTCCCATGGCGCCCTGGCCAGCCATATTCTTAGCATACTGACCAAAAGAGGCATTTCTCCACCCACCAGCCTGCTGCGCAGTCTGCCGTGCTCCTCGGATCATTCCGGCTGCAGCACCAATTCCTGCACCTACACCGGTTCCCATTTTACCACCTTTAAGAGCCCAATCTTTTGTCTTTTGAACCATCTCAGGTGTAAATGGATTGCGTTGTCTAACGTAATTAAATGCTGATGCCCAACTGGCGGGTGCAGCAGCACCTTGTTTAACCATACTTATCACTATGGCATCAGCCATTTTATCTATTAATTGATCATCCATTTGTCTAATCCTGATTATTTGATGTGATTTGTCCAGTTCTTAAGCACATTTAATATAGCTAAAGGAGTACTGATAACCCCAGGTGCAAGCATAGCAACACTGCCAGCAATATTAGCCAGTGCTTTTGGAAGAGGTTTTTGTATAGCTTTTCCAGCAAAAGAACCCATGCCGTCTTTAAGTACGCTGTCCCTGACACCTTTAAACATAGCTGGAACGGACTGGGCAGAGACATTCATAGCGTCATTTAGCATCCCTGGTGGTAAATTTGGAATGTTGCTCCCACCAATATAAATACTTTGTTTTTTCATTGCTATTCTCTCAATATAAAAATGGCGTGACTTCACTGAGTCACGCCTGGCTTAATCTTAATTATCTCTGTTAAGTAGGGCATTCAGGCCAAGACCACCAGCCAGACCCATACCAGCACCACCCAAGCCAGCATAGAATCTTGGATCATTATATATCTGCTGACCTAAAGCTTTAGCCTTAGCTGCACCAGCATCTATATAGGAGCCAAGATTGTTAATTCCGGCTTCTGCATATGGCTGAGCAGCAGCAGCAACTTGATCTATACCTGCTTTTCCTTTACCAAGTACTTTTTTTATGACATCTGCAGCACCGGCTTGTTTAATAAGTTTCAAAAGCTTCTTTTGAGCAGCCTTTTTAACGAGGTCCTGTTTAGCGGCTGCCTGTTTAGCTGCTGCTTGCTTAGCTGCAGCATTCTTATTGGCTTCGGCTTGTTTAATGATATTTAAGAGCTTTTGTTGAGCAGCTTGTTTAATTAAAGCTTGATTAGATTCCATTTCTACCTGCTGAGCTTTTGCAAGTTCTGCTTGTTTTTCCTGCTGTTCCTGTATTTCAGCAGCAGCAGCTAGTTGAGCCTGATATTCCTGAAGTTGAGCTAGTTTAATTATTATTCTATCAGCGACAGCATCGGCTAATTTAGTAAACATAGTTGGAGATCTCCTTAATATTAAAAATTCCAGACGCTATATAATATACTACATTGTAATTATAGCGTCAATGCTTAATTATCGTTATTAAGCCTGTTATATAAGCCATAGCCACCCAAGCCTAAACCTGTAGCGGCTCCAGCACCTATTAAAGCGTTTTTATGCTGTGATACAAATGGGTTTATGGTGTTTATTCTATAGTTATTAATCCCCTGTCCAAGCTGATTTAATTTGTCTTTAGCCATATTATATGCCTGAGAACCCAGCTGGCCTAGACCTTCACCTGCACCAAGAACCAGGTCACGCCCGAATTGTCTCCCGTTTATACTGTTAGAGATGTTTTGAAGCTGTGCATTTATGGCATCTGCTGAAGTCTGTAAATTACCGCCAAGACCTTTAATCTGCTGCACAATATTTTTAGCTGGTGCTTCAGCTAACTCCACTGCTTTCTGATGCGCCAGGTTGGCAGCTCTTCTTTTTAAATAATATTTAAGACCTTTATATCCACCATATAGACCTGCAGCAGCAGCAGCTCCGCCGCCAATCTTACCACCATGGGCTTTAAGAAATGGGTTGATAGTATTATTCCAGGCATTCTGGCCCATTTCTCCAATACCAGCCCCCACCCCTTTAGCTAGACTCTTACCAAAGTCTCCTGCGAAGCCTAAGGCGTCCTTAGTTAAATTTTTTGCTAGATTCTGTCCCTGTGCAGTTATATTCTCCGGGCTAAGAAAATTCACTAGTTTAGCCAGATACCCTTGCAGTTCTGGTATAGCATCAGCTGCAGCTTTGCTTCCATGTTTTATATCGAATAAAACACCACCACATTTTTCTCTGAATGGATTGCTCATATTAGTATCCCTCCCGGCTTTTTCTATAATTATCATACGCAAGAGCGCCAATTCCGGCACTACCTAATCCTATAGTACCAACAGTGAGGGCTTTTTCCCAGTCACTCATTTTACCAACCAGACTGGTTGCTTTATCGGCCAGAGTAGCTTTCATTTCAGCGGGGCTTATCCAAGAGGGATCTATAGATTTACGTATGGATTCATAAGCTTTCGTTCCGTAGTTTTTGACTCCGCGCATAACTTCTCCTGGATTCAGGCCAGCGGCAACAGCTGCAGGCACTAAGCTTAAAGCAATAGCTTTTGCACCTAGACCTCTAGCAAATGATCTACCTTCATTAAAACCAGGGGATCCTGCAGTCTTAGTCCAGCTGCCATATTTTGGGTAGTACTGATAGTTATAGCTGTACTGACTGTTATCGTTTTGTTTATATTTATTATATAAACCCATACCTAAAGCACCGGCACCCAAGCCGCCGAGAGACAGGAGAGCACCCTGTTGCATAGGATTGAGATTGCCAAATAAAGTTTTAACCGGAGCAGCTGCTGGCTTACTTAAAGCCTGATGCAGCAGGATACCCCCAGTTATAGCTGCAGCGGGGCCGCCATACTTTGTAGCATCTTTAAACCCTTGAATCATGCCGGCTCCACCGCCTGGCTTACCCAAGGTATTTATAGCTTTAGCCCCAGCTTGAAATGGTGCAGTAATTGCTTTTTTTAATAGTCCAGGGCCATATCCCAAAGCAGTTAATAAGGCTCCCATGCCTAACATTCCTGCTCCTGCCGTCCCGGCAACTACTTTCCCATACCCTGCGGTTTTCATAAATTCTCCGCTTTCAAATGGGTTATTATAGTAAGACATAATTGCAATTATCCTTAATTATAAAATTGGAATTCCTGTATGTAATATAACATTTTAGGTGCTTGATGTCCATAGGGTATAAGTTCCTTGATAACTCGAGCACTATTGCTCATTAAATTCCAAGGAGGTAAAATATTATGGATTTAGGTCCAGCAGAAGTCCAGTCTGTTCCCGGTAAACTTGTCCGGGACTTGAATTTTACAGAATATGATGTATATGATTCTGTGGAGCTTGTCGGCACTATAGTGGCTGTTGACAAGTCGTTTGACGGGATATCCAGGTCAGCGTGCCAGGAGGTAGCCACAAGGAAGTACTACCCTGTAGTATTGGAAACTATTACTACTAGTCAGCGGGCTAACTGGCCTGACCAGGAAGGTGTCGTAGTAATGATTCCGGAGAACCTGTTCGACGATGAAAAGCTTATTAATCCAAAAGCCACTGTACATGTCTGTGGCTATCTGGTTCCTAGTTCTTTGTTCTGTTTAAGCTGCAGATCAGTTATAGGAATAAACAGGGCTGTACATCATAACTTTGAAGGGATGAGAACCATAGATTATACGGTAGTTGTAGTAGCAACCAGAGTAGATATTGTCAGTGAGGAATCTATTGCACCAGACGAGTGTGATTCCATGGTGGTCCTGAAAGGCTATATAGGTATGCATGAAGATTCCTACTATGCTCCCACTGAAGAAAATAAACGGGAGAAGAGTTTCTTCGGCCGCCCGAATTTTCCATTGACCTTTAAGTTTATGTCTTGCACAGGTATTCCAGACATAGATTACAGGTTTAAGAAATCGGCCGAACATACTGAATATAATCCTAAGATCTGGTCAGCAACGGTGTTAACATCAGCGGTTGGTAATCTGGGATATGCTATTAAGACATTGCCGGTTGGCACAGAAGTAGTGATTGGTGGCAGGCTGATGCCAACCTTTAATAGGACGAGTTTTAACCCGTCATACTTTCCGGCCGTAAGAAATGAGCCACGTATAGAAGGCGCACTGGGTATTCTAGTATATAGTATAGATATAATAGGAGATGTTAAATGATTAAAACACGCCAGGATTTATTAAATTTTCTCAAAGAAAACAACAAACTGGTTCCAGTAACTATGGTTATCTTCATTGAAGATATGCTTCAAAGTGCTAAGGAATTTACGAAAATCCTTCTGTCTAAGATGGATATGCCCGAGGATCTTCACGATGAAACCAAAAAGAGCATTCTTATAGAAGCTCTTCGTGGCCATTATCAGAGTCTTCTGGTAAACCTGGCTGTCGTGCTTGAGTTGCCTGAAGACGATCTGGATATGGAAGTAAATCCGGAAGTAGGATTTACTGAAGAAGGTATCAGTCTTAACCAGGGCTTGCCCGATTGGGTATTTCTCTTCATCAGCGGTTATGTATCTTTCCAGGAATGTGAAAACAGTAACAAAGTAGCTGGTATAGTCAGCGAAGAAAAGGGACGGATAATCACCGAAAGGATAGAGGCTATCCAGAAACGTCAAAGGGAACTGATTGAAACCCTCATAGAAAAATTAGACAACAAGCAGAAGCTTCTTAAGGAAGTTTTCACAGGCCTGGGTGGAGGCACAACCATAAACTGATGATAAGAACCGAGAAACAACTGTTCAATGAATTAAAGGGCAAATGGCTCAGCAAATATCATCTTGACCAGATAAATTCTCTGATGCTCAGCTTTAACAGTCAGTATGACAAGTACCGGCATAAGATATTTCAGTGTGCTGATGATAGAGAGCGTGAAGCTATCCGCAGGGAATTTGACGGGCTACGTCAGGCTCTTATCGGTTACACACTTCGTGTATTCAGAATAGAGCCTGACAGGATAGACCAGGGTGAAGTAAAGATAGAGCTTGAAACAGATGGGAATTACTATCTGACGTATAGATTACCACAATGGTATCGAGCGCTTAACTTTGCTGTCTGTAACCTTGTTGAGCCAGATGGTACTACTCTTTCCTCTATGGAAGACCAGTTTCAGGATATGATGCTGGATACTATAAAGGAAATAACGGACACTGCCGGTGGGGACGACATGACCCCCCGTAGTGTCAGGGAACTGCGTGGTGCGTTGTATCTTAGAAAAGGTATGACGAAACTCGTAGCTAAAAAAGTTAATAAATGAAATATGCGGGATATTATTGTAACATAATATCCCGCTAATTTTAATCCTTAAGATTTCAAGAAGGAGGACTATAAGAATGTCAGAAAATAAATGTGATCCTGTTGGGATGTCTAAGTGTTCATCTTCACATGCATCTGCTTGGGGTAGATATTTAGACATGTTAAAGGATGACTTTTTGCTGAGTTTCACAGTGTTGTCTACACAAGTAGACAACAAGAATAATGACTACTGGTTCACGGAACTTCCAGAGGGTGTACAGGCAAAGTTGGTTCCGGCTTTAAATAATGTATTACTTGGTTTGTATGACTACTCGGTTGTGCACTCCACTCCTGAGCAATTACCCACTGCCATTGGAAACTTATTGTATTTAGCTCAGCTGGATCCTGAATTTATAAGTATATCAGGGCTAACTGCAGCTATAAAAAAATTTATTAAAAAGGTAGTGGCTCCATATTTGTTTGGAGACAAAAAAATTAATATTGCGCGGTGTAAAGAGTGTGGGCAGCTATTTGCACAAAAAAGGGTTAATCAGGTATTTTGCTGTACCAAGTGCAATAATAACTATAAAGGTAAAGTTTACAGAGAAAAGCATTTGAGAGTTAAAAGAAAGGAGCATGAACATGACCAAAAGAGCTCTGCCATTATCACCAATAACTAAACTTATGCATAAATATTTGGACACAAGCACATTGAGCTTGATGGCTCTTTCTGCTGTGCGATGTAATGCTACGAGTGAGTTGTCCGTATTAACTTTGAAAGATATAGCGACAGATATAGGCTTACATGTAAAAAATTCTGATATATCTCAAATCGCCAAGTATGTGTCTATGCTGTTGGCCAGGCTGGCCAGCTATCAGTGTGACCCATCATCAACTAATAGCTCTGTACTGCTTCTAGCTATGAATGCCTTTACTGGGGAGGGTATGAATAGACATGACTGTAGTGATAAGAATAAATTTATCAGAGGCTTCCTTATCTATATCTACCCTTATGTTTTAGGAGAAAAAGAGTTATTTGTAGGCAAGTGTTTACACTGTGGGAAAATGTTTTATAAAGGTAGCAAAAATAAAACTTTCTGCAGCGATTCCTGCGCAAGTGTACTTAGAGGTAGAAAATACAGGGAGAGAAAAAGAGCATTAGAGGCTACTGTATAAAACAGGTTGAAATTCAGGCCAGACGCTTACCGCACTGGCCTGATAAATTTGATAAAGCTGGGAATTTGTGATATTATACTCCCGGCTTTATTTTACATAGAAAGGTGCAATATGAACGATAATTACTTAAAAGAACTGGGTGACCAGATTGCGATTGCCCACTGGGGCCAAACTGGTGAAAATACATATGAAGAGATATGCGACCGGGTTGTTAATTATTTATGTGATGATCCTTCTGATGAAGGTAGACGATATAATCACAGAATGAAAGAACTTCTGAAGAATAAGAAGTTCATCCCTAATTCTCCCTGCTGGATCAACGCAGGAACAGACATGAAAAATCTGTTCGCCTGTTACGTCATAGACCTGCAGGATAATATGAGTAGTATCATGGACACAGCCAAACGAATGGCCATGATAATGAAAGAGGGTGGTGGAGTTGGAGTATCTCTAGCCCCGATCAGGGCAGAAGGTTCCAGAGTCGGACCGGAAGGAAGCAAAAGAACCGCCAGTGGTCCTGTGAGCTTCCTCAAAGTATTTGACGCTGTTACTGGTGCTGTTAAGGCAGCAGGTGTCCGCAGAGGTGCTGCGCTTGCCAATCTGAAGACCGGCCATCCCGATATCATTAAGTTTATAAGATGTAAGGAAGATCAGAATCAGATAAATAACTTCAATCTTTCTGTGGCCGTTACCGATGAGTTTATGGATGATGTCATAAATGGCTCTGACAAGGTCTGGGCTGAGGAAGAGGGCGTAAAATACGCTGCTTCCGATATCTATGACATGATTGTTGAACATATGTGGAGAAACGGGGAACCTGGTGTCCAGTTTATAGATACTGTCAATAATGTTGATGGTAAATATACAGGCAGGCCGGAGTTCCGGGAATTTAACACTGGTATAGAAGTATCTAATCCTTGTGTTACTGGTGATACTCTGGTTCAGACTCCGGATGGTCTGTTTCCCATAAAGGGGTTGGTAGGCAGGGAAATAGAAGTGTGGAATGGTAACAAGTGGAGTAGAGTTACGCCTTTTTCTACAGGTAAAAATAAAATAATGGAAGTAGAGGTATCTGCAGAAGTTATTTCTAGAGCGCCTGGTTTTCCTTTTGAAAATAATAGGATTGAAAAAGGCAAAATAAGATGCACACTCTATCATAAATTCATTATGGAAAACGGACAGAGGGCTGAAGCCAGACTTTTGCGATTAGGAGATAAATTAATGTCTCCAAATATGGAACGCTGTGCAAACATGGATGATTGCGGTCCTTGTGAAAACTATACCATAACCGGACTGAGACTGTTGGATTCGGAAGAAGAAACTTTCTGCCTCAATGAGCCGGAAAATCATGCGTTCACTATAAGTACCAAGGACAGATATACCTTTGGAATACCTGTATTGATCGGAAATTGTGGAGAAAGCTTCTTAAAACCTAACGAAGCATGTAATCTAGGCTCTATCAACCTCTATCACTTTGTTCACCCTTTCTGGAAAGGCGAGGATAAGAAGGCTGATATGGCTCTTCGTCAGGAACTGAAACAGACAGTCGAAGATGCTGTAGACTTCCTGAATTTGATGATAGATAAGTCAGAAACCCCGTTCGACGAAGTCAATGCTGCTGTAAGAGCCTCCAGGAAGACTGGCCTGGGTGTTATGGGCCTGGCTGATTATCTGTCTGCTAAAGGTTTGACCTACGGAAGCCCTGAAGCCATTCATGAAGCTGCAGATGTATTTGCATTCATAACCAAAACTGCTGAAGAATATTCTTTGCGTAAAGGTTACAAGAACGCCTGTCTGACCATCCAGGCTCCTACTGGAACTACTGGTCTGGTTGGTGAAGTCAGCACCGGTATTGAACCTCATTTCCTCAGATGCTGGAACAGACATTCTCTTAAGATGGGTGATCTGCTTATGTATCCGAAGTCTTTGAGGGACTATATCAATGCCAGATACGACAGCACCAAGACCGATTCTCCGGAAATGCTTGTATGGATATCACTTAGTCAGGCTATGGAAAATAACGACCTGGAAAGATTCTCTGATATAATAGAATGTAAACAAACCACTGTTACAGAAGCCGCAAAAATTATATCAGATGAAATAAAAAGGTACTGGCCTACTGCTCATGAAGTGACTCCGAAGCAGCATCTGGCTATGCTGGCAGCTATTCAGAGACATGTTCATAATTCAGTATCTAAAACCATCAACCTTTCTCATGACGCTACCGTTGATGATGTAAGAGAGCTTATCACTACTGCATGGCGCTCCGGCTGTAAAGGATTTACATGTTATAGAGATGGAAGCAGAGATAGTCAACCTCTTAAAGCTGTAGACAGCAAGGAAGAAGATATTGAAGAAATAGCTGATTCAGACAGAGAAATTCTTGCAAAAGTTCATAGCAATGAGTGGATGGTGATTAAGCATGAGAGATTTGAGAAGCTGGTAGAAAAGATGAAATCCTTTGAAAGGATATTAGATGAGGCAGCTCTTGCTAAGGACATTAATGTCCCTTGCAAACGACCAAGACCTAATGTTACTTTCGGGGAAACTGTTAAAACCAAGATAGGTTGTGGAGCCATGTATATTACTGTTAACTCAGACGAGCACGGTATATGTGAAGTCTTTACCAGTCTTGGAAGAAACGGTGGCTGTCCATCTCAGTCAGAAGCAACTAGCAGGCTTATCTCTCTTGCCCTCAGATCAGGTGTAAGTGTTGAAGATGTCATTGACCAGCTCAAAGGTATTAGATGTATGAATACTATGAGACAGGGGGGTATTAAGCAGGCTGATGGTTCCGTAGTTCTAAGCTGCCCGGATGCCATAGGTAAGACTATGGAAAGGGTGTATAAGGACAAGAGCGGGGAAGGACTCTTCATCTCCAAGATGAGGGATGCTACACCAGAGGAAAACGCATCAATGGATAAATTCATTGAGAGCATATCAGTACCTACTGCTGTGAACATCTTTGATGCGCTGGAGTGTCCTGAATGTGGTGAAAAGTTAACTCGTGATGGTGGGTGCATAATCTGTCGTCACTGCGGATATAGTAAGTGTGGGTGATAATATGCAAGGATATGTCTATATAGATCATACTGGTGCGGATAAAGTATATGGCTTTCATTTCACTAAGACTGAAATGAAAGAGCTATATGAAGAAGCTAAGAAGGTAGTAAAGGGTGAACCAGGCGGCCTGGAAAAACTCTTGGCTAACTATCTTGTCTTCATGTTTGATTATGATTTTCATAAGGAGGAAAATAAGGATGTTAACAAATTATGTAGGGACATACACGATCAATATTATGAATGAATTGGCACAAACATACATGAGAAATAAACTCATCATAGATATGCAATCTAACTTTAACTGGACGGTATTCATACTAGTAATTGCCTTTGTGGTATATTGGTTTTTCAAGTCTTGTATAGAGGCTTCGAAAAATGACAATGACAAATACAGATATTAAAGGAGAAGTTCAAAATGTTTATTACGGTAACTAGTTTTTATTCTGGCGAGTATGTAATTGTTAATTCGGATTATATAATAAGAGTTGATTCCGATATACTTGAGGATGGCGGCTCAAAAGTGAACGTCGGTAAAATACTTCTAGCAGATCCAAGAAAAATGTTGCCTTCTAAAGATTTAGACCCAAATGTTATATATACGGTCGAACAGTTTTCAGAACTGGAAAGAGCACTGCGTTCTGTACCTGCTGCTTAATAAGTGGAATACAGGTATAAGTTAAAGTGTTAACTCGGGCCGGGACTTATTGTTCCCGGCCTTATTTTTTATCAAATTAAGGAGATAATATATGTTGAAGTCATTATTGACAGAATCTGTACCTATGGGACAGGAGTGGAATGACTTTTTTAAGCGTTCCATAAATCAGGATTGTAGTGATGATATAGAAAACGAAACAACAGCGGATGTTCTGGAATGGGAAGACATGGTGAAATTACTCGGTAAGCATAAAGCTGTAAGTATTAATTCATTTGACAAGAGTAATTTTGGTAAAGACCTGGGAAATATAATAGAAGACACCCTGGACTCACTGAATGAATTTACTGATAGAAATGTTGAGAACATTTCAAAAGCTGGCCCAGAAGTTAAAACTGCTGAATTCCTATTTGGTCCGGCATATAGTCAATTTATTCAAGGCAAGGCATCAGAGGGTTTTAAACTGCTTAGCTTATGCGACAACTGGGAAGATGCTCAGATTTGGATAAACAAGTTATCTGAAGCATTGAAACCAATTATACTGAACGCCCCGGATATAATGGCTAGATTAGTTTCTACTTTTGTCTCTACTAAAATAGGTTTAGCAGAAGCACAGGCAATATTTATATATAGACAGCTTGTAATGCTGTTAACTTCAAATGATTTCTGGGATGCTATACTGCACAAAAATACTACCGTAACAGTCGAGACTGCAGTTAAGCTTTTAACGGTATACTGCATGGATGCTACATTATGGATGAGCTCGCCGTTTGGCACTTCGCGTGAAAAGTGTGGTAAAATTGCTTCTATGCCGCAGGAAGGTCTAAGTAATCTTAGAGATGTGAGATTTGTGTTTGCTGGTCTTACTAAGTGCTGTAGTAACGTTGAACAGTTACTAAGGGAAAAAAATGTAGTTATTCCGGATATAAATGATCTTAAATATGCCCCAAAAAACCAGGTGGCCAGAGCGGGTAAATATTTAGTAAAATTAGCTGGTGGAGAATATACAGGTAATTTAGCGGCATTGGACTCTGAAGACACGTTAGTAGATATTACGAAATTTGATTCTAGTACCACTGATCTGGCTGTTTTTGCCCTATCTGATGACTATTTAAAGCTGGAAGAATTAACAGATAAGATGATTCATGGTCGAGTGCCCCCTGCTACTATAGATCTGGGTTTACTGGCAACAGCTGCTGATGTATTTCTGGATGCGGGTAACGGTAAGGGTTTGGGAGCAGATATAATGCGTGAATTTATGCCCACCAGAACTGTGGTGACTATACTGGAATATACAATGGTGTGGTTGGCACACGTAGTAAGATTTAATACTTTGTGGAAATCTTTCGGCTTTAGGATAGTTAAACAGTATCTTAAAGATAATGTTCCTGAGTTTGAACAGTATAGTAAAAATCCGGTAATGCTTCTAAAGAAAGCAGTAGGACAATGGCAGGTAGAAGAAAAACGACAGCAGGAAGAAAAAGAGCGTGAAATTGCTGAAAGAGCTGCTCGAATGAAAGAGGCTGCTGAAAAGCTGGAAAGAGAACGATTGGAGGCGATAGAAAAAATGGAATCAGAAAGAAAGGGCAAACTCAAGGCTGAGGGTTTTCAGCTGGCATCTGATTCAGGCAGATACGAGAAATGGTTTAAGGACAATACCTGCAGGATATTCTTCAAGACCACGTCCCCTGAAGAAAAGAAAAGTGTCCTGATTGGTCTGGAAGAACTCGGTATTTCTGCCAGCAAGGTCAGGAACATCAAGAACCCTGCGGGTATTATCCGAACCCTCACTATTGGAGAGGATGAAATATACTCTGATTCTCTTATAGAGAAGGCTTTGCATAAAGCTGCCCGTTTCAAGCCCGAGGGCCCCGTGTTCAACATCGAGGTAGTCAGCACTGCTTTTGATCTTGTCTTCGACAAGACATTCTTTGAGTTGGAATGGTTGGACAAAGCAATAGTACGTGCTATGGATGATAAGGTACCCATTCAGGATGCCAGATACTGCACTAAGGTGATGCGTGACCGAGGTATCATAGGACAGATCAAGGGTAAGAAGAACGGACCCAAGATATTTGCTCTGACCCCGGAAGGTTATTCATTATATCAGATTCAGAAGGATTACCCGAACCTGCCTATACTGGCTGTCCCATGGGAAAAATACATAGGGGAAGAAGTAGCAGAAAGGTTAGGAACACTTCCGTACTTTGATATAACTACTCGTCCTGTAAAGGACATTGACAAGATGATAGCAGGCAAGACTCCCAGATTTCTGGATAAGTACTATGTAACCGCTATCTAAGGAGGAAACTATGCGACCAGTAGAGTATTTTTACGATAATAAAATAAGCTGCAAGACCTGTGGCTTATGTGTACCTAATAATGCCCCAGGCTATAAAAGAGCCTGTGCTGCTCTGAAATATGCTCCGATTCCTGATACTGAAAAGATCAGACTAACCAGATGTCCCGCCCTGCTTGCACCAGACGCCACATACTACTGTGACGACTGCGACGAAGACATCCTTATGGAACGGGAACTGGCTATGGAAAAGATATCAGAAGCTTTCAAGGAAGCTAATAAAGGTAACGACGGAAAGGACAAAGAGCATCCCATCATAACCAGAACAGAAATAGCTGAAAGACTGCATATTACTGTCCCGGAAATACCGCACCGCAAAGGTATGAGAGTATACTTGCACGGGCAGCGGGGCATAACACTATGCCCAGAATGCTATTTGAAGCGCTACGGTAAGAAGTAGGACAAATAACCGGCTCCTGATGGGCCGGTTATTTTTTACCTGTTAACTTATCCAGGCTGGGATTGTGTCGTTAATAGCTGCTACAGTCTTTGCTGTATTGAAGAGGAGTTGATTTCTCTTGGTAATAAGGCCTGCTATTATATTTTCTACAGTAGTTATTTCAGCAGAAGTGGCTGTCATATTGCCGTGCCTGCTGGCTCTTTCTCTATACTGAGTATCCAGCGCTTTCTGCATTTCAGCTATAGCTCTGTCCAGAAGCATTATCTTTTCATATTCATTCATATTATTTACCACCTTTTAAAACGAAGTATATCTTACTATAACATATTTTGGTCTCTTTTTCCAGTACTGGTGCCAGCTTCCGTCAGCTTGACTTTTAGGGCATTTTCTCTTATATGTATTATAGAGTGAAGATAATTTTAATAGAGTAAAACAAATTCTCAAGAGTGAAGTGAGACATCCATATGATAGGACAGACTTACTATCCTCCTGCAGGTTATGTTCCTGTAGGATATCCTGCTGTACAGAATAATCCTCCACAGCCCCAGCAGGTTCAGGCCCCGCCTGTATCAGCTAAAACTATAACGGAATCTAATGTGATATGGGCTAAAGGAGAAGAGGGCGCCAAGGCTATAAATGCCATCCCGTCTATCCCGGTTATTATTCTGGACAGCGAGACAGACGGTGTTATGTATATAAAGACATGTGACTCTGCATGGAAACCCAGTCTCCGCATTTTCGACTACAAGGAAAGACTGCCTAAAGCAGTGGTCTCTCCCAGTAATTCGGACTATGTTTCCAAGAAAGAGTTCGAAGCATTTAGAGATGAAGTGAAGAAGTATCTGGAGGAAAAGAAAAATGAATCAACTATTTCAACAACTGGCAGCACCGACATCCCCTATGGCATCAGGGAACGCTAATGGTTTACCCCCAATGTTCGGAATGTTACAGAAGTTTATGGATTTTAAGAACAGTTTCAAGGGAAATGCAAAAGAACAGGTGCAGGAGCTGCTCAAATCGGGGAAGATGTCACAGGAACAATTCCAACAGCTCAGCAAAATGGCTGAGGGATTCCAGGGAATGTTCAACAAGTAATTCCAAGTAATATAGAAGTATAGCCACTTCAGGCGGGATATGCCCACCAGTGGTTTCCTATACTAATTTTATGAGTGAGAGGTAAAAATTATGGCAGTAGTAAGTGATGGCACAACTACAATGATGGGCGGGAACGAATGGTTCTGGATCGTCGTTCTCTTCTTGTTCGGATTCGGCAACGGTGGATTCGGTGGCTGGGGCGGAAATAACGCTGCTAACCTGAATGGAATGTTAACACGAGCCGAAATGAGTGATGGTTTCAATACAAACCAGATACTTAACAATCAGAATGTAACTGAGCGAATGTTAGCAGACAATGCCTATAATATCAGAAATGATATAGGCAATCACTTTTCACAGTCTGAACAGAATGCAGCACTGCGTGCAGCATCTCAAGTTGATAGGCTTTACGGTTTATCCAGTAATATAGCTGAAGGTTTCGCAGGAACTAATGCTAATATATCCGCTGGATTTGCAGGTGTAAACGCTAGTATAGCAGCTAACAGAAACAATCTGGATCTTGCAGCCTGTGGTATCAACAGAAATATTGATGCTCTCCGCTATGAAACAGCTAAACAGACCTGTGATATAGTAAATGCTATCAAGGAAGATGGTGAAGCTACAAGAGCTATGTTCACAGCTAATACTATCCAGGATCTTAGAGATAAGCTTCAGGATACCCGCGCTGCTCTTAGCAACACTATCCAGACTCAGCAGATTCTTGGGCAGGTTCTCCCAACTCCTCGCCCAGCCTACAGTGTTATGAGTCCTTATCAGACTTATAATCCAACCGGCTGCGGATGCCCTAACGCATAAGGATAAGGGGCTGGGGAGCAATCTCCGGCCCCGGGAGGTCTACTATGATTAAAGCTATTAATGTAGGTCAGCAGACATTGACTCCTGAGTCTCCGGTACTTTTCGGATCAAATGTCCTGCAATACTCTAATGATGTGGGTCATGCAGCTTCTTCAGGAGCTTTCTCCCTGAGACGCTGCGGACTTTACGATGTAAGTTTCAATGGAACAATTTCAAACCCAGGCGAAGCTGGTACTGCAGTAACTTTACAGCTCTCTCTGGAACTGGACGGGGAAAATATCCCAGGGAGTGAGGTTACTTTAGATGTTGATGACGTGAGTGAGCGTCCAGTTTCATTCTCTACTATAGTGAGAGCTTATCGGGACTGCAGTCCATGCTACTGGGCCGATAACGGACCTGTAGAACTGAGAGTGGTAAATTCCGGGACAGCACCATTGACACTGTCCAACGCCACTATCTCTGTTGCCAGGAGGGTATGATATGAACAGTGAACAATTAGAAAAACTGAAACATATGCGATGCAAACTTATGGGTATGCTGTGTGATCTTGATGACACCCTTGAGGAAGAATCCAAGACCGGTAGCGTATCTATGGTTACAATAAAGGCTGTCAGTAAGATTCTTGCTTCTATACATTATATAGAAGAAATGCAGGAAATACATGACACACGTGAGGAAGATGCCGAAATAGCTGTAAGCGTGGCTGCTGTAAAGGCAGCCGGTATAGCTGATGTTGAAGCACCTATGGAAGACAAGAAGGACACATCTCACGTAAAGCGTATTGTTGTAAATAAGTAACAAGTATTCGGTATAAGTTATATGTGCAGGAAAGATTAACCATCTTTTCTGCACATTCTGTTTTACTCTTTTAGGGAGAAAAGATTATGAATTTCTCATAAGCTTTCTCCCTTTTTTTAACTTCGAATTTTAAGATATTTTTTAGCTGGTAATGGTATAAGATTTGTATTATTATATAGCCTGGCCTCAGGATTTTCCGGACATTTAAGGAGGCTGTCCACACTAACCGGAGACCAGGTAATCCAACTAAGGAGATTATAATGTTTGTGAAAACCGAGGAGCCACCAAAAAAGTGCTCCAGATGTGATAAGTATGAAGCATTGTTTCACGATGATACATACTATGGATTCAAATGCAACTCCCTGACTTCAGGGCGTGGCACTTTAGACAAAAATCTTGGTAGATTGAAAGAATGCCCGATGATTGCCGGTAGGGCCTACAGCAAGGATGGCCCCAGACCTAAGAAGGAAGATTTGGAATGGCATAAGCTCAGACCTACCAGAAGTCCATACAAGCCGAGGAGGCCGAGATGAAAAAGAAACTTGTTAAAATCTATGTAGTCATAGATGTGCAGAATGACTATATAGCTGAAAGCACAGCTGCGGAACATGCTTATAAATCTATATTGCGCAGGCTTAACAGAATTGAAGAAAAGCGAAAAGCTGATACCTATGTAGTGCTGGTTAATACTGCAGCTTTTCCGGAAGAGCCTGAAGACGAAGATGCAGAAGTTATAATGCCTAAGTGTGCATATGGCACAGAAGGCCAGGATATCCCGAAAGCCCTCGACAGAGTTATCAGGAACTTCAATTCCAATCAGAGGTTATTGAATATAATAACCAAGATGACTCATGGAAGTCCTATGGTAGCAGCCACAGTAAAGGATCTCTGCACTGACAAGGATGCTTCTGTGGAAATAGAACTCATGGGTCTGAACGCAGAGACTTCTCTGGTTGCCAATGCAATAATGTTAGGTGCAGCTTTCCCATGGGTGCCCATATACGTAGAAAATCACAGAATATGTGGCAAGGATCCGGAACATCTGGAAGCAGCAATTAAAGTTATGGAAAGCTGTGGTGTTCAGTGGCGTGATGAAGTGGAGAGTGAAGAATGTCCAAACGAGGAATAATCACAGATATTGATGCCTTCAGCAGGAAGCTGAGACATATTATCAGCATTCACAAGGAAAAGACCGGTAAGTCTGCATTTCAGATGTCTAAGGACATCTATATGGATCCGGCCTACTTTAACAGGCTCAAGAACGGTAAAGTCAGGCCGGGCAGCGAAATAATCAAGAGACTGGCTACTTACTTCGGAGTTTCCGAAGATGTATTTCTGGAAAAGGAGAATGAATCCATGGGTAGAAATGTTGTGTTGAGCGAAGCTGACCTGAAAACTCTGGTTCAGAACTTCAGAGAAGCTCTAAGAAAGAAGCAGGACAAGTTCACTTCCCCATACTCCAAAGATCCGGATCATCCTCTGGAATTCGTAACAGGTTACTGCTATTATCTGCTTAAGTATCTTGAAAGTCAGTATGGTATCAAGCTGCTTACAGCAGAAGATGACGATATGTACAAGAAAAGGATTGGAGCTGATAAACAGTGACTAGAGTCAAACAGATATATGTTCATCCTTTTCCGGCCAACTGTAAGTGCTGTCCCTTTTATGAAGATGAAGCCTACTTCTTTGGCCTTCTGAAAACAGGAAGATACTTCTGTCACGCACAGGATCATGAGTTTGCTTTCAGATATACTCCAAATGCGGATTACGATTGGCAGATAGGTCATCCTGAATATGATGATTCAAGGTTGCCCAGTTGTCCATTGAAAAAGTGGGACTGGAAATTATTAAAAGAAAGGGAGGTAGAACAACAATGAAACGCTGGGTAACAGTATTGTGTTATAATAAAAACGGTCAACCAGCATTCGAGCGCACAAATGTGTTTGCAGCAGATGACTATGACGATGCTTGTCACAAAGGCGAAGCACTGCTGGATGAAAACTATCCATTGGCAGTCAGAGACGGTTATAATAACTGGACTCTGGATGTAGATGCTTTGATGACAGAAGCAGCCAGAATAGGTTGATAGGTGGTGGGGAGAGTTATTTTCTCCCCATTATTTTTAATTGGAGATATAATATGGAAAAAGAGAATTCTGTAACTAAGGTGTTAAAACCTAGTGGCTGGTGTATAACACCTGTGCATGATAATGACTACATTGATTGCTTACGGGTTACTGTAACAGATGTTATGGGACTTAAGTATTTTAAGAAAGCCTGCGAAGCAACTTCCGGTAAACCTATTCCTGAAGACAGAGTACTTCCCCTGCTCAGGAAAATGTATAAAGCTGAGCATTCTCCTATAAGGGAACGGAAGTTCTGGGTAGAGGTAAAGAACTGCCCAACTTTTGTAGCTAACCACTTCAGAACACATAATGTGGGCGTGGAACATTTCCACCTGAGTCACAGGAGTGATAGAACAGGAGTTAAAGATCAGGAAAGCAACAGACTTACTCCCACGTCCTTCAGTTTCATGTGTAATGCTCAGAGCCTTATCAATATGGCCAGAAAAAGGTTGTGCCATAAAGCCAGCCCGGAAACCAGAGATGTAATGTGGCTGATAAAGCAATGCCTGCTGGATGGAGTAGATTTCCCTCTTGGAGAATTGCTGGTACCGGAGTGTGACTATCGTAAAGGATGTAATGAATTGAAATCCTGTGGTAGATATGATAATAATGGAGGCAGAAATTAATGGAAACCGTGCTTAGTAATTTCGTGAATATGTTGAACAATAACATGCAATCTTATATAACATATCTGTATGTGCATGAACTTTGTGAGACTTTCGTAATACTGATGTTTGTAGGGCCGTTAATGTATTTTGCATGCAAACTGCTGAACAAAGCAATTAATGAGTTTAAATAAGGAGTTTATTATGGATAGCTATGAAAAACTGGAAGGCAGAATTAAGGATGTTATTCGCAGTATAGATGTTATGCTGGGTGATAACATCAACTACGTAGGAGAAGGTGGCAATCCAGGCTATCCTACACCTTATGAAGCAGGTGCCATATGTGCCTGCAGAAATATTCAACGAATGCTTAAACAGGTATTAGAAGGAGACACAACAAATGCAGGCAAAGATAGTCAAAAGACCGATATCAGGTCCTAGTCAGATAAGCACGGACGGATTCATCTGTCCGTATTGTCATTCTATCGAGGGAGAATATCCTGAAGATTTCGGACACGGACGTAAGTTTACAGAACTCGACACCGTCGGAACAGCTACACATAAGTGTTCCTGCTGCGGCGGTTCTTATCAGGTCATCATGGCCAGAACTATGACTATACATACATATGGCGTGGAGGAAGGCGATGGGAAGACTGAAAATATACGCTAATCGTGTTCGGTGCAAAAAGTGTGGCGAAGTTATAGAAAGCAGATCAGTACATGACTTTAAACAGTGTCGCTGTGGAGCTATCTATACAGATGGCGGACTCGATTATATCCGCAGAGGCGGTGACCCTGACCAGATGGAAGACTACAGTCTGACTACCGAAGGTAAGAAATTAGGTGCTTACCCATCAGAGTACTGGTATGATTTTAAACCTGTGCATACATGGGAGTACAAGGTGAAACTACAGCCTGGAAAAAATGACTGTCACCCATTTACTGATGAGGGCGAAAACCCTTATCTGATGGTAAAGATAGAGTCTTACGACAGGGACGCAATGCCTCGGGCTGTGGAATTGAAGTCCATAATATTAGATAACATCAGATGCGAAGATGGGAAATATCATGAGACTAAAAAAGAGAACTGGAAAATGGAAAAACAGTTCAAGAATGATATCAGAGTATATCCCACATGTCATTACCCAGCCAGAATAAGAGTCTGGGGAGCTGATGACGAATCATACACAGCAACAAAACCCTGTCCTGATGAATGTCTGGTTATGCTATATAATATGAGAGACATAGTAGCAGAAGGCGGGAATCTCTGGGATTATCTCATAGACAATATGGTACACACTAACTAAAGTTAAGGCCCTCCTTTCGGTATAAGTTATCTGTAGGCAAACAGATACACTTTATTTAAAGGAGGGGCTATTATGAGACGCAGCCCAGAAGTGTATCCATTCAAGCTCAGCGATATGGGAATGCCCTTGGAGGGCAAGCCCAAAGAAATTGTTGAGCTATTTATTAGCTTTGCCAACAAAATAGGTAAAGCTATAGAGAGGGAGTTGACAGAATCAGCTCCTTCTAAGAAAGAGTTCTTTCAGAATTGGGAAAGAGCCCGTAAATGGTATAGAGAAGCCAGGCGAGCTAAAAAGTTTTTGAAAGAACATTACTGATGCATGCCTGGGGAGCAGCTCCTTTAGAGTGACCTCTACAAGCGGTCGGAACTCTGGACAAGGAACTGCTCCCTTGTCATATTTAATCACCTTCATTAGAGGGGGCCAATAGAGATATCTCTATCGGTCTCCTCTCTTTTTATTTCATATTTTTAGGTATAAGTGAATTGTTCCGGAACTTAAATATATAAAGGAGGCAAAAATGGAAGGAACAATAATAAACAAGGCCTTGGCCAAGAGATTTGAAAATAGTACTCTGGGGGATATTCTATTCAGTAACGCGAAGTCTGTAAAAAAACATATCAGCTCAGAATATAGACCTAAGGCACCCAGATGGTTTCAACGCCATCAAAGTAAACGAATAGCTGAAGGCTTTAAAGTTCCCAACGAATAAGGACGTCAGGGCGGGAGTTTATTTCCTGCCCTTATTTTTTACATAAGGAGTGACATATGTCAGCAATAGTTAGTACTAATCCATGTGCGACAGAGCGATGCCCACGTTGTGGTGCAGGTCCCGAGAATATTTTTATTACCTCGGTAGAATTGGAAGAGACCGACCCACTGGTCTCATATTTTAAACATTTTGTAGATTTACATGGCTGCAAGAAATGTAAATTTACATGGGCAGAAAATGAAGCTTGTTATACGACAAGTCAGGTAGCCCAGTTTCTTATGAACAGCTTTGTATCTCAGGTTAAGGAAGAGCTTAGTAATCGAGTTCAGACGCAGGTGTGGTTTGATGAAGTTACGAAATTGCTAAAGAAAGAAAAAGTATTACCGGCCACATATGCTTTTGATAAAGCTAAAGGCTATGCTGAAAATTACCTGGATCTGCTTATAAAAGTCAATGACTTTATAACCAGTTCCAGTAGAGAAGAGTTGCTCGACCTGTATCAGGCATGGGCAATATATATGGAAGAACCACCAGAAGTGGTACCGGATGTTGATTCATTATCGGATCCATCTACTACTGACAAGGTTCTAATCGACGATTAAGGAGGAAAACTGATGGATTCAAATGAATTCATGGATAGGTGGAATAACAGACCTAATATAGAGTCAGACTCAGTAATTAGTCTGGCAAAATTTATGTCAGAAATGGATAACAAGACAGAAGAAGTAGTTACGGCGATAGATCCTAAGGTAACAACACTTCAGTCATCAAAGGCTGTAGCTGATTTTGTCCTGGACGTTAAGGCTTCAGACAGTTGGATAGAACCTATAGGGATAGCTTTATCCAAAGGTCGTGACAAGTTCATAGAAACCTGGAGAGCTTACGTATCAGCCTGTTCTGATATAACAGAAGAAATATCTGATATATTACCGGACAGTGCTGCTGATAATCTTAACGCTACTATAGCTGCCCTGATGGAAAAACATGGTCAGGCTAAAAAAGATACACCGGTTACTGATAATCTGTGTACTCTGTTCATTAAGAACTGCTGGGCTGGCTGTTCCCCTGAAATATGTAAAGCCGTAGATAAGATATATCTTAGCACTGGTAATATGACCAAGACAGCTTTCAAAGCATTGAACCGGGCAGTATATGATGCATTTCTGGCAGCCTCAAATATGCCATCTGAAAGCATAGTCAAGAGAATAGACTTTGGCAATGCAAACTGTAGGAGGGGCATCATAAACCAGACTCCGGTAGATATTCCAGGAGTAGGTTCTGTGAAGACTGTTGCAGCTTACAGACATACAATAAGTAATCTCGGAATGGATGAGGTTCAAAAAAATATCCATAATGCTACTGTCCATGACGGTTATCTTGTGTGGCTGGAAGACAGCAGATGCAAAGCACACACTTTACTGCATCTAGGGAAAGCCCCGGACAGTGGCATAATAGTTCATACGACTTCTGACTATTATCACGCCTCGACAGCTTCCAGCAGTATTACAAAACCTCAGAAAAGCAAAAAAGAGCTTGAGGAACGTATGAAGGAAGTACGAGCTGAGATAACCGGCCAGGTCGCAGGAGTAAACTGGGATAAGATGTCCACTATACTGAATGTTCTGGAAGAAATGGTGGATGATACTCTCACCAGCATAATTCGTGAGGTTATCAGACCTGACCATGCAATAGAAGATCTAGTCAGTATATTCTTCCATCTATATGCTGATGGGACTATTCTTCGTGCTGGCTATATGCCAACTAACAAGAGAAAAATACCGGATCTGGAAAAGAACCCATTCTGTGAACTGTTCCAGAGAGGTCTCTGCATTCCAATAAACTCCAACGGTCAGCAGATAGACAGAAACAGTATAGTAAAATCTATTATAGGTCTGTTGATAACTCCTGTTGATAAACTCAGAGTTGGTGCCGGTGACGTTATAGGACTGAAGCATATCGAAGATGTGGCTGAGCTTGTGAAGGTTCCAGTCAATACTGTAAGAGCTGCAGCTTTCCTGTTCGGTGTGACATATTATGATTCACTGGTGTGTTCCAGAGATACCGACACAGAAGGTGGCTCATGGGGTGCAGACAGTAAATATAAATATTCACAGGCAGTAAAATTCAATGTCGGGCTTACCAATGTAATAAAAAGTAGTGGCTTCATGGATTTGATAGCTGAAGGTATAGAAAAATCCTTTAACCTGCTGATAGCTGCATTGAATCAGGTAATATTCCTTCCGGAAAAGTTACCAAGATCTCATGGTATAGCTCTCAGAAGAACCCTGATGTCATTTCCTGAACTGTTGATGTTTAATGTTCCTGAACTGCTCAAGACTACTCTTCATAGTGTAATATCTCCAGCAATGGGTATATTGAAGGATATAGGATTAAAGGCAGCAGCTGAAATTGCAGCTTCTGATATGGCGGCTACTTCAAGAAAGTACAGAATCTTGTTCGGACTCAGTAATGAGCTTGTTCATCTAGTAATCCGTCAGAACAGAAGGGATGCCGGCTGGGAAGAATCTATGAATGCAGCGATTCCATATGCAAGTATGGCAGCACAATTCAAGCACGGTACTTCATTTCCTATAAACTTCAAGATATATGAAGATGAACCAAGTAAAAACCTGTCTTTGTTACGAGGGACAAGATACCCGGATCAGGAGCAGGAAACAACTGATTCAGTCATAGATCAGATGGCTCGCCATGACACACCACCTAAGCTGGAATTTACCAATGCATCCAACACAGCTTTGAATATGTTCGGTATGGTGTCCAAGATTGCGTCTAACCTCAAAGCATTCTATACTAAGGTTGAAAGCGAAATAGTCAAGAATGTTGAGGATGAACAGCAGAAAAAGGCCTTCCACGAAAGGATATGGAGTATGTATCCTGCAATGGAAACAAAACCGGTACTTATCATAAACGATACTATTGGGAATCTGATGTTCAGTACTCACTATGGTGGTATTATCCAGAAGGCTGATAGGCTTGTTCTTGAAAAAGAATACTGCAGAGCAAGAGCTGCTTTGGAAAGTGCATACTATATAGTAGCAAACAGCAGACCTCTGGTTCCAGCGGAATTACCTGACAAGGACAAGCTCTGGGAAGACTTTATTGATGATAGATGTGTTGTAACGGATGCTATGCGTAATGCCATCAACAGTAACAAGAAGATGGTAAAGCCAAGTCTGGAATCAGGCTTTGGATGCAAAACATTCATTGCACGCAGAAGAAATCATCAGACATTCAACCAGGCAGCTAATCGTTTCTGCACGGAACTGGCAAGGGCTTACGGACATCTTCCCCGATTAGGCTTCCCGTTCCAGGTTGTAAATGATCCGATTGTTGAACTGGATAAAATATATAGTCGGATGACGGATTCATATTCTGCTGTAATGACTATAGCCGGACCTGATGCTACCAGCCTAGGCAGACTTCCGGAAATATGGGCTCAGGAAGAAGGGGGTCCTCGTGTTGCTATGATTCCTGATCTTGAAATAGTAGATATGACATATAGCAACGAAATACTAGAAGGCAGAATAAATGCTGAATCACACATAGAATCTCCCAGAACACAGAACAGGGACACTATACTTGTAGGTCTGAGTCAGACTGAAATAGTAGAAGATACTACTCTGTTGTGGAAAATATCAGCTGCCGGCAACTCTGCTTCTCACGGGTATCCTGCGCGTTCATTCTGGTCTATGGAGAAGATAGCCCGAACACCGGATGCCTATGATGGTTATGCAGTTTCAGGATATGTAGCCTCTCAGGCAGAAAATACGTATCTGAACGGGAATTGTGAAACAGCTATCGAAGAAGCAAACAATGCAGTGTCAATTACATATGCTGTTCTTGAGCCTTGTCTGGACCTGCCCAAAGTATACGATAAATACTGTGGGTTGCTGAAAGATGAGGAAGAAAAGAAAGCAGAAACTATCTCCACCATTAATATGGCTTCCTGGCCGGAATGGAAAGATATAGCAGACAGCAGATATACAAGAAGGGAATATGATGAGCAGGTAATGCGAAATGTCATGGACCCTAAAACCCGATTGTTGAAACGTCCGTGCCTGCTCCCATATGCAGAAACATTTGATATACACTCACATGTATATTTGTATGTAGATATGGGCAGAAGTGGTAGAAACGAAAGGGCGGCATTCTATACTATGGCTATTCTGGGCCTGAGCAATGTAAAGGAAATGTTCAGAAAAGCTGAGGAGCATGCCAAGGAAACTGAAGAACGCATGAAGCAGAGCAAGTCAGCTGCAGCCACTGTAAAGACGGATCCTGAGTCCTATATAGAAGGTGAAGTCACCAGAAGAATCAGTGATGTTAAGCTGTCTGCTGCCAAACGTCAGATAGAAGAAAAGATGGAACAGCTTCGCAGGATGAAGGATGACTATATCAAGTACTATAACAAGTACAAACCCGAAATCCAGAAATATCGACATACAATGGCTGAGGGACGCGAACTCAAGGCCAGTGGTGCTATAATGGGAGCTGATGAAGAAAAGCTGAAAGCTATGATAGCTAAGGGAACGCTCCGTGGAGTAAGAATCTATGGAACATATCCTAAGCTGAAAGCAATAGCTTATCTGCCATCCACATATATCTGGGTCGGTCCGTTCATCTATAACATAGGTGAAATAGCAGTCAAGATAGACAACTGGGGCACACCTAACGCTCAGGTCAGGTTCTACGGCAAGTTCTCACCGAAAGGTATGCTGCTGACAGCTCTGGAAGGATGTTCTACATTGCAGGAGGGCGCTATGCAATGGATACAGGATGATATAGGAGATTATATAGATGCACCTCACGTAAGAAACAATACTGCCTGTCTAGGTAATATTGATACTGCTCTTCGTCAGGCCAGCAACGATCTTAGTCTCTCGCAATATATCCAGTACTGTTCCAGATATCTGCATACTGTAAATCTGGGTGACCATTATGGCAAATCCATAGTCAAGTGGCCAGCTGTCCCAGCTACATTCCACAATCTGGTCAAGTATGGTGCTCTGTGCAGTGGTAGAATAACAGATAGAATAGCAGTAATGACCGGTGCTCCATATAAGAATGATAATACCGGGTGGGCTATGTTCCTGCGACCTATGAACTGGGATAAGGAATTCGGAGGTAATGATGCTGTAGTCAAGGCTCTATGGGCTCATGCCAAGAGGGATCTTGATGAAGAAAAGTATGTTACTTCCGACCTTAGTGCAGCTCAGTTGTATGAAATGTATCCTAAATTAAGGGACGCATCTAACCAGTGGGTGTATGGTACTGTTGTAAGGCCAGCCGTTGACAGTCACGGTTTTGACATAACCTGCTGCCAGGCTGGGGAACGAATCATGCCGGACGTAAGACCAGGAGTTCCCCAGTACTGTTATGCAGAAATGGAAAGAATATGTGCCAGCGAACATCCGGGGTATGAGTTCTCACGTATGTTTGCACCTGATGCTGGAGTAGCCCGGAATCAGCTGGCCTGGCAGGACAGAGGGTATACAGACTCTGCTTCTATAAAGCTGGAAATGTTAAAGGGCTCACCTTTGATAGATTATCCAAAAGAAGTAGATGATGTCGACCCTAAACATCCACCGTTACCAGCATCAGCACTTCTTAAACAGGAAGCGGAATTGGCTGAATGGGAAGATGCTGACGAGCTGCCGTTCGAGTAATAATGTGATGTAAAGCCTGGGGAGAAATCTCCAGGCTATTCTTAATAAACTAAGGAGTAAAACAATGTCGATGGATTTCGAGTTTGGAAACAAGTCATTCTGTCCTAGAATTGATGTATCATACATGGCTCAGATGAAAATGGACATGTATGTTGAAATCGCCCAGAAAGAGGTGGGCTGGTATGGTCTCGTCGAAAGGACGGGTGAGAGTACGTTCTACATACACGATGTATATATGATAGAACAGGAAGTAAATGCTGCAACTACTGAAATAGATCCTATGGGTCTGGCTAAGCTGAAAACCACTCTGTGGAAGAGTGGCATCATAAACGCTGAAAACCAGTCAAAGATAGGATTGTATCTCTGGGGTCACAGTCATGTCAACATGGGCACAGGCCCCTCTGGTCAGGATAACAGCCAGCTGGAGAGTATAATAACTACCAGTAATCCACCATTCTTCATCCGATTAATTCAAAACAAGAAGGGTGAGAAGAATATCGTGCTGTTCATCAACAATATCCCGATGTTACAGAGTATGACCATCAAGCAGCCCATATGGTCTCCGGAACCTAATCCTGCGGTGGCTGAACTTATGGAACAGCTGAAAGTTGAAATGAAGGAAAAGGTTAAGGACAAGGCCGTATATACAACACCTGCTTATGGTAACTACTATAGTGGCAAAGGCTATAAAGCATATGACAGTGTCTATGGAACATATGGTCTGTATGATGATGAGTATGATGCCTATGACGCTGGCATAACCACAGCCGAAGACGGTGTCCCTGAAATAACCGGAACTAAGACTCTTGGTAAGGTAGCCAGAAAGGCCGCTCCAGTCAATAGTTATAAAAGACCAGTTGGCCGCCCACCAAAGGCAGCCGCAGCAGCTAAGAAAGTTCCCGCAGAAGTTATCCCGCCGGCACCAGCGCTACCTTCACTGGCCAGTGCACGCAAGACTACTGAAGAAATACTAGCGAGGTATTCCCAACAAGCAGACTTTCCTAATGTTACTAAAGACGATCTGGGAATACCTGATAAGGTGGTCTAAAATTCTGGTATAAGTGAATTGTTTGAAAGGAGATTTATCATGGCTGAAATGACTGAAATCTCCGCCCAAGGTCTTTGGAGACAGATGGGGTTCTTCACCCCTGACTGGCTCGGAGATAACAAAGTTCACATTGTAGGAGTCGGCGCCACAGGCTCCCACATTGCAGATACTCTAGCCTCCATGGGTATCAGAAACCTTGAGGTCTATGATTTCGATAAGGTAGAGGAACATAATCTACCGAATCAGATTTATGAGCTGCGTGATATCGACACCCTCAAAGTAGATGCTCTTAAGCGTCATATAAAAGAAAAGATGGGTTATGATATCATCACGCATAATGAGAAGGTCGAAAAAATAGAAAACCTCAAGGGCTACCTGGTTCTCTGTACTGACAGCATGGCTGTCCAGAAGCAGATACTGTTAAGCAGTGGAGCCAGAAACCCGGACTGCCTCGGGGTGATCGAAACTCGCATGGGTATAGATCAGGGCAGAGTATACTTTTTTGACCCCCGCCTAAAAGGACACTTGAAAAAGTGGGGTGAAAGATGGTATAGTGATGAAGAAGCAGGAGAATCTCCATGTACGTTGAGAGCAATATCAATGACAGCAAAAATGATAGCAGGTATTGCCTCAGCGAGGATTATCCTGGATCAGCGGCGTCTCCACGAAGAAAATTCTGGAGATGTCATAATTTACAATGAAACAATCATTCATTGTAATGGGAAGTCCTTAAACTATGTTTGGGACTGAGTTCGAAAAAAATAAAATAGTAAAACAGGAGTAAAACAATGAAACATGTTGAAGTAGGTCGCGTTAGTGGTCAAACCGTAGGAATTTATTTGCAGGATGGCGAAACTGTAGGAACAGCTTTAGAAAGAGCCGGTATTGAACTTCAAGACAAGGAAGAAATAAGTATCGACGGTAATAAAGTTTCTACTTCCTATGTTCCTGACGATCACGACAACATCGTTATAACCATGCAGGTAAAAGGTAACTGATAATCCTTTCAAACAGCTAGAATAAAAGCCCGGGCTAAATGCCTGGGCCTCTAAATTGAGAAGGGTCCCTGAGAAGGACCCTTTTCTTTACCTGGTAATTATTTTTCCTGATTTACTCCGGCGCCTAGATATGCACATGAAACATTATCTGGCAGGTAACAGGCTATACCGGATATTTCCAGGTAGTCATCCGAAGATCTGGATACTGAAGTTCCATCCACTTTGTACCAGGTATATGACATCTGGAACGGGTTGACTACATGAGTAGCACCTAAACTGTGCAGATATTCTATCAGTTCGGATTCTTTAAGAACCCCATCTCCTGTTATATTAAAGATGAAATTTCTTACCATAGCAACCAGACCCGGTATTTCAGCATCAGCATAATAACCGAAGCTTAAGGAAACATAAACTGGTTCGTAGTGCTTTATTATTATGTCTGTGCAGATTACACGGTTAGCATCATCCAGAACGAATCTCTGAATATCTGCCATTTCCGGGACATATTCATAATTAACCTGGAGAGTCTGCCCGACATAAGCCGGATCTATATGCAAATTTAATGATTCATATGTAGAGAATCTGGTGTTAGCTGATTCACTCTGGAGCTCCCACTTATTTTTAGGTAAATATATTCCAGTAGTATCCTGAGTCAGTTTGTCAATAAGTTCTATTGATGTTATCCTCAGTACCGGGATATCACCCCAGGTAATACCGTTAATAGGTGTATTTTCTGCGGCATCTTCTATAACCATGGAACCGTTAGTAATATTACCTGATTTAATGTAAGTATCGACTTTACCCCCTATGTGATAACCCATTACGGTGTCTCTAAGCATTTCCGGATCACCGAAACCTATAGAGACTATATCCTTTATAGAAGAGAACTGTTCTGTAAGAACGTAAGCTATCGAACGCTTGGTAACCAGATCTCTGGTCGTAATAGCCATTTTTATTCTTTCATAAAGTTCAGCATTAGATTCAGAAGTGCTTCCACCAGTAAACTGTGTCGGGTTAGTAACAGAAACAACACCTGAAGGCAAGCTCATAGTACTTTTAGTTATTTCTCCAGATCTTATATTGTATAAAATACCTTCAGCTCCAGCAGCTGCTGGTATATCCATATAATAAAGTCCATTCTCATAATTAAGAGACATTTCTTCTGCTGTAATATAAGTACCTATGGTAGTATAGAATTTAAGATTGGCGTTAGTCACAAATTCTATATCAGCAGGAACCATTACTTCCTGTGGATCATTAAAATATAAGCGAACTACACCAGAGGCATATGAACCAGCTCGTCTGTTAACGAACAAGTTTGCTGCCAACGCATCTGCAGCGTCATTACTCAACTCAGCCAGATTAGCGAAGCTGAGATTCTTTCTCATTTCTTCCAATTCTGTTACAAAAGGTTTTAGTAGTCCGACAAGAGGTTTAACTGCTATATCCAGAACAGCAGAACCTTCACGTCCGATATTCATGCTTGGGTCACAAGTTTCCAGCCCTCTACGAATCATACCTTCAATATCTATGTTAGTCATTGGAATAAATCTGGATGTTCTTGAAGCTCTGTGCAGCAGTGAGGGTAAATCTGTTGCCTGAATAGTTCTGCTACGTTCGTAAGCACCCACATCCGGGGCGGCGCCTAAATATTCTTCACCATAAGTCCTGCCAGCATCTATGCAGGGGGACGTACCAGAAATCATGAAATTACCCCATGGATAGTCATGAAGACCTTCGTACTCAGGATTAATTGCTCTTACATATTCTACAACATTTACCTGCCCACCACTCAGAGTGCCGGATAATTCCTCACAGGAATACCATATAATATGATCAAGATATATAATTGAAGTCCCGGCAGCATAAAAAGCATAATAACAGTCAGTAACCAGGGTATTTACAACATTGACATTGGCAGATCCGGTAGTCCCGATACCTCTGGTTCGGCTAGTAACAAATGTTCCCGGGGGATACTCATAGGTATATGTAGTTCCACTGGCAGATATAGAACAGGAATATATGTCGATATCACTGTCTACGACCCTGATTCCAGTTCTACATTTATAGAAAGTAGAGTGGGTTATTTTATGTTCCTTAGAGGTATCCTTAACGCCTCGTACTTCTATCCCGATATGACTTTTTGATAATTGACAACTATTAAACACAAAGGACGGTACGTAATCACCCTCCCCCTCAACATATATACCTACGGCATTTCCGTCAATATCGTCTGTAAGCACATGGGCTAGAAACCCATCTATAGTTACTTTTTTTACGTCAGGATATATATGAATAGCATTTAATCTATAGTTGTTAGCCTGGATATCTTTGAATTCACAGGAAAATACTTCGTAATCAGCATTACCCTTTAAAGCTATAATGTCATAATCAGTGTTAAATGAATTGTGCAGCGAAGATGCTATAACAGAAGATACCGAAGATTTAACACAGCCATCTAATAAAAACATAGAACCGGTAGAGCCTTCTGGAGCATTAGCCACAGACCATGAAGAATCTATATGACAACCACCGATGGAAAATTTATTGCAGCTTTCAGCCTTTACAGCATGAAGTATTACGCCACTATCATCTTTACAGGAAGTAAAATTTGCACCCACTAGCCTGCAGTCAGTGCATTCAGAGAAAGATACAATACTATCAGAAGTCCCAACATTGACTGGTTCCCATACAGCCCTGCTATAAGGTTCTGAACTGGTTGTAAGAAATCTTAAGGTAAGATTGGTCCTACCTTCAAATACTACAGGGGTATCCTGGAATACTGTTCTGGTATCCGGATTATTCACACGTATTTCGTCACCATCCCCAGCTACGGCAGCTACAAAACTTAATGTTCTGTAGGGATTGCTGGCAGTGCCGTCACCATTCTGATTGTCACCATGTATAACATCTACATATATATTCATATCATCTTATCCTGATTTGATTTGCTAGATTTACATCGGCACTTTCTCCAGCTACCGAAGTTACCAATATTCTGGCATCTATTCTCTGATCAACATTATTCCAGTTTACAGAGAGGAGAGTCATAGATTTAAGACGCTCATCCGCCGGAATGGACTTCCCCGCGGTTTCAGCTTCCTGATTCTGGAAGATATCCTTCTCAGCCTTTCTAACCACCTGTGACAGGTCAGAAGCTACTCTAGGCATATCTGAAATATAAAGTCCTGATCTGATGTATGCTCTGGCTCCGCCACCATAATTAGGGGCGAAAATATCACTGCCGGCAGTAGTCAGCACCGTCTTTACGCATAACTGTAAGAGTGCTTCCATCCCCTCTGCCTTTGCAGGCACGGTATTAAATGAAAAAGTAACTCTTCTGGTTATCGGATGAATAGCTATAACATTAAGATCGGACATAGTTAACTCCCTAAAGCTCTACTCTTATTTATAGCTTTATCTTTATTCTTTTTCAACTCTGCCTCGGTCTTAGCTTCCTGAATACTTTTATCATTAGCCTCCTGCTTAGCCAGTTCTTTAGTTTCTGCACCATCTAAATAAGACATAATAGCATGTAGTGTAGCACTCTCCTTCAGGGTCATATTCTGCATCTGAGGAATAGTAGAAGCCACGGACTTCCTGAAAATACCGGAAAGGGTTAGTTGCTCTCTATCTAGAACACAATTAAGATATTGGTTAAGATCAGCATTACCTAGAGCTTTAGCTGCAGATGGGGATACTGATTTTATAACATCCATTATAGTGCCTACATCACTAGGTATCTTAGGGTTAAATACACCTAACAAACCATCCACATCTGTAATAGCTTTATTAGTTGCATTTCTCTGGGCATCAACAATGCCTCTGACCTGAGCTAGAACATTGCTGGTATCACGACAGAAATTCCGTATACTGTCTACCTTACTCATATCTGGCATGGGGAGCACAGACCTTATAGAGGCCAGTGAAGTATCTATACCTGAAGTAACCCTGTCAAGAATCCAGTTCTGCCATTCCAGCTGCGGTTGCTGACTTGCAGGATGCTCATAGGACATAGAATCTTTATTAGGCATATTAGAAGTATCTTTGACATATTTACCTGGATTAAGTACGAAAGCATCAAGTACTAATGATTTTATAGCTGAGGCTACCTTTGCCCCATTTTCCACTTTCCCCCACCCGGCATACATAGTATCTTTCAAATCCGTTATGGCTTTAGTAAAATTATCCAGACGCTTATTTTCTGGTAAAGCTTTATCCAACAACTGAGCAGGAACTCCATCAAGTTTAACTTTTCCAAGAATAACTATAGAAGCTACCAGAGTATCACGTATTTTTCTGTAGCATCTCTGAAACTCACTGGAGTTGGATTTAGCAGATCTGAGTTTTTCTGCATAAGTATCTATAATATTAAGATTATCATAAAGTTCCTGCCATTGAATATTCCTGGTCTCTTCAGTATATTTTTCAACACAGTCGATAAATCCATCACACATAGTTACCATGCGATCAATATTTTCATCCAGAGATCTGAGATAATCTCCTACCTGCTCTGATCTGGCCTGTATAGTTGCTCCATAGGTCCCATCATTTACACCAAATACAGGAGTAAGCTCTATCGGTGGATCTACTATAGTATCTTCTGTGCCAAAAAATGTAGCTGCTAAACCTGATTCCATGGCTACTGCATATTTAGCTTCCAATGGATCAGTAAATAGGGATAACAACCTCTTCAATCTTGCGTCTGACGGTTGTTTAACATGCTCACTTAAAGCAGTTTGTAGAGCCGAAAGTTCTTCTTTGCCAGATACTACACAGGTGTTTACTTTACCTAACCACTCATTCAGATACTTATCGGCTTTATCCCTGGTTAAATATTTTGCTGTAGAAAGCAGGAACTGTTCGGTATCAAAAGTAGTGTTATAAATCAAATCACATACAAGATTTACTGCTTTGTTTGCTGCTGTAAGTTTACCTAAAAGACCTTCCTTGCCGGAGCACATGAACGCTTCTCTAAACTGATGGGCCTGGTCAGATAACATAACCAGTTCATTAGCAGATAAAAATCTTTTATATAAGATGTCCTTACCTTCTTTTCTAGAGGCTGGGGCCCCCAGCTCTAGGAAAGTAGCAGCGAAGTCGTCTTTAAGAGAGCCAAAATCATCAATAAGGCTCTTAGCCATATTTAAGGTATCTGTGATACCTAATTTCTGTAAAGCTTTGGCAGCAGTACTCTTAGCAAGTTCTTTGGCCTTATCCTTTAACAAAGAGACACCCTTGCTTAAAGAAATGGATTTAGTTACTTCTTTAACTTTATCCATTCTGGTGATGTCTAGCTGAACTGCCTGTTTAAATGCCGATTTAGCCTGGGCTATAGCTTCATTAGCCATTTAATACCCCCTCAAAGCACCGCTGCTTTTAAGCCTACCAGCTATCTTATTTTTTACCTGTACAACATAACTTGGACTGACATGAAGCTTCATTGCTATTTCCTGGTTAGATAAAGAGGGCTTACCTTCAAGACCATAAATATACTCCATAACTTCCTTTTCGGTACCGGCTAATTCGGCATGAAGAAGGATAATGTTATCATCTAGTTCTGAAGCATTACTATCAAAAATATTAGTATAGTTACTATCCTGAATGAGATCCTGGCGCAATTCTTTACTCAGCAATTTAAGCTGTTTAACTGGAACTTTCATTTCATCAGCTATCTCATTATATGTAGGCGGTCTGCCAAGTTCATTTTCAAGATTATCCTTTATACGATTAAACTTACCTATCTGGATAATTCTAGGTTCTGGTATAGTCCCCATGTTCTGATGGTTATAGACATATCTATGGAGCTTCTGACCGGCGGTGTTATATATGAATGTATTCAACTGAGACTTATCAGGGTCATAGTTTGGCAGATTGTCTATAGTAAGCTTTATCATCTGGGCCTTGATAGCAGAACGCGGTAGGTTACCAGTCATTTTGTTAACATGAGTTTCTATAATAGGATTAAGTGAAGTCAATAATGGCTTCAGAGTGTTGTTACCAGGGTTGGCTTTCCAAGCTTTCCAGAGCTCTACTTCTTTTTGTTTATTTTCATCCATTATTGAATTTCTCCTTTATATTAAAAAGACACTGCATGGTTGTAACTCGTTGGTGATTCCTCATTAACCTCTGCTTTAGTGAGAGCGGCGTGTACTTCTGGCTCTAATTCCCATAAAACTGATAGTGGAGAATAACATCGTTTACCATCATTAATTTCAAAATGTAAATGGGGGCTTGAACTGCGTCCAGTATTACCCAGCTCCGCAATGACCTGACCCTTAGTAACCTGAGTACCTACTGTGATATTAGGCTTTATTGTCCTTAAATGAGCATATATATAAACAAGTTTACCTGTTTTTATATATAATCTTAAACCATAACCCTCGCCATAATTTTTTGGGTTCTGATACCCCATTCTAACTACAATACCTGAGGTTGCACTAGTTATTTGCATACCCGGATCTCCCCCAATGTCTACTCCATGGTGGGTTGGGCTCTTAGCATAATTTCTAGGACCAAAGGCAGACGATATATGGCCCCCCTTCACTAGAACAGTAGTGCGTTTCTTCATAATCTTCTTCCAGGGTATCTTGCCTTCAGCAAAGCCGCTACTTGTTGACGGTGTACTGGATGTATCAGTATTTGTAGCACTATAATTTTCTACCCCAGAAGCCACTCCCATATCTGGTATATCTTCTCTAGGACTAACCACCAAATCTTCATCTCTACCATCTTCTACAAGAATACCGCCGATAAGACCACTAACTGTTCCTCTATATACAGCTTGGACATAATCCAATACTATTTTTTGTTTATCTATAGTGGTATGCAGCATGGTGACACCGTCTGCATTTACTTCCCCAACACTATCCTTACCGTTTCCACCGTTATATGGAGCAAACACTCCACCTGTAGTGGCTGCTTTCCACACTTTAATGGCGGAGCTGTCCCATGTCTGAAATTCCGGAGTACATTCATATATATTCTGAAAATAGTCTTCCATAGATATATGTGATTTCCTGGAGCGGTAGTCATTCACAAATAAGAGTTTATCTGGAGCTTTGTTATATCTATTAACTATAGCGGCTGTTAATTTTGCTGTTTTATATGTTATTTCATTTACACCATCAAAAGTTACATTTTCATCATCATATATAGAACCACATCCAAATAGTTCCTGATAGACCATGGGGCCAATGTTTTCAACGCTGATATTATCGGCATTAATCCAAGTTGGGGGTTGTGGAATAGTATCCATTCCGTTAAATATCATCTTAGGGTAAGCAATAGAGGCTTGACACCCTACTTGACCATCCGGGGTTACTGAATACGTATAGTTTTCCAGAATACCGTGGATAGAAAATACATCATCAACTAAAAGTATAGGCATACCGACAGCCATATCGTCAGTGAGAGAACAAGTAACAGTACAACTTCTAGTCCCGAATTTAGACATCGAATGTATAAAATTAGCTAAAGAAGCCTGGACCTCAACTGAAGCAAATGACAATGGGTAAAACGGTATCTGAGCCACGTTAGGTACTACACCGCACATAGCTTCTTCTTCAGTAAGAACATTGAAAGCCTTCTCTGAATTTTCTATAGCTTCAGTTATAGCATTTTTCAGAGCATCACCCTTCTTTGGCTCATCCTTACTATAGCTATCTTCATGAAACAGCAAGGCAGTTGTCTGAGCCAGAAATGGGTCTGTAGTATCTGCTATATAAGCAGCCGAAGATGCCATTGCTACATTAGGATCACTTAATTCCGCTTCTGGATTCATAAGAACACTTGGTCGTTCCAGAGCTGGTGGGTAGGAAACAATACTTCTTGTTGGTTCTGTCCAGGCATTAAAATTTAATGATATCCCATTGTACATATTAGGAAACAGGACATTGCACTTCGGTGGAATGCAGGAAGTCATCTCAGGGTGGAAGCAGATAGATCTATCAACTTTTAATGGGTCTACAGATACTTTACAGAAAAACATATCCATCATCTTAGATATAAGGCCATATAAAGGGAACGAAGCGTGCTGCTGTCCAATCATATCTTCTGCCATTCTTAAAATAGCCTGTCCGAAATTATATTCTGTCCCCTGTTGTTCGGAGGGCTTCATTTCCTTAGTATCTGTTTTAGTATTTTCATAGGCATATATTTTAAACTGATCTGTTCTAAAGACTGGCATAGCATACATCTGTTGATATACATGCAACTGCTCATATTCACGTTTTAAATAATCATCGGAGTTTTCATATGCAGTAGCTAACACTTCCTTAAAAGCGGACAGCGGATTAGGTTCTCCCTCAGCTGTTGTTATATTTTTTCCGGCGTCTATCCCAGCCAGAGCTCGTTGAAATACACCGTAAATAGTAGTGTAGGAACGTTCTGAATCCTTGATAAATTCTCTGGACATATCTGCCTGCTGATTTCTGGTAGCAGACAACATAACGCTAGGAGCAGTATAACCACGCAGCCTTGTGCTGGACGCTATAAACTGAGCAGAAGCAGCATTAATTGCTTTAGTGGTTGCTTCCTGCTGCTGTTTATCAATATAATCTTTTTGAGCTTTCTTAGCCTCTGCCATGGCGTCTTGACTTTTCTTGAGATTTTCAGCGCTGTCGGAAGAAGCGTATTCATTCAAAGCCTCTAAATATTTATCTCTCTTTTCTTTAAATTCTTTTTTAGCATTTGAGACTTCTTTATCTGTTTTTGGAGATCTTAAAGTAGAAGAAACTACCGTAGCAGTAAATGAATTTCTGTTAACTTCTGAACAGATCATAGTGGCCCATCGGCAATCAACAGAAGCACAATCTATAGATAAATGCCGCTCGCCCATTATTTTAGAATAATTTTTAGTAATTAATAGACCGTGAAATCTAAGGAAAGGTTTATCATTATCCTGTTTTTTAAATAAGGCTACTTTCATTCCACGCACTAACAATAAGCCCTGTGGTAGTGGCGGAATAGTTGCATGCAGTCTGGCGCCGGCATTTACAGACACAGAAACCTGGAGTGAAGATAAGGGAACCCTCACCCCTTCTATAAATAAGAAATATTCTAATAAACTACCTGTTATTCTCATGTCTATATAATATACCTGAAATAATTATGCGTCAAGAAAGTATTCTATAACTGACTTGATCTAAAATAGATTTTTCCTGCATATTTCTGTAGTTTCTAGCACCATTTTCAGCATTAAGTGTCAGCTTAAAATCCGACATTTTAATGCCAGATGACTCCTCAGAATTAACAGCATTTGATAAATTACCACCGGTACTGGATTGCACCTTTGCAGAAGCTATCAATGACGGATTCACTTCTGAAAGAGAAATGTCTAACTTTGGATCGAACAGTCTAGAGTTAAACGCCTGGGATTGTATTGTACTACCGGATGAATAATCAAGTACACCGTATAGTTTTGTCTTTTTAACTTCTTTATCTATCGCGGCATCCTTCTTAGCTGCTACATCTTCAAGTGCAGCATCTGAAATCAAGTCCCCACTGACTGTTTCCATAAAAGCAGCGAATCTGCTTTCTGCATCAGGATCTACATCTGGATGCGCCTGAGTTCTGTGATAACCTCTGTCTATTTCGCTATGTTCGGGGTCAGTCCACTCAGTAGCTAATGGAGTGTGACTAACAACAAGCATGGTAAAATTAACCTGGACGGACATGTTAGTAGTTGAGTTTTTCTGAACATTCATACTCAGAACAAATCCTTCAATAATTTGATCGGTATATACAAGAACTATTCTGCTGTCATTTTTTATCGCAGCACTACCCCGCAGGTAATTATCATACCAGTATTTAAAGTCGTTGTACCACTGCTGGTTTTTAGTATCCATTAAAATACCAGATAAATTTAAAGTAGTTGGTCTACGACCAAAAAACTGTACCAGAGTATCACCGTTCAATGACTGGAATATAGAGTACTTTTCTTCATCTACTTCCTGAACATCGGTAAGCAGGAAGCAATCTACATATATCTGATCTATCCCATTAGAGCCAGCAGTAGTATTGTCCTGTCTATATATTCTAAGAGATGCGGGGGAGTCTACCTTCTCAACTAAACCTAATGGCCCCAAAGCACCATACTCATTACGCTCTCTTTTATCTATGTTCATAGACGCATCCACATCTAACTTCTCCATCTTAGAAGAAAACGTAGTTGCTGGATTTCTCATAGTAGTATGATACTGCAGGCTGTCTACCTTATTTCTAGCCTGAGCCAGTTTATTCTGTTTAACCTTTTCAGATATCGCAGTCATTACCTTATCTTTATCAGTCAATCCTCCAAGCACTTCATTCGGTATCCCAGCAAACTGACCAACTATCCCAGCCTGGCTCATCGCTGCCGCCATTATGTTATTAACATTGTCTTTTATGTTTTGCCCGGATATTTTATAATTAGCATCATTAAAAGCATCTTTTAGTTCTTTAGAATCGAATTTGGACCCTTGACACTCTGAAAAGGAAGCTATAATATCTTCTGGTGTTATAAGCGATTCTATGGTTGTTATATAATCAGAGCCGGTTTGTTCAGCAGACACTTTAACTGTACCATATTTTTTAGTTAACACTGATTCTTTTTTTAATGGGGCCAGCCAGTTATCCACAGCTTTTAAAAATTCTTCAGATATGTCTTTACCTGTAAAAGTGACAACACTGAGATTAGAAGACAATGCACTATCTCCGACTCCAGTAAACGCAACAGCGTATGGGGAACTGGAAGTAATTATAGATACATTTGGTTTAGTTTTACTATAAACAGCCCTAGTAACATACTCAGCAGGAACATCATAAAACCCTATATACTCACAAAGCTTTACTAGATCTAATGAAATACTTGAAATGATGCTGCTTGTAGCGTCTTCTAAGGGGGTTCTATCTCCACTGGCAAATTTTTCTTCAGCTGCAGCTACAGCATTTTTTCCCAGGTCAAAAAATTCAGTGTCGCAATAAGCTACTTTTCTACCAGTTAAACCAAGATAATCGTTATTAAAAAAGCCACTGCTCCAACTTGTTGTATTTATATTAACAGCACCAATTAATTCCAAAGCATGTTTCCATGTTGTATTATAGTTATCTGATCCAGAAGTAATATTCACCGACTCTTGACATCCCAATAAACTCAATAAATGAATGGGATCTCTTAAGCTTTCCTTTGCCTCATAACCTTTATTATAATCTGAAGCATATAGTTTAACCTTTATTGTAGCTTTGCCTGTTATATGATAAGTAGTAAAAAAGTCCTTCTTATCTACCCACCACTGAGAAACTTTATTTTTGCTTTCATAGTAATCTACTGCTTGACTTAAGTATGTAGTAGAAGCTATTTCTTCCGCAGAAAGTGCTTCTTTTATATAGTAAATATAAGAAGATACATCATTAAACTCTATATCCTTTATCAGTGCACCATCAGGTCTGGTTATCTCTGTAATATATTGATTATCTATAATATTATTGTTATATAAAGGTCGATCTAACGTGACTATATATTTTGGACTACTATATTTAAACTCAATGGATGGCTGATTCATAGCTTTAGATAAAAAAGTAAGTTTAAATTTAATAATAATATCTAATGTTATCTCAAGTTTAGTACTATCTCCGGCCACAATGGATATCTTTATAGGAATAGAGTGGTTGGGTATACCATCTCCAGCAAAAATTAATGAACCTGTATTTTTATCATAAAAAGATATATCTACAACCATATCTTCCAATTCTTTATCTGCAAAATAATCGGAAGATCTATAATAAATACTGCCATAGTCATTTTTATTTAAACTAGTCAGTACTTGGCTCAAACTTTTAATAGGGTTATTAGAGAAAAACGAAGCCATATGTTCATATAATAGTTCTTTAGTGATTGTTGATATAACTCTACCACAGGGCATTGTAAATGGCGCAAACCAGGTTTTTAGTTCTTTTTCTATTAAAAATTTACAAATACTTTCATCCTTATACGTAGGATCCTTAGTATGATCAGATTTAATTTGAGTAATTAAATCACTTTTACTTCTAGGTATTATATTATTCCCACCGTCTCTTTTGATACCCATGATCTGCCTCCATTATAACCCCATTAGCTTAACTGTTACATTATTCAACAATAAACTGCCTTGATAGAATTTTTCCATAGCGGCGGCTGTTAATTTTTCTCCGCCCTTACCGTCTTTAGTAGTGGCTGCTACATCGCTTCCGGATTCTGGAGCCCCTTCTTTCATAATAGAATTAGCCCATTTTTCAAAATGAATATCTTTTCTAATCTGTTCAAGATTTTTATCCTTGATAGCCTCACTATTTAAACCATAATCCTGGGCATGTTCCTTTATGTAATCCAGATCCACATCATCCTTTAAGAATATATCTGCCACTGCGGAATCCTGAATACCCAAACGAGACATTAAAGCACGTTTTGATCTTTCATCAGCACTGCCAGCTAATGCTTTACTGAAAGTAGCATAGGCTTCATCGGCACTTACCATGTAGTAGTTATCGAAAGCCTTCCCGCCTCCCGCACTATACCAATCCAGGAAACCTTTTTCATCTTCAGTCAAATCTTCAGCCTTCTTATCTTTTAAAGCATCTATTTTCTTAAAGAAAGAAGCCTGTGCTGCCTGCCTTACTTTTTCAGTAGATTTACTAAAGAACTGGAAAAAGCCACCAAGAGCAGTTGCGTTCTTCCTACCAGCATCAGATAGTTTCCTACGCAACATATCCTTGAGATAGCTTCTTGTACCCTTAGCACCAATCTTATCGGCTATAAGAAGCGCCTTATCACGTTCTTCATAGCTTAAAGCATTCTCGCCATGTTCACCTATTCTTTTAAAGGCATCCGCTAAAATATCTTTTTCCTCTTCAGAAATACCGTTATTTGCATCTTTCATGAAATTAATAAGATCCTTGGTTTCATCCCAGTCATAACCAGAACCTTCTCCATCATCAAATAACTGCATATCTGCACCAAACCAGTCATACCCTAACGATGTACTAGCCGCAGCATCACTAGAGAGTATAAGATTTTCTATAGGATTGTTGACATCTAAAGCTAAATTAGAACCTAAAGCTCTACCTATATTTTTAGCACCTTTATATAAACCAACAACAAGTCCAGACAGGCCACCAATAACTCCACCAGCTTTTGTAGTTCTTTGGGTTACCCAGGTGCTAGCATCGAATAACCATGAGACAGTATTTTTTACAGCATTTACACGGCCTAGATTAGATAGGACACCCCCACCAATCTTGAGTGCCCCACCTATATAACCGTGTCCAGCTGCCGTAAGGCCAGTACCTATGTCATTCATTAACGAACCAGCAAAGCCCACAAAGCCCTTTTTGCCGATTCTATCGTCCGTTAAAGCTATATTAGTTCCAAATAACGCATTTACTCCTTGGACCCAATAATTAGCTGTAGACTTAGCTAATTCGGCCTCTAATACTTTTCCAGTCAGATATCCAGCGGCAGTACCTCCAGCTGCTCCGGCACCAGTATACCCAAGAACTGTTACAGCTGCTTTAGTTGCATTACCCCAAAAACCATAATCACTGTCTGCTATTTTCGCTAGCCTATCCCTATCATTCATAAATTTAGCAGTATCACCGGACTGCAGTGATTTTATAGTTTCTCCCTTATATGTTACATTTCCAGTAATCTTTTTTATGAAATTAGTAGCATCGACAGACCCATCAGCATTACTCATCACCTGACCTAAAACATAGCTATAATTCTTAAGATCTTCTTCACTGGTTAAATTTATAGATTCACCTTTACCCGCTTTGTACATTATATCTAGCATATCTTTGTATTTAGCGGTGTCCTTATCAAAAGACATAAATGAGGTATTAACCAGAGCCTCCATGCTGCCTTCTTCTTTAGCGTTAGCTCTACTTGCCTGAGCCATAACCTTTTGGAGACCAGAATCTTTCTTAGTGGCAGCATCCATAGATCCTCTGTTTATCCAATTCTGAACAGAAGCCATGTCATTTATATTATCACTGACAAAACCTTTTTCTTTGCGTAATCTATATTTTATATCAGCAGAAGTCAAACTCAATTTCTGGATGTCTATATCAGCATCGCTATAACCTTTAAAGAATTTATCAACTGCAGCACGGCTATGTCCTCTGCGAACAAGATAATCTTCTATACTGCGTGGACCCTCAGTATTAAATAATGTATTAAAACCTATAGTAGCTATACCAAGAGTATAACCCTCGAAAGCTTCAGTAAAGCTGATACGTTGGTCGGCAACTTTCTGTCTGGCCGAACGAGCCGCAGCAGCTTTTTCATCATATTCCATAGCATCATAGCCACCATTTAACCCTTTAGCCAGAATAGCCCTTATTTTTGGATCAAAACCATACTGCGCCATAGCCTCTCTTAAAGCACCATCCCTAGTCAAGGCTCGTGCACCTGGATTAAATCTATTATGCCTGTTCTGCACCTGGGAGATCAATACAGAATACAGGTCTGAATCGGATATTTCGCCATTTTGAATCATTTCCTGAACATCTGGCATGGCCGCCTGAAAAGCGCCACCACGCATTATTCTACCATTCTGTCTCCAGTTACGAGAGAAATTATTGACGAAATTAGTTCTGCTCTGTTCCTGTTCTGCTAATACTGCACTGTCTCCAGAGGCAGCAGCACGGAGTCTTGATCGGTCAAAATGTTTTACACCATTGTCATCATAATAAACGCCCATGGCAAGTTCTGCCTGGACAGCCTGATCACCGAACATCTGCATTCTGGCATTGGCCAATGCTGTAACAGCTCCGGGTTCCCCACCGAGTCTGAACAAATCTTCGCGACTGAGTTCTCCAGAACGTATGGCCCTACCCATCAGAAGTCTGCTATCTGTCATAGCTCGTGAACTGAATACAGAGTTAAAGCCATACTGCTGACCTAACTTGACACCTGCCTGGCTCTCCATCATAACAGTACTTAAATCTGTTCCTGTAGCTGCAGCAGCCCTGTATTTATGCATAATATTATCTGAGATTGTCCCTAGATTATATATGCCCTCATTCTGTTGAATACTGCCTACAAGAGCCATTACTTCGCCTTTGGATTTCTGTATCAGCTTACTAAGCTTTTCTACGACTTTAACAGTTTCTTTGAACTTCTTTTCAAAGTCATCTATGGACTTGCTCATGTCGAACATACCCATATCGGTACCTACACTGAGCATTGATTTTAGTTCCTTAATTCTCTCAGTATAAGCAGTCCTGCCATAGAAAGAATATTTACCACCACCCATGACAGAAGATCTGCGAGCATAATCTTCTGCCATTCTATCTATCATATCAACAGTACGATCTCTTTGGGCAGCTGTCATGCCACCCTCTATCCCCATACCACTGGAAGCAGAACCAAATCTTAATATTCTATCAGATTTAGCGATCATCTCACGTCTGATATCGTTATTAAGTTTATATTCATCCCAGAAAGATCTAACGTAGTTCTGGCCCTGCCCGGATAATTCTCCAGCCAGCATAAAGGAAGGCAGTGTAAACATACCGGAGATATTTCCTATGGTGCCGCCAGCTTTTGGTAATAGATAATTAATGCCCCCTGAAATGGAGGCCCCTGCCTGCTTCCAGTCAATACCTGTTGATCGTCCAGTCAGACCTGTGGATATTGTGTCTATCAGACCCCCACCTATTCTGGTGGCTGTATTAGCGGCAAACCCAAACAACTTACCACCACCCCAACCAACAGCCTTGCCTGCAGTAGTAAAGCCCTTACTCCACATGTCATTTACTAACCCCATACCAGGCAATCTCGGCAAGAGTTCGTAGCCTACATGCCAACCAGCGATGCCAGAGACTAATTCACCAACACTTTCAAGTGGAGATAGCAGCATTTCCTGCGCTGCCATAGCTCGTTCCTCGTTATATTGTTTACGGGTATACCCCGCGGGCAATATAGCATTAGTATTAAGATAATGACCTAAAACGTCACCGTATCCCCAAGTAGCCTGATAGGCACTACTTCCTGCATTAGCCATCATAAGCTGACTTACTTCACCAGCTCCCGGTGGCATCCATTCTGACTGTGGGTATTGAATAGGGGGTATCATAGATCTTTAGTTAAATCCTTAGATTAGAATTCTTTAGTTGAGATTTGAGAATAAG